ATGATGCGGCCACCAAGAAATATGTTGACGATAAGTTTTTAGGTGAAGAGGTTTTGGTTGGTGGTATTTCAACGAAGACTATTGACGTTAGCACACCGGCAAGTGGAAGCCTATTAATACAGGTTGGCTCAACGAATGCTAGACTTGGTGCCGCACAAATTTCTGCAGATTCACTTGATATGGGAGAGACTTTAATTTCTAACGTTAAAACTCCGGTTAATGATAATGATGTAGCAACCAAAGGGTATGTTGATAGTCGTGAGTTTCAAATCGATGATGGCGCAATTACAAAAGCAAAATTAGCGGCAGATTTATTAAATTATCTTGACGGAGAAATGATAACAAGTGATACGTGGACGTATATCAAAAAAGATAGCGGATTAGTAATTGCATGGTCGAGCAATACTGTTACTTTAGAATTTCCCGCGAATGCAGATGTAAATGCAACTATTGCAAAAAAATATCCAGATGGGTTATTTATTTCTACCCCTATTTGCATCCCATATCTTCATGGCCCTCAATCGTTTTATCAATATAATAAAAAAGCAGGGACACCAACATGGACACCGGAATTGGGCATACATAATTTGGGCGATGCTGCGGCAGCTGTAAATGTGACTGTGGATTTCTTTGTAATAGGAAAATGGAAATAAAAATAAATAATATTGCTTATCGGCTCAGTCGGTATGCAAAATTTGTAAAGGAGTGTTTATAGTGGCGAATAAAACATTTAATACTCGCGTTAAGAATAAGCGAGATACTGCTGCTAATTGGGAGGCAGTAGCAACTACGTTCCAACCGCTCGATGGTGAATTGATTATTGTTGATACTTCTGCGGGGAAAACTCGCTTCAAAGTTGGTAGATATGATACGGCTAAGGGAAGACTTTTGTATTATAATGAAATTCCTTTTGCGGATGAGTATTTATATAATGATTTGAATGAGAGTCAAGGGAAGATTTATGATAAGCTCAAGGGCATTGATGATAAGTCTATTATTGAAATGACACTTGAATCAGTATTTGATAATACTAAATTCGTAAATTATAGGATTGGTTTGTGGCAGTTTCCTAAAACGGGTTTTTATAAGCTCAATATCGCCAAGCGAGGCACAACTGCAACACAACTATTTCTTTATGCACAAAAAACAAAAGAAGACGGAACAACTCCAGAAGACCCTTTTAGTCAAGATAACCTTCTTAGAATATCTCCACTAACAGGTGATAAACAAGTTGAATCTGTGTTTGTCCAGGTGGACTATACAGATACAGATACTCTAACTGTATACAAAGTTCAGTTTCTCAATGTTATGACTTTTCCTGGTACAATCAATATAAACACGTATAATAAAACCACACAAAAGTGGGACTTCACATCTGTTACTGAGTCTAGTGCGAAGTGGGCAAACAATGCAACTCAAGTTAGTAATGCCCTAACTCTTACCAAAGGTGACACAACAACTAAATTCGATGGTTCCACTGCACAAACAGTATCAATCCCAACCAAGACCAGTGAGCTAACTAACGACAGTAACTTTACAACTCAAACTGACCTTGACAATCTGACAAATAATGTTGTTAGTTACAATGCTCAAGAAAACATTACTGACGAACAGAAAGCAACAGCCAGAACTAATATTGGAGCAACTTTTGAACCATTTAAAGTAACTTTGAGTAGAACTTATGGAAAACCATATCTTGATAAAACGCCAAAAGAAATAAATGATGCTTACACTGCTGGAAAGTATGTTTATTTACAAGGACCTTTCTTACTTCCTCTTACTCGTGCTATACGTAGTGGTGACGAAAAATATACTATAAGTTTTTCAGGAACTAGTAAAGTATCAGAAGATAGCAGCATCCAAGTAGCATCATTTTCTGTAATTAATGTAACTCCTGATTATAGTGGACAGTGGACTGAAAATTATAAGTATAATATTGACGCTAAAGTTTTTGAACTAGATTATAATCCTAGCACAAATGAAGTTTCTGGCAGTAATCCTTATAACAGTATTGCTACGTTGAATTATAGTGGCAGTGGCCAAACAGCTGTAGTACAACTTTATGTTAATAATAATAAATTATATCTAAATCAGGTATCAACAATTGATAGCAACACTTTTATATTTCAAGGACTTATCGGCGACGAGATGCTAATACTTATTATAGCATCTAACTCCATGCAAATCCAGGCATTACATATTATAAATGAAAACAACATTAAGAATATTGTTGACCAAAGTTATGTAGCTTTCTATACAGAGCAGTCTCTAAGTGATGAAGAAAAGAAACAAGCACGTAATAATATTGGTGCTGCTTCTCCTAGTGATTTAGTCCAATCAGACTGGAATCAGAATGATACAAGTTCTCCAGCATATGTACAAAATCGTCCAGGTGGCTATTATAATAGTATAGCTTCAGCTGAAAGTGGAACGTTGAGTACAACTGATTTTCAGGATGCATCAGCAGAATTTAGTACAACAAGCTATATCGTTACAAATGAAGCTTTTAATACTAATTTAACAAACTTAAAAATTGCTGTAGGTAAAACCTATAAGATGTCTTGGGTTGATAGCAATAAAGAGTATAGTTATATAGCCAATGCAGTTGAAATTAATGATACAAAAAATAATAAATTCACTGTTATTTTAGGAGACACTACTCTTGATTTTACTCATAATAAACTCATTTGGGGTAGCAAGTCAAAAGTCATATTTATACTTAATGGTGGTACTGTTACAAGCGCCAACACGGTTACTAATATTAAAATCGAAGAAGTAAATATTACTAAGATTCCTGAAGAGTTTCTTGATTTATCATCCGTGCCCGAGGGCTTTGATTTATCAAAAAACTATACTGCAGAAGGTAAGGGTAGTCTTAAATACACATCTTCACTTGGTGGTTATATTATTATAGGATTTAATGAAGAAAATGTTGAAAGTAATAAGTGGCCTATAGTTGAAGTATCTATGCAAGAGCTTGACACTTCTTATGTAGCCACAACACAATATGCAGCAAGTGGAATACATTCTTCATGGAAAGATTCAAGTACAAATAATTTTATTCATGGTATTGATATAAACTATGACAGATATAACAAGGCTTTGATTCTTCAGTCTAAACTTACAGATAATACTACAAAAGATTTAGCAGTTAGAGGTATTGCAACGCCTACAGCTGATAATGATGCGGCCACCAAGAAATATGTTGACGATAAGTTTTTAGGTGAAGAGGTTTTGGTTGGTGGTATTTCAACGAAGACTATTGACGTTAGCACACCGGCAAGTGGAAGCCTATTAATACAGGTTGGCTCAACGAATGCTAGACTTGGTGCCGCACAAATTTCTGCAGATTCACTTGATATGGGAGAGACTTTAATTTCTAACGTTAAAACTCCGGTTAATGATAATGATGTAGCAACCAAAGGGTATGTTGATAGTCGTGAGTTTCAAATCGATGATGGCGCAATTACAAAAGCAAAATTAGCGGCAGATTTATTAAATTATCTTGACGGAGAAATGATAACAAGTGATACGTGGACGTATATCAAAAAAGATAGCGGATTAGTAATTGCATGGTCGAGCAATACTGTTACTTTAGAATTTCCCGCGAATGCAGATGTAAATGCAACTATTGCAAAAAAATATCCAGATGGGTTATTTATTTCTACCCCTATTTGCATCCCATATCTTCATGGCCCTCAATCGTTTTATCAATATAATAAAAAAGCAGGGACACCAACATGGACACCGGAATTGGGCATACATAATTTGGGCGATGCTGCGGCAGCTGTAAAGGTGACTGTGGATTTCTTTGTAATAGGAAAATGGAAATAAAATTAAACACAAGGTGCAGGGTATTAGCTCTGCACCTTTCTTATATTAAAAATAGGAGAGTGATAAAATGTCAACAAAAAAATTACAGATTGTAACTCCATTTTCACCTTTTATCGATTGGACACCACAATATAATAAGATGCTTGAAAATGGAGCTGATGCAGCAGCATCAACATATACATTTGGTTTTATGCTTAACCCTGATGGCACATATCTTATGGATGATGGGATGTATTACATTCGAAGAAATGAAGAATACTCAAATCAATATGAATATTTGACTATAAAAACAACTAAATATGGATCAAATACAGTAAGAATGGTTGAGCTAGAATACTTTACAGATGATCCATTCTGGTGTAAAGAGATTTGGCTTAAACCAATTGATGCATCTGATGCAACATTAGCAGCTTATTTTTCTGATGAAGAGAATTTGTTTCAGTTAGGAGGATATGCAGCAAATCTTCCTGCTGTTTCAACAAGAGATAATGGCAAAATACTAAAGGTTGTCAATGGTAATTGGCAAGTGGTGAGCCCTTAAAAAATATAATGTTAGAGTAAAAACAAATAAAGAATGGAAGGAGAATGCTTTATGAAGTTATATCAATGTTTATTAGAGCAGAATGACTGTTATAAGAGAGGGGTAAAAATTACTCCAACAAAGATTGTAGTACATAGTACTGGTGCAAATAATAATACTGTCAAGCGTTATGTTCAGCCATATGTTGGGCAGACTAGCGGCATGGAAGAGTATTTACCACAAAGAAAAACATTTTCTCGCACAGAGATGTTGTCTATTCTTGGTACAAATAATTACAGAAATGATTGGAATAGAGGCGGTCTACAAGTTTGCGTTCATGCATTTTTGGGTAAAATTTCCGATGGTTCATTAGCAGTAGTGCAGACATTACCATGGGAGATGCGTTGTTGGGGTGTTGGCTCTGGCAGATATGGTTCCTATAACAATTGCGCAATTCAATTTGAGATTTGCGAAGATGACCATTCTAGTGCGAGCTATTGTAAAGAAACGTTTGAACTTGCTGCAGAGCTATGTGCACATTTGATGCGAGCTTATCCATCTATTACTGAGATTGTTTCGCATAATGAAGCTGGACAGCGTGGTTATGGTAGCAATCATAATGACCCGGACAACTGGTGGCCAAGACACGGTTATACAATGGGCATGTTAAGAAGGCGCGTTAATGAACTACTTAATAATAGTTCTTCAACACCATCGCCAAATCCAACCCCAACGAAACAACTTTACAGAGTAAGAAAGTCTTGGAATGATGCTGCTTCTCAAATTGGGGCATATTCCTCTCTTGAGAACGCTAAAAAGGCATGCAAGGTTGGATATAGTGTCTTTGATGAAAAAGGGAATGTTGTTTACTCTGTTAAAGAAAACCAAAATCAAAGTAAAGTTGATAGTGCCCAGTCATTCGATAAGAGCAAGGCAAGAACCTATATTGTTAATGCAAGCGTTGGGTTACATCTAAGGGCGGGTGCAGGATCTAATAAGACAAGCCTAGGCGTTTTACCGTATGGGACTAAGGTGCAATGTTTTGGTTATTATACTGGAGAATGGCTATATGTACAAACCGCTTCTGGTAAAGTTGGATTCATGCATAGTGGATATTTAAAATGAGGTGTTGAAAATGGAATTTTCCAAAAAGATTCTAATTGTTGCCGCCATTATTAATATACTCGTTGTCGGTTTTTCTTGTGTGATGATTTTTATTACACGTGACCTGTCTCCATTATGTTATTTGATTCCGTCTGTTGCTGGAGAAGTGGCAACTGGGACAGGGTTTTATTATGCCAAAGCAAAGGCTGAAAACAAAATTAAGCTAATGCAACAATATAATATAGAGATGACCGAAGATTCATTTAGGGAATAATTGATTCAGGAGGTAATATAATGAAAGATTTAACTGATTTAATTCTTGCGATTCTTACTGTGGTTTTCACTGCAATTTCTACGTTCTTAATTCCTTATATTAAGAGCAAGACTACCGCATCTCAATATGCAGAAATTCAGAAATGGGTTACGATTGCAGTAGAGGCTGCAGAAATGATTTATACCGGAACCGGAAGAGGCCAAGAGAAGAAGGAATATGTTCTTGCTTTCTTAAATAGCAAAGGCTATAAACTTGACACAGAGAGCATTGATAATATGATCGAGGCTGCGGTTCTAAAGTTACAAAGTGAAATTAAAGGCGAATAATAAATAACAATATAGGGGGCGGCGATGCTGCCCCCTAATTTTAAATAACATATATCTTATAGGAGTTGCATTGTAGATTTACGTAAGTTTGCAACTCGTAATGTAAGTTTACGAAAGTTTATAATGGATAAAAGGAGGAATTATATGAAAATACTTTCATTCGATCAGGCTACGAAAATCAGCGGGTGGGCCGTATTCAATGAAGATCAATATGTAGATAGTGGCGTTATTGATTTACATAAAAATTTAGATACAGAAGCAAGGACAAAACAAATGGGCATAGAACTTTGCAAGAAAATTGATGAAGTGAAGCCAGACTATATCATTATTGAAGAAGTACAAAATCAAAGCAATGTTGCCACAGTAATTAAATTAGCGAGGCTACAAGGAATGGTGCTTGGGTTTGCTGCTGCGCATAAAATTCAGACCAAGATTTTTGAGCCATCTCATTGGAGAAAAATTTTGTCATATAGGCAAGGAGCAAAAGTAAAGCGCGAGGCATTAAAACAACAAAGTGTTGATTACGTTAAAAACAATTTTGGATTTGATTTTTCAGAAGATAGATGTGAAGCAATTTGTATTAATGTCGCTGCGCAAATAGAATTGAAAAGTTTAGATGATATTGACATTGAAATCTAACGGCGGTGCCGTATTAAATAAATTATTTTAAAGGAGTTATGAATTATGAAAATCAAAGAATTTGTAGAAATTATGGAATCTAATAAGAGTAAAATTTATAGTAAAACTGATGCAAGCGCAATGTCAAATTTTATTAAAAAGACATTAGATGTTAAGGATTATTTACCACTACAAGAGAAGAAGGATCTTATATCTCAGATTATTGATGCGTCTATTATTTATGAGAATAGTATGTATAAATTTGATGAAATTGATAAATATGTTTATTTGGTTATGTTTAGTATTGTAGCATATACAAATATTGAATTATCTGATGATATTGAAAACGATTATGATGAACTGTGCAGAAATGGTCTATTGGATACGGTGGTCGATACGTTTAGAGGAGAATATCAATCTGTAATGATGCTTCTAAATATGCAATGTAATTACATTTTAGCTGATAATACACTTGGTGCAAAGTTAGGAGCATTTGTTGAAGGTTTGTCTAAAAATATCGATAGTTTAGCAGGTGTTTTAAAGGCAAAAGTCGAATCAATGGATTTTGATATGTCGAATTTAGACTTAAATAATATTCAGTCTTTATTGGAGAAATTTAAATAAGGTGGCGAAATTATGGCTAGTGGAGTAACAAATTTGGAACGAGCCTTTAATGATGTAATTAATAATGCCGTAAATATAGCCAATGACGTTGTGAGAAATGTTGGGGAAAAAGTACAAACCGATATGTATGATAAAGCAAATAAGACACTTGAGGCATATTATGCAGATTATACTCCACGTATATACAAAAGAACATATTCGTTAAAGCGTTCTATCAAGCCATATACACAGGCAAAATCACGTGGAGGATTAATCACTTTAGAGATTGGTATTGAATATGATTATAGCAGATTAAGTGGTATGTATGAAAGTAATTCATATTATCATCAACAAGGCATGATATGGTACACACGAAATTCTTCTGGGTTTTATGCACGAGACACAATTAACGGAATGCCAAGACCATCTTGGATATTGAATAATTTTCTAAAAGGACTTCACCCTATTACTCTTGTTAACGAAGGCTTGGATGAAGATAACACAATAAAAAGAGAATATGAGTATAAACCATATCAGGGTGCAACAAAACCTTTAAAACTAATGGAAGATTTCGTGAACAAAGAATTAGACTCAAAAATTATAACATATACTCAGGAAGAGCTATGGAGCACTATATCTGAATATTTTTAATTAATATGGTGGTGAAAATATTATGGCTAAAGAAATGAAAAAAGTTGCTATCCAGCTTAGTTTAGATGTAGATAAGCAAGGTGCTATAGCGCAAGTTAAAAATGTTACAGAACAAATGAAAAAGATTTTGGCCGGGTTTGAAAAGTCTGGTGGCACGTTTGAAGTTTTTCAAAATCTAGTCGCATATCTTGGTGATGTCGAGCAAAAAGTTTTAGAGCTTAAAAAGATTAATCCAGTTAAGTTTGACGAGCTGTTTGGCGAAAAGGGTGGAGCCGCTTTAAATTCCGCGCTTCAAACTCAAATTTCTAGTACACTTGAAACGGCTAAAAAGTTGCCAGATATTATTTCTGGTATTCAGAAAAAAATTGCTGGACTTCAAGGACAAAAAAGTGTAAAAATAGGCGATATTAGAGAAGTTGGGCAAGATATTAAATCATTATATGCACTAATAGGGAAGCAGCCAAAAATAGATCTTGATTTTGTCGGACAAAAAGGTACATTTGATAAATTAGATCTTTTAGGCGAAGCGCTTAAAGATTTTCAAGTTGATTGGTTAAATTTTGTTAATACTGTTAAAAATAATCCGAATCCACTGTCTGTGGGCGGTGAGTCTGGTGGTTCTGGGAATGGAACTTCTATGACTGCTGAAATTGAAAAACAAATTGCGGCATTAAAAGAACAGAAAAAATTATTAGAAGAGCGTCAAAAAATATTTGCTAAATTTAGCGAGGGAGAATCTTCTAGTTTAGATATAACTAAAAGATCTAGCAAAGAGATAGAGACTTTGGCGACAATGTTTAAGGCGAGCAGGGAAACTGCTTTGCTTGCAAAGGGAACGGATGCATATCCAGAGAAATTTGCCGAGGCATTATCGTATGCGATTCAATTGCAAGACACAATTGAAAGTATTCAAGCTGAATTAGATAAAGAAGATAATGATGAAAATTATTATTCCAAAACGTCTGATAAGATTAGTGAGTGGTACGGAAAGAATGTAGCAAAAAATACATATCTGTCTGATTTAATCGATGGTTTTATTAACTCATGTAATAATGAGATGAGCAAGGCTATTAATTCTTTTTTTGATTCTGCTTTAAAAAATATTAATACTAATATTGCAGAATTAGAAAATAGTTTAAAAGTTGGGGGAGCAAAAGATGAACAAAAGGGCAATTCTGGTCAAGGCCCTAGTAGTTCAAATGCTGGAACAGTAAGCAATGGCCAGCCAGTAGACTTTACAGATGTTACAAATGCAATACAAACTGCTGCGGACACAATTAAGTCAGAATCTGGGGCGATTCAGTCCAAAATTGAAGCGATTAATCCAACTGAAACACTTAATGGGATTCAGACTGCGTTAAATAGTATACAAAATAGTGTCGATAGTTTTGTTAATAAGGATAGTATCGACCCGAAACAGCAACAAATAGATGCAATGAAGAAAAACTTGTTAGAATTTGCAAACATACAAAAAGAAACAAATAACCAAATTATTAATGGTGGATACCAAGAGCAAGAATTAAGTGGTTCTATTTTTGCTAATGGCAAGATTAAAGTTAATAAAGGCGAGAGCGGAAACATACCTTGGAATAAATTTTATGAATTGTTTTTATCTGAGGCATCTACGGCTATAGGAGATATTCATACCCATCCATTTAAGAATCTCAAATCAACTCTTGAAAAGACAATGAATGATTCTTTCAGCTTCGGCGGAGGAGATATGGCCGCTTGGAAGAAGGACAATAAATTAGGCGTTCCAATGACAGGTATGTTAACCGGAGATATTTATCGCATATTAGATATTTCTAAACTGGATATTAATAAAATGTCACAATTAGTTGCAGCGTTACAGAAAAATTCTGCAGCATATATGCAAAAATATCCAGATTATATTAGTTACGATAATACCTCTGGCAAAACTTATTTGGGCAAAAATTACCGAGAAAGCTTGTCGGACACTCATATTCTATCAGAGCTACGTGAACAAATATTACTCAAATCTTTAGATGATGTTGGTATTTCTAGAGACATATTCCAAAAATATGATATCAAAAATGATGAAGATCTCACGAAATTAGCCACCACTCTGGTTGAGCTTGGGAATGTTGCCAATCAAGTAACAACCCCGTTCGATAGAATGATACAAATTTTTAGTACATATACTAAAGATAGTAATAAAACTAAATCTGAAGGAGCGTTAATTCAACAATTAGCATCTGGAGAGATGGTCGCATCGCAGTTTGCAAAGAATCTAATTGGCAAAGATTCTCAATCTGGATGGGAGAATTTTTTAAATGTGAATTTTTCAGCATATAAAGCTGGGGATGCTGCTTCAATTAAGAAATTTAGAGATGTTTTGTCAACAAATGGTATCCAATCGTTGTCTGGTTTAGACGATGGCACGATTGATAAATTAATAACTGTTATGTCTAGTCAACAAGATCAGGTGCATAAATTACTTAACGTTCTTGATATTACAAAACAGACTGGCGGCTATATGACACAGTTATATGATTCTGCGGTTTCATATAACAAAGGCGAAAAGTCTATTTATGATATTTTTAATAGCTTTTCTGGGAAGTATGGGTTTAATTTTGATAAAGTAAATCCAAATGTTCAAGATTCTATAACTACTATTGATTATCAAAATTCGTTAAGCCCATTAGAGCAAGCGGTCAATGAAATTTCAAGCTTGTTGTCTTCTATTAACTCTGCTGTTAATGCAATACAACAAAGCACAAGTCAAACAACTGTGCAATCTTTAGATAAATTAAAGGAGCAAATATTAACTTCTCCATATGATGGAAGCGCGACACAATTTAATAGTTTTATTTCAAAGATGGGGAATACGTCACAATATGATCCAAGTAATGCTACGGAATATTACACAAAACAAGTTGTCCAAAATGCTGGCAAAGCAATTCAATCATTGGTGAGCGAGCTTAATAATATTAATGTAAAAGGAATCGAAAATATTGATACTGCGGCGTTGTCTGATATTATTAATAAGTTTAAATCTGCAGTCTCTCTTACTCACGACGCAACTCAGCAAATGGATTATTATCAAAATACATACGGCAAAACGATAAATGGAGCGGCGCTGATAAATCCATATACTAACAGCACTGTAGACTATGCCGATGTTATGAATTATTTTGGTGATATGCTTGAGAGATTTGCATCAACAGACGGCAATGACTCTGTCGCTAATAAAATAATTCCAGTTATAGACGAACTTAAGACAAGATTAGATACAAGTAGAACAGCGGAAGAGAACCATGCAGTTGATGACGCGTCACAAAATCAATCTATAAGTGAAATATTACCGCTTTTACAGAATATTAATGAGGGATTAAATAATTTAACCAGTATTTTCTCTTCTGGTGAATTACGGGTTCAACAAGTCGATCAAAATAATAATAATGTCAATACGCAAACTGCAAACAATAATCAGCAAAATATATCTGACAATACAAATGTAAGCGCTGTTAATGCTACAGATATTGCCTCTTTACAAAACGAGCAGCAAACATTATTAACGTTAGAGCAAATGGTTCTGCGCGTAAAAGATGCCGTTGATGCGAAAACGCAAGCCTTTGTAAATGAGAAAGCGCAAGTTGAAGCAGGCATTACTTCTGAAATCGAGATCCTAAAAGGTTTTGAAAATGTTGTAATTCGTGTTAAAGATACTATTATGTCGATTAGTACAGAGCTAGGAGCTGTGCAGTCTGTGAATTTAGTCCAAAACATTGAACAAGAAATTGCCAATTGTGATAGTTTAAAGACAAAAATAATTGAGATTCGAGATGCGATTAACGATAAAACTCAGGCATTTGTGACGGAGAAGGAAACCGTTGCTTCTGTTGTTTCAGAGGAGATTGATTCTTTAACTAAGTTGAAAGAATATATTGACTCTATATCACAATCAGTGTCTGCTCTTATTAACGGCAAACTTGTTAATATGTCCGATAAGGTTACTAGTGAAATTGACAAGACGAAAGATACGGATAAACCAAAGACAGATACACCTCAAGTTGCCGATTCTAAAAAATCGCAAGATACTTCGTCTAAGGTTAATATGCCAGAAGATGAAAAATTACTTTCAAATATATTAACCGAGGTTCAAAAGATTGCCGGAGCTATGCAAGATGGCGGAGCGCTTTCTGGCATGAAAGAACCGTTAAATCAGATTGCTCAAAAGTTAGATCGTATTATAAGTGGGGTGTCTGAACGCAAAGACGCATCAAAGCTTCCGTCAGGCTCTGCGAATACCAGATTAGCAGACGCGAAGCAATATGACCAAATCAAAGAAGTCGCAATCGGTGCTGTTTCTGATAGGGCAACTGAAAGTAAAATTACTGGCATGAAAGCTCTTGCTAATGGGCTTGTCCAGGTTAATGGTTATATTAAAACTGCAGAAGGCAACTATGAAAACTTTGTTGTTAAAGTTAATGCCGCGAATGAGACTATCGGTCTTGCATTTAGCGAAAATAAGAAATTAATGCAACAAATGCAGCAAGAGGCGAATGCGCAAGAAGCATTTAGTAATAATTTTAATCTTGTTGCAGATGAGTTTGTTAAATATACTGAGTCCATCGATCAATCAGATCAAGTTACGGCTAAATTTTCTAGCCAAATTCAGCAAATGGAGAATCGCCTTGCGGCTGTGTCCAATGGCGCAGAGCTTGATGCATGGAAAGCTGATTGGGATGCTCTAACCGCTTCAATTGCGGCCGCAAAGCAAGAGCAAGAAAAACTTATGCTTGAATCTCAAAAACGCAAAGATACAGGCATATTAAATGCAGTTGGAAAGTCTACTACTGAGATTTATAAGTCTCTTAAAATAGACCCAACTAAAATGACACCAGAGCTTGAAGAAATTAGAAAAAAGTATCTTGATGTTGTTAGTATTATTGAAGAATATAAAAAGAAACGTGAAGCTTTAACACAAGAAGAAATTAGCGGCTTGAAGCAAGCGGAGACTGAATTGCAAAAGAGCGCCCAAGCATATGCTCAAAAAATGCAAGCAGAGCAACAACAAGGTAATGCGGCGAAAAACGCATATGGTGCGAGCCAAGTTAAAAATATTAGCAATAAATACGTTCAACTATCTGGCGTTGCAAGTGGAGCTGAATTCGCAGATTCTGCAAATATTCAGGCTGCATTATCGAATTTAAAAACCGCCTATGATAATTTAATCGCCAAACAAAAAGAGTTCAAAGATGGTAGCCCAGCAGAAGGTGAAAAACAAAAATTTGCGCAGCTAACAGATCAATATAACCAAGCATATAAAGCATTGGATAATATGATTAAATCGTCAAGAAAGCTCCAAGGTGAAGGTATTGGAGACCCATATGAAATTGTATCTGGGACAAATATTGGTGATCAAAATATTAGAATGCAAGAACTTCAAAATGCTGTTAACCTATTCTCCAATGGTACAGCAAAAGTTGGGCAGTTTAATGCTGCGTGTACTGAATTGTCGTACACAGTAAAGAATGCAGATGGTACTTTTACAGAGTTTACCGCAGTTCTGGATTCTACTGGCACAAAAATTGTTAATGTAGCAGGTAAGACAAAAGAATCAACGAGTTTATTCAAAAGCGCATTTGATTCTTTAAAGAAAAAGTCCAAAGAAATTTTAACATATATGACGTCTATGGGCGTGATGACAAGGGTCATTGGCCAAATTAAACAGGGCATTCAGTATGTTAAAGATATTGATTCCGCATTAACAGAACTCAAAAAGGTAACTGATGAAACTGATGAAACGTATGCAAAATTCTTGAATACAATGGCCCAGACTGGCGCAAATGTTGGTGCTACGACATCTGATTTGACTAACATGGCTGCAAACTGGGCTAGATTAGGGTCGATGATAAAATCAGCCCCTTTATGTAGTAATGCATAAATGCAAAGTTGGCTTTTATCGGGAAATCCCCAGAGATGGGCAATTCCGAGGACAAGACTAAATATTTAAATTATATTTTACAATACAAAATTAATGAAGGGAGGTAAAATATGTCAAGATGGGATATTGATTCTATGAATGAGTTTTGTGATATAAATGCAAAAAATTATCATGTATTAAATATAAAATATGTAGACAAAGGTTATCAGAAACAATTATGGGCGTTAATAAAATGCCCTAATATTAACCATAGTCCGTATTGGGTCTGGTGGAATAATTTTCGAAGAGGTAATCGTTGTAAACAATGTTATTTTGAAGAAAACAATAAAATAAGTTGGGATAAGCATAGTGTTTATGATTATTGTTTTAAATACGGTTATCGTATGTTAAATATTGATGACTATAAAGACATTGATACTACTTTTTATTGCTATGATAAAAATAATTTTATAGTAGCAGTGTCTGTTTCTAATTTAAGGCGTATATTAAATGGAAAATATAATATTTCAAAATTTTCTATTATAAAACACAATAAATATGCAAAATATAATATAGACTTGTTTTGTAAGTTATATCGTCCGGAGTATGAATTTATTTCAAAAGAATACCTTGGAGTAAAAGAATTACATTGGTTTAGATATAATGGACTGTTTTTAAAAGACACTAAGTACAAAAGGGAGTTCCAATGTACTATTGATAATTTTATAAACGGGAATGTTTCTCACCCACATATCAATAAAAGTAGCGGAGAAATATATGTAGAAAATTTATTTATTGAAAATAATGTTAACTATATTTCGCAGTGTACATTTGATGATTGCAAAGATATACAAGTACTTCCATTTGATTTTTATTTGCCAGAATATAATACTGTGATTGAATATAATGGGAAACAACATTATGAACCAATTGATTTTTTTGGAGGTAAAAAGGCCTTTGAGTATACGCAAAAACATGACAAAATGAAGATAAATTATTGTATTGAAAATAATATTAATGTAATAATTTTGCCATATACGCTATCAGAAGATGAAATAAAAAATATAATTTTAAATATTTGGAATCCGTAACGAGTATGTGTCTTATATGGTGACATATAATTCCACGCCAACCACCCTATTGTGTAGGGCGATGATATACTCTGTTCTGCACATATAATCCAAAAATGAAAGTGCAGAGGCAAGGAGAAATCGCTTGCCCCTTTTACTTTATGTAAAAGAGTAACAAATAGATAACATTGAAGAAGCAGGAAAACTCGCTGAGAGCACTGCTGTTTTGCTAAACGTTTCTGAATTTACAGATGCTGATAAGGCATCAGAAGCCCTGATTTCGACAATTCAGGCATATGGTTACGCGGCAAAAGACGCTATGAGCGTTGTAGATGTATTAAACGAGATAGGAAATAATTTCGCCGTGTCAAGTGATGGAATAGCAACCGCATTACAAGACTCGGCAAGTTCACTAATGGCTGCTGGCAATGACTTAAATCAAAGTGTAGCGCTGGTTGCAGCCGCAAACAAAGTGGTACAGGATCCGAATTCCGTCGGTAAATGATATTGCCGACGTTAAAAGTGGCTATAACGGTTAAACTCCAGAGATGGACGAGACCGTGCAAAGACTCAATAATTATTTAATAGATTATAAATAGTTATTAAGTATGCGTAGAGACTGTAATATTACATATGGTAACATATGTAATTTCGCCACTCACTAAATATGTGAAGATACAGTCCGAACTCGTGATATAACCTAATAATGAAACACGAGAGACAGCCAGAAATGACTGTACGCCGTGAAAGCGGTCAGTACGCTTAACAAGCGGAAAGTAACAGATTGAGTGCCTTGCGCACAATTTCTTTAAGAATTCGTGGTACCTCAGTAAAAGAATTAGAAGCCCTTGGAGAAGAAACTGATAATGTTGTCGAGAGCACCAGTAAACTTCAATCCAAGGTTAAAGCCCTTAGTGGCGTCGATATTTTGACGGACTCTGGGGCGTATAAATCAACATATGAAATACTAAAAGAAATCGCACATGTTTGGGAAGACATGAGTGACATTGACCAGGCCGCTCTCTTGGAACTTTTAGCCGGTAAGAATCGTTCTAACACGTTAGCTGCCATCTTAGGTAATGTAACGGATCTTGAAGCTGCATACGAAAATGCTCTAGACGCTGAAGGTTCTGCAATGGCAGAAAACGAGAAACAGCTTAACAGCATTCAAGGCCGCATTACATTATTTAAAAATGCAGTTCAGACTATGTGGTCTGACGCACTGGATAGTAGCTGGATTAAATTCTTTGTTGACCTAGGAACTACAGTAGTAAAAGCGGTCGATTCGTTTGGTCTATTTAAATCTGTGTTGGCCGTTGTCGTTGGCTACCTATTAGCCGTCAAAAAAATAAATCCGGTCACTATGTTCAAAGAAGTCTCTGCCAATATATCCAATTATGGTGTTGCGTTAGAAAGAATTAAAGCAATTCAATCGTTAAATGGTGTTGGCGGAACTGCGAGTGTTCCTACTGCTGAATTTAATGCGCAAAATATTAGTGCGTATGCTGCTGCGGTAAGCGATTTAACCGCAAAGCAACAGGCAGCTGCCCTTGCATCTGCGGGTTTAACAAAAGCCCAAATAGAAGAAGCTATGGCCAAAAATGGTGTAGAGAAAGCGAATATACAACAGGCAATATCCGAAGCACAGGTAACAGCAGAAAAAACAAAACAAACAACTGTTACTGCGGCAAATGCTGCGGCGATGGCAGCAGAAGGTACTGTAAAATTATCCGCAGAATCAACCAACTGGCTTTTAGCTCAAGGCGAAACAGAACTTACACTTGCGAAAGTTCAAAATGCTGTTGCAACTGGCGCATTGACAGCAGCTCAGGGTGCAGAAATTATTTCAGCGTTTGGCTTGACTGCAGCAAATACAGGGCTTTCTACTTCTATCCATGGTGTCGCGGCAGCAATGAAATCTTTATTGGCATCTAATCCAATTGGATGGATTATGCTTGCTATTGGGTTAGTTATATCGCTTATCACATATATTTTAAACCTAACCCCAGCATCTGAAAAACTAAAAAATGAAATTAATGAATTAAACAATGAAATTGAAGGTTTAAATTCTGAACTTGAAACAACGAAAAATAGAATTGAAGAGCTTGAAGGCAAACATAACTTATCTTTTGCGGAGAAAGAAGAGTTAGAACAACTAAGGCAGACTAACGACGAACTAGAGCGTAGATTGCGCTTGTTAAATGATAGTAAAGAAGCAAAACAAAAAGAGTTGCAAATAGAAGTAAAAAAGGATTATGAAGACGATTATCAAAATACTTCACAAGTTGACACTAGCCGCATCGTAACTGAAGGAACATGGGCGCAACATGATACCGTTAATACCGTAGCATATGTGATGGAACAAGTTATACAAAATGGTGCAACATGGGACAATCTTGATGACCAACAGCAAAAAGCAATTAAAGAATACGATAGAGATCTTTATGAAGCTTTAACTGGTGGTAAAATCTGGGACAAACTTTCTAAAGAACAAAAAGAATCCATTGAGAGATATGACAAGGAATTATATGACGCGTTATCTAATGGCATTACATGGGATGAGCTTTCTGATGAGCAAAAAGCGTCAATTAAATCTTATAATGAAGATTTATATAATGAATTGTCTCAATACAAAAATTTTAGCACAATGGATGATAGGACTAGGCAACAGATTCTTGATATTGATGCCAATAAAGTTGTACCGCAAGAAAAAGAATTAAAATTTCTTGAAACAGGATTTGGCAACAAAGAAGATTATATTACAGAAGGTATTAAAAAGTACAATGAGTTAAAACAAGAGTGGAACGATTTAGTCAATACAGATACAAGCAACATGACTGACGAAGAAAAGGCACAATTAGATGCTAGAAAGAAAGAAATTTCAGACAGCATGGGCGAAATTAAAACACAGTTGGCAACTTATGGTATTGAGCTTTATGATTATTTGGAGACATATGGCGCGGATGTTGACGATGGGTTCACTCAAGGTTTAAAACAAACAATTGAAAATATAGATAAAACTATCAATCCAGGCGAATACTATACAGAAGAATTTGATGCGTTATTAGAGAAATACCCAGAAGTTAAAAAGCAGCTATATTCTTTAGCGGCTGAAGGGAAGCTTACGGCGGATGTTTTAAATGGTTCGGATTATAGCGATTTCAGAAATGAACTAAATGCAATAGGGTTAACTACTCAGGAAGCCGTTGACCAAATCGATGCTTTAGGACAGGCTGGAGCAGAAACAGAGCTTGCCAAAGCAACGCCCGTCGGCAATACTCTTTCTACTTATGCAGATGCTCTGGAAAAATTTGCAAATGCACAATCTATCCAAAATGAAGTAATTTATGACAATATTGAGCTCACAGAAGATCAAGGCGCAGCACTGAAAGAACTTATTGGCGGCGAAGAAGATTATGCGGACGCAGTTGATGAAAGCAACGGATATGTCGTTAAGAATATTGAGCTCGTTAATAGACTTATTGCGAAAAAGAAGCAGGAGGCCGTTCAAAATGCTAAGACCGAAAAATCGCAAGCCAGATTAAAGTATTATGAACTGTATAAGAAAATTAGACAATTAACTGGTGCTAATGGCGAACTTGCTCAAGCCAATGCCAAAGAAATTAATGCTCTCTACAAAGAAATGGGCGCAGTGGAACAAACAATTGCGAAATATAGTATGCTTGAGCAAAGGTTGCTTGGCGCAGCAAATGCTTATGATAAATTTGAAGAGGCACAAACTGCGGATCAAGAAAAGGATTATGGAAGCAAAGCAGAAGAAATGATATCTAGCCTTATTGAAGGGCTGCAGTCTGCAAAGATTGGCACAGAAACGTTTAGGGCTGCTGTGTTGGGCATGATTCCAGAAGAAGTATATTCTAATCTTGATACTGTCGAAGAGAAAGTTGCGGCGATTGCTAATTACTTAAAAAATTCTGATTTTAGTAAATATTTTACTTTAACATTTGGTGATGATGGCACTCTTGAAAGTGCTGAAATGAAACTAGATAATGTTAAGGCGTTTATTGAAAGCTCCCAAGAAAAAGGCGTATTCACTAATAAAGGCGACTGGACACATTTTGAACTTTCTGATGACATCAAAACATTAGATGATTTTTGCGAAAAAATGAACCTTACAAAAGAAATGGCTTTTGCAATGTTCACAGAAATTGACTCTTATGATGGCGAATGGTTAAATGGAGATTTTGGCACGATGCTCGATCAACTTGATTTGGGCTTAGAAGGTAATATCTTCATGGCAACAAAAACTCTAACAGAGCTCGATGTTTCTTTAGCTAATAACAAAATAAGTGTGGAAGAGTGGGCAGAAAAATATCAAGAGGCAAATTCTAAGCTGCAAGGATGTGCACAAGAAGCAAGAACAAATGCAGTAGAATATCAAAATGCTACTACAGAAGTTGCAAATTACAAGAAAGAACTAGAACAAGCGACTCAAAAACTTAGTGAGCTGAATAAACCAGAGAGTGGAGCTACGCAAGAGGAAATTCAGGCACAAACAGATAAGGTCAAGCAACTTACCGAGCAACTTGGAGCAGCTCTGCAAAAGAAGTATGGATTAGAAGAACCAACAGAAATGTCTATTCAGCTTGCATTAGATGATATAGATTCGCAAATGACCGTCTGGAAAGCGAACAATAATGAGTTAGCTGTTAAGGCTAATATAGCGAATATAGACGATAGTCAACTTGTAGAACTTGGTGAAGATGGTAAATATCAAATTAAGCCAGATGTAGAGATAACTGATGATGAACGTCAAAAATTGCAACAGTATATAGATTTATTGAATGATCAAGGCACGATTAATCTTCTCGTCGAAAATCAAGAAGAAGCGAAAGCGCAAATTGAAGAAGTTAAAACCGCAGCAGAAGCAGCGAAGAAGGCTATTGAGGCGCTCCCAGACCCAAGTGTTGATAGCACTGCTGCAGTAAAATCAATTAATAATTTGATTGACGCAATTGACAGAGTCCCTACTGGTGTTACTGTCACTACTACATATCGTGAGGTAAATGAAAATCAGACAGCGACGAAGCATAGTGGACGTCGTAGCCGTTATGAATTAAATTCTACAATGGCTAATGGTACGGCTCACGCTTCTGGCAATTGGGGGGCAGAATCAGCTGATACATCTTTAGTTGGTGAATTAGGCCCAGAACTTCGTGTGCGTGGAAACCACTGGGATATGCTCGGAGAAAATGGCGCAGAGTTCACTGATGTTAAAAAGGGTGACATTATATTCAACCATAAACAAACAAAATCTTTACTTGAAAATGGTTATATTAATAGTAGAGGCAAAGCATATGCAGGCGGTACGTCAAATATTATTAGTGACATATTTGATAATCTTAAGCTTAAGAAACTTGCCAAAGATGCTGAAAAAATGTGCAAGCAATATGAAGAGTTGGTAAATGGCAATGTAGACCTTCGTAAACGCCCACATTTATCTCCATCGTATGAACATGATCTTGCTATGAGCGGAGGATACAATTCATTCATTGGGTCTGATGGAGAAATATATGCAAGCACTTCTGCAGAAACCGTAACAATTGGAGATAAAAATAAGTACACCATTGATATTACTCCGGTGCTTGAGAATGGAGACGTTTTAACATCTGATGCACTTGCCGATTATATAGATGGTCTTGTCACAAATGGATCAATGCAAGATCTTCTTGATTCTGATAAGTATAACTTGGTTATTCGTGCTGTTCCCGGAGAGTATGATGAAAAAGATTGGACTGGATTTGAGGGCGAACTTTCCAAATATAAAGATGGTTATCTTAATACTATTATGGAAATGTTTAGTCTCGGCGGAGACAAAGCCGTTGAATCATCTGGCTTTAGTTCAGTTGGTCTTGCTGGCGTTGTAAAAGATTTGCAGGGCAACGGTTCTTATACTGGCAAAGAGGTAGCGTCTGCCATTGATGACACTTCTGACGGAATGAGAGAACTTGACAATCTTATTAATCAATATGTAACAGATGTACTTAATGCTAAATCTCTTGCAGATGACATTGGTACAGATTTATCTCAAACAAAATATGGGAATGTAGATACTAATGATCGTCAGGAACTATATTGGGACGAAGAGTCACTTGATAAGTATGGCGACGCAATAGATAGTTGGGGTATGAAAGCCGATGATTTGGCTGGTACGTATTCCACTTTATTAAGTTCTGTTGGTGAATTCGACGGAGAGGATATAGCGTTTACTCCGATTTTACAGACAGAAAATGGCCCACAATTGCTTGACTCTAATACTGTAGATAAGTATATCTGGGGACTTATTGACGAAGCGAAGCAAAATGATGGGAAATGGACAAGTGATGAACTATTCCAACTTGATACCAAAGGACTTGAAGTTGATGGAGTTGTCGTTAAAAATCTTCTTGAAGGTATTGGTCAGGATGCAAATAAGACAGCTAAATTACTCCATTATGTTGGAGATACTGGAGCTATTTCAAATCTAGAAGGCGAGATTGAATCTACATCTTCTGAGCTTGTAGCAACAGGAGAAAACGTAAGTGCAGTTCAAGCGAAACTTGATAAGCTTAATGCGACAAGCATTAGTGATAAAACATTTACAATTACAACAGCTTATCAAACCATCGGTAAGGGAACCGAACAAACAGTTCATACTCCTGGTGCGAGCGGACGACTGACAATATATGCAGATGGCACAGCTCATGCATCTGGTAATTGGGGATTGCCACAAGCAGAAGATGATGCTTTAGTTGGCGAACTCGGGATGGAAACCGTTGTAGACCCTCAAACTGGCAAATATTATACTGTTGGAGATAATGGAGCAGAATTTGTAGATTTGCCAAAGAATGCAATTATCTTTAATCACAAGCAAACCGAAGAGTTGTTCAAGAACGGACATATCAATTCTCGTGGCAAAGCCTACTCTGAAGGTAATGCACATGTAACAATCGTTCCAGATTATACGACGCCAACTTATTATAGTGGCGCTAAGAATGATAATTTCTGGACAGATTTGAATGATGCAGCAGATAGTTTATCTGACGCTGGAGATGATCTTTCTGATGCTGCCAATGATTTTGAAGAAATGTTCGATTGGTTCGCAGTTTTGCTTGAAGAGATTGATGATGATTTAAATTATATGTCCGCAGCACTAGAAAATGCCGTAGGTATTTCTGCTAAAAATGAGATTCAAGATCAAATGATCAATGTTAATAAGTATAAATTGACAGAACTTGGAGAAGGTTATAAACTTTATGCGGATTATGCCGCACAACTTTTAGAGAAGATACCACAGCAATATCAAGAGCTTGCTAAAAATGGCGGTGTTGCTTTAACAGAATTCTTAGGAGAAGCTAATCAAGAAGTTGTAGAGGCAATTAATAACTATCGTGAATGGGCACAAAAAGCATCAGATGTAAGAACACAACAGCAACAAGTCAAGAAAGAAATTACATCACTCTCATTACAAAAAGTGCAAACTATTGCGGATGAGTATGATAGAGTTATTACTAAGATTACAACTCTTAACGATTTGCTTCAGGCGAACGTCGATCTGATAGACGAGCAAGGCGAACGTACTTCTGCAGTAATGTATGAAGAAATGATTAAGAATAGCATCAAAGAGCTTGATGAACTTCAAAAGAAACGCAATGACATGCAAAAAGAATTTGATGCTCAGGTTTCTGCTGGCAATATTGATGTCGGCTCTGAGGAATGGTATGAAGGGATCGCCGCAATTCAAGATGTTGATAAGGCTATTATTGACTGCCGTAAAGAGATTGAAGGATTTCAGAATTCTATCAATCAGTTACACTGGGATAATTTTGATGGTCTTATTAAAGCTATTGATAATGTCGGCAATGAAATATCTAATTTAGGCGATTTAATTGATGATGAGGATATTGCCGATGAAATGGGCAATTGGACTAATGAGGGCATTACTAAAATGGGTCTACTTGCCCAAGAAATGGAACGCGCCCAATATAGGGCAAAACAGTATGCGGAACAAATCGAATACCTGAATCAAGAGTATGCTGCTGGTAAGTATAGTACAGATGAGTATAACGAAAAACTACAAGAACTCAAAGACGGACAATGGGATAGTATAAAGTCATATGAGGCTGCAAAAGACGCTCTTATTGCTCTTAATAAAACTCGTGTTGATGCTGCAAAGAATGCGATGCAAGAGGAAATTGACGCTTATAATGAGCTTATAAATAAAAAGAAAGAGGAATTGCAACTTTCTAAAGATGCTCATGATTTCTCTAAGCAGGTAGAAGAGCAACAAAAGAATATTGCAAATATTCAAAAGCAACTTGCTGCAATAGCCGGGGATAATTCCGCAAGTGCTATTGCCAGAAGAAAGAAGCTTGAAGCGGAACTTGCCGCAGCACAAGAAGAATTAGATGAGCTATATTATAGTCATAGTATCGAGAAACAACAAGATGCATTAGACGATCAGGCAGAGAGCTATCAAGACGAAAAAGAAAAAGAGATGGAAGCTCTTGATGAATATCTAAAGAATGTTGAGCAAGTAATCGCTGATAGTTTTGCGACAATTACTGGAAATACAGAAGTAGTTGCAGGGACATTAAAAGAAATTGCCGATGAATATGGCATTAATTTGTCAGAAGCAATTACAAATCCTTGGGAACAAGGCGTAATTGCGATAGGTACTTATCAAGATCAATTAAATACATCTACAAGTGCGTTTACTGCGCAACTAGAAGCAATTAAGAAACAACTTCTTGATTTACAAGCTGCGGCGGATGAGACAGCAAGACATTTAATTGACGCTACTAATCAAAATGCCAACAAGACATCTAGTGCGACATATACTGCTCCAACGCCACCTACTCCACAACAACCTAGTACTCCTCAAAAGCCAGCGGCTCCATCTAATGGTTCTAGTGTTACTGTTAAAAAGTCTGCAACTAATTTTACCAGAGATGGCGGTAACGGTACTAGAATGCAATCTTGGGTTCCTGGTTCTACATTTACTGTTTATCAGGTTAGTGGCTCTGAGGTGTTAATCGGTAGAAACGGACAGTATACTGGATGGGTCAGGTTAAGTGACATAGAAGGCTATGCAAAAGGTACAAAGAAAGTCTCAAAAGACCAGTTGGCGCTTATTGATGAACTTGGCGAAGAGCTGGTATTACATGCTGGCAAAGATGGGAAGCTCCAATTCCTAAGCAAAGGTAGTAGTGTTGTCCCGTCTGATATTACAGATAATCTCATGAAGCTCGGCTCTCTTGATCCAACAGATGTTCTTGATAGAAACAAGCCTAAGATCGGCGCTCCTTATATTGTAAACAATAGTATGGAAATCAATATGAATATAGCAGAAGTCGTGCATATTGACAACGCCGATAATCGTTCTATTCCAGATATCACTAAGGCAGTACAGAGTCAAATGGATGCGTATATGAAAAACATCAATAACAGCCTTAAGAGATTCACAAGATAATTTATTATAGGAGAGGTATTTCGGTGCCTCTCCTTATCTTATATAGGAGTTAGGAGGTGCGGTATTAGTGATTTACCAGCCTAAAGTAGAATTTAGAAATAAAACTAATTATGATGAGAGACTTGTTGTCGCAACTTTTAATCCAGATTCTGGCGAAGTAGATTCGTATCTCAATATGGAACCTGTATATACGGATAGCTATGATGGGAGTCTGCGTACAGATTACGGAGCAAAGTATAGTTCCGTAGCTGCACCATCTGTAACGTTTGTAGATATTGATGGCGCAGACATTCAGCCATCAAAGGTTCGATCTATGATGAGATGGCTAACTGGCTCGAAACAAAACGCGTGGATGAATATTTATAATATAGACAATGAACTTGTATGTTCATATTTTGGTAGATTTACTGATGTTAAACTTCAAAAAATGGACGCGAGAGTTATTGGAATTAGAGCCGAATTTACATCTGTCAGTCCATGGGCTTATTCAGCCGCGAAGACTGTTAAGATGACAATCTCTGGAAACACTGATTTTAATATAGATAATCAGAGCGATGATTTATATTCTTATGTTTATCCTAGAATAGTATTTAAAAATGGTCAGAGCCTAGCTGATTTTTCAATCCAAAATAATACAACCGGGTCTGAAACTGTTTTTAAAAATCTTCAACCAGGCGAAACCGTTACAATAGATAATAATTTTGTCGCATATTCTGATAATACTGCAAGGATTTTCAATAATGATTTTAACTTTATATTCCCAGCATTATCTACTGGTATAAATAGCTTTAGCACAATTGGAAATGGTGAATTAACAATTGAATTTAGATATCCAATGAAGGTATCTGACGGACTATTAAATAACTATGAAGTGAAAAATGCAGTAGTTGTTTATGTTGAAAATAGTGTTGTAAAAATTAAGGGCAATACGGACTTAGAGCCGCCAGTTGGAGTTAATATAAGCGTATCTGGCGAAACTATGACTGTCAGAGGCACTATCAAGAGTGTTAAAACAGAAATTGGAACTTCTGCATTCAGTGAAAGTGATGGCATTTTGTTTATCGATGATAGCACACATGAGTGCCCGTTTGACGAGTTCAACGCCGATGTACAAAACGGAAGACTTATTATTAAAAAATATTTTAATGATATTCAAATTACAAGATAAGGTGGTGCGACGAGATGCAATTACCATTCGACCTTACTTCTGGCACTTATAGAAAACCAAAGGTAATTTTGTGCCAGACAAACAAAGAAAAAATTTGTCAACTAGATGTAACAGATTTGCAAGGTACATTTAAGTTTAATAGTTATTCTGAAATTTCATTTAATGTCGCATCAATTTATCATGATCTTATTACTGGAGAACAGAAGCCTACTCCGTACTATGATTATGTTGAAGGACTTCGTCTTGTGTATCTTGAGGGATTTGGATATTTTCAGCTTCAAGATCCAGAGCTTTATAGTGATGGCATTCAAGAATATAAACAGATTAATGCTTATTCATTAGAATATTCATTATCGCAAAGATATCTTGAAACATTTATTATCAATATGGGTGATGCTGGAGACACCATTGGTAGTATAGATGGGGTTGTACTATATAATCCATCGGATGTGAGCCACAGTTTGCTACATTTAGTTTTGCAAAAAGCGTATGGGTGGACTATTGGACATGTAGATGAGGAACTGGCGTCTCAAGGACGTAGTTTTGAAGTTGATAGAGAGTCAATTTACGACTTTATTATGAACGATATGTGCGATACTTTTAAGTGCTATGTTGAATTTGATACAATAAATAATATTATAAATGTATATTCAGAAAATGAAATTGAACGATTTGCCGGTGATGGCGAAACGAAAATCTTTAAGTTATCTAGTGATTTTTCTGACGATAGCACAGTCACAATTAATGGACATGAGACTACGCAATATGAATATAACAAAGATACAAAGGAACTTGAATTGGCGGCTACCCCATCTCAGGGGGATATTATTGAAATTACCAATGAATTCAAGAGTAAATATGATACAGATATTATTGTCGCGTTTGAAAATTTATCAAATGAAATGCACATAAATTATTCCGCAGATGATATTAAAACAGTTCTTACTGTTAAAGGCGCAGATGATTTAGATGTTCGTAATGTTAATTTTGGGTTGCCATCTATCATGAATTTGGAATATTATTGCACCCCAGAATGGATGGGAGAAAAGCTTTATAAGGAATATCTCGCCTATATAGATAAGCAAGATAAATATATGAGCGGCTTCTATAGTAAAGATATTTCTGGCTCTACGGAAGAATCATTTACCGTTGCGCCAACAACAGAAAAATTTGTTGCAGGAGAAACACAAGAATTCATTGCTCAAGGCGCTACCGAATCGTTTAATGCAGATGGGAATATTTCGTCTTTTAACATTGATAAAACTTCCGTAGAATTTGTGATAGAAAGTGCGATTGAAGAGTTTGAAATTAGTGGTAATACAGAAACATTTACAGAGCCAGAAATGCAGACAGAAATCATTATGAGCCAAGATGAGTTCGTTCAAGCAATAACGGTTTCTGACGCAAATATTAATACATTTAATCTTTCGGCTGCTATTATAATTGAGCAGATAAGAGTGTTGTTAAATGAAAAAGAATTAGAGTCTACAGAATATCAATATGCAGATAATGTGTTAACAATTAATACGGCCTTAAATAAAAATGATAAAATTGAGGTTTATTCGTATACGAATGAATTTACACTAAAAAAATCACTTTCTTCTAAAAGTATTGTATATATTAACGGTAAAGAAACAACTAATTATAAATATAATACAGAAATTAATAAGTTAACGCTTTATGACAATTTGCCATCTCAATGTACCATAACAATTAAAACACCAATGGGGACAATGCAAACAAGTTTTAAGCTGTCTAATCTTGCGAATAAAATAGTCTTTGTGAAAGTTGATAATGTGGCAACAAATGCTTATTCTATAAACAAAAGCAGCAAGACCTTAACCATTACTGATACCACGATTCTACAATACGGTAGCGTTATTACTGTGACGTCAATTGATAATGAAGTTACTTTAAGTAATACGAAAGATAAAATTATAGCGATCAAAATCAATGGCAATAATACTAATAAATATAATTTGCAAGGCAGCACTTTAATTATAACTGATGATGATTTAAATGTTGACGATATTGTTTCCGTAGAATCTGTTGATACACATTTTAATTTATCTGCACATAAAGATAAAAAAATTGTGTCAGTCAGTATTGAAGATAATGTGCTTACATCTCCAGATAATTATCAATTAGATACAAATACTGGTATATTAACGATCTTGAATTATGAACTGCATTCAGGGGACAAGCTATTAATTAAGCTAGTTAATAACAATTTCAATGTTTTTCAAAGAAAAAATAAAACGTTATCTGTTAAAATTGATTCTGCAAAAACATCTTTATACAGCTTAAACACCGATACAAATGTATTAACAATTACAGACCTAAATACATTATTTAATGGGACGCAAGTATCATTTGAGTCAGTAGATGAATATTTTACATTAAGTTCGACAAAAGATAAAATAGTTTTAATTTCAGTAAATGGTATTGCTATTGATGATGGCGAATATAGTTATGCAAATAATCAATTAACCATTACATCGAGCGTTTTAACTGCAACTAGCAATATTACTGTGCAATCCGTAGGCACTAATTTTGTTCCAATGGCGTTTGTTGGTAAAATAGATTCTGTTTTTGTTGATGGAATAAAAACTACTGCATATGATTTTGATAGCATAGAAAATATCCTGACAATTAATGATACTAAATTAATGCCGAATAGCACTGTTGTTTTAAAAATAATTAATAATAGTTTTTACCTATCTGATGTTCAGTCGTCTGCGATAACAACGGTTATGATTAATGACATAAAAACAACAAATTATACTTTTATTTCTGGTGTATTAACTATTGCAGATAACTTACAAGTCGGTGATACAATATCGGTTGAAATAATTGACAATCATTTTAATGTGTTAAATGAAGTTGGCTTAAGGCACATCGTAGAAAAGTCATCTGACAACATTACATTCGAAACCATTCAAGAAGGCAAAAATGGTTATGAATATGATGAGACTACGAGAATATTAACTATTTATGTTCCATTACAAAATGGTGATAAAATTAGAATTAAGACGATTGACTCTGAAAATGCATTATTAATTGTTGCCTCAAATGCAGGAGAAGGAGAAATTGCAATCGATGATGTAACGCCAACGTTAAAGTCTTATGCCCCAAAAATTGGTGATTATGTTATAAAAATTAATGGATATACAGAAACTTTACAAGAATTATATAAATTAATTGATAGTCGTTTAACAGAGGAAAATTCTATTCCTGATGAATATAAAATTACCGAAATTAAACTTAACCCAGATAACTATGATGATGCTGATATGTTTTTGCCAGAAGCGAGTATAGAAAATCTTGGCGAGGTTTATAAAATTATTAATCAGGAAAAGATCGAAGAAAACGGCACTATCACATATAACGATATAGCTTATAAGTATTATGTATGTGAAATGCGCATGACAACTTATACCGATGATGATGGCAAAGAACAGAGAAAATATACGTATAGGTGGAATGAAAGAGATTTGGTTTTTGGCGGAGACGGAATTAATTCACTCAAAGAACAGATAGATATTTATTCTTCTATTAATGATGTTCAAATTGCCGCAGAATGGGATCAAAAACCACAAGATAGTGATGAATATAAAAGTTATGTTGATAATTTGAATAAATTGCAAAAAGCAAAAGCCGAGTTAGCAGAAAAGCAAAATACAGTAAATGGTATTGCAGAACAAATACAAGCAATGCAAGCAAGCATTCGAGCAATTTCAGAAGATATTAGTATTGAAAAAAACTTTTCGCCAGAGAGTTTAGACAGACTATCTTTATTTTTGAGAGAAGACGAATATTCTGACGATTGCTTCTGCACAACCGAAATTGATACTGATTTGGATATTATCAATACACAAAAAGAATTATTGGTCGCAGGATATAAAAAGCTAAAAAATATTTCACGTCCTACATTATCTTTTTCTGCATCTATGAAAAACATTTATGCCATGCCGGAATTTGCCCCAATTTTAAAGCAATTCGAATTAGGTAATTTCATTAAAGTTAGAATAAGACCAGATTATCTTAAAAAGGCAAGATTACTTGAAGTACAACTTAATTTTGATGATTTAAGTAATTTCACATGTACATTTGGAGATTTACTACTTGCAAAAGACCAAGGAGATTTACATGCGGAATTATTAGCTCAAGCTGTTAATGCTGGCAAGGCTGTCGCAAGTGGTTCTTCTTATTGGCAAAAGGGATACGACGTTGCTACGGCAATTGAAGAAAAAATTCGTCAAGGCTTAATTGATGCTACAACTTCAATTAAATCAAATTCCGCTGGGCAAAATGTTTCATGGGACAATTACGGTATTCATCTACGCAAAATTGTAGATGGTGTATTAGATAATCATGAAGGTTGGATTACTAACAATAAATTCTTATATTCAGATGATAATTTCCAGACTACAAAATCAGTGTTCGGTAATTATACTGTCAATGGAGAGACATATTGGGGTATCTTAGCTGGATGTGTTAGCGCAGGACTAATTGAAGGTAGTAGTATTATCGGCGGCACAATATGCATTGGAGAGCAAGAAGATGGCACATATGCATTTATGGTTGACAAAGATGGCACTGTAACGATGAACAAGGGCGATGCTGCAGACAAGTTATCATACTTTGGGTTCGATGGCGATAATGGCTTAATCGTTGGTGAAAATAAGGACGGAGATTATTTCTCTAGGGTATCTGCCCAAAAAATTGAATTCTGTCGTAAAGCTAGAATCATTACTGTGACTTCCGAACCAACTCATAAATATGACAACTATGATTACATTCTGTACGAACATGCAGAATCTAGCGCGACATATTATGATTATTATAAGAATCCAGATTTCTTATATAAAGTAGAAGAACCAATTTATGAAGCACGAGCAATTAATGAGAATTTTGCAGATCCAGAGATTAAGTTTGGCATTCCAATTACTTATTTCGCAAATGATACTGCATATATGAAACAAGCAGAAATAGAAGGCAGTCTCAAGGTCGGCACGATAGAGCAAACTCCATCTATTTCTTTGGGTAATTTTAAGTTGCAAGTAGAAAGTAATGGTAGTTTATCTATCATAGCTACATAATCGAATGGAGGTGATAAACTATGGCATCAAGTGGTGCATTTGAAACAAGCGTATATAATGCTGCCGGTAGTTCATATCCAGATAGAATCAGAGTTGAGTGGTCTTCTTCACAGAGTATTGCTAACAATACTTCTACTATATATTGGGCTGTAAAATCGGCAGGTGGCACTGGAAACTCATATCATTATGTAATGGCTGGCCCAGTGACTGTAAATATTGCTGGTACCACAGTATATAGTCGTTCTGATAGATTTGAATTGCACGTTGGAGCAACGCTTGGTTCTGGCAGTTTTACGCTAACACACAATACAGATGGCTCTGCGACATTAACAGGATGGGCTGAGGCCGCAATTTATACATATGCGGTTAGTAGTACTAGATACGGCTATTCTGTTGATCTTCCGCAAATTCCTAGAGCTTCCAGCGTTAGCGTAAATGGCAGCACAATGGGCTCTCCAATTACGGTTCAAATATCTAAGGCAGTATCATCTTTTACCCATACAGTGACATGGGCTTTTGGCAGCCGTAGTGGGACAATAGTTTCACAAACTTCTAGCTCGTCTATATCATGGACTCCTCCATTGGACTTAGCATGGCAGATTCCAAATGCGACATCTGGTACGGGTACAATTGTATGCACAACATATAATAACGGAACTAACGTTGGGCAAAAATCGATTAATTTTACATTAACAGTTCCATCTTATGTTTGTCCGGCCATTAATAGTTTTGTTCCGTCTATTGCAAGCACCAGGCCGTCTGGGTGCGGCATGTATGTGAAGAATAATTCAACTGTTCAATGGAGCGCAAATGTCTCTGGAACTTATGGATCAACAATTAGGAAATGTGTAATTAATGGCCCGAATCTATCTTATACATCTACAAGTTCTTCTACGTCATATTCTGCTACAAGTTCTACGCTGACTACTTACGGCAGAAAAGAATATACAATAACAATTACAGATAGCCGTGGCAGAACCGCCACAGGTGTTCAAAGTATAGAGGTCGTAGATTATAATGCGCCAGTGTTGACATCATGTAACTCATTTAGAAGCAATTCTGATGGGACAATGAATAGCTCTGGGACATATGTCACACATAAAATAACGGCGTCATTTTACACACTAGGTGGTAAAAACAATATAAAAATTGTTGTATCTAGCCGCGAAGATAAAACGGGGAGTTATGGGAATCAAACAACAATTAAAAATGATTCGACTAATACAATTAGTTATACGTATACTTCTGCTTCTAATTCTTTCCAAGTAGATAAGACATACGATTTTCAATTCCAAATTATAGATAGTGTTGGACAGTATGCGTTTGAATACACACACATCGGCACAAAAAATATCCCATTGAACATAGCTGGTGATAATAATGCAGTTGCTATTGGAGGATTCGCGCAAACATCCAAAGACAATACTGGTCGATTTGACTGCACATGGCCAGCACATTTTGCCTCCGCTCCAATTGTTGATTCTGACAGAAATTTAAAACACAATATCAAAGACATTGATATTGATATTATTGACTCTTTGCGTCCTGTACAATATAAACTATGCAGCGAAAATTCGGATACAATTCATTATGGATTTATTGCTCAAGATGTGGAACAGGCGCTTTATAGCACAAGCCTCCGGTCACAAAAAACAGGCATAGTTTATTATGATGAGGATAAGGATACCAATAAGCGTTCAAATTATGCCTTAGCGTATGATGAACTTATTCCATTGTTAGTAAAAAAATGTCAAGAACTCCAGCAAGAAATCAATAAATTAAAAGGAAAACAATAAAAATGGTTAAAAGGAGATAATTTATTATGAATGGGTGATTTTTTATGGAATTAATTAAAGATATAGCTGCTATTGTTGGTTGCATATCGGCCATTATCGCACTTGTTACTACAATGTTTAGACCTGTAAGAAAAAAGATTGTCAATTGGATTAAGCATACTTCTGAGGCAAGTGAAACTGCTATTGCTATTAAGGATATTAATACCAAAATTGCGTCACTTGAGGATAGTGTTGGTGATATTCTTACACGAGTTAATAAAATAGATAGCAGTATTAAGACATTAGATCAAAGGGTTTTTGAAAATGAGCGCGATAGAATTAAGTCAGAACTGTCCGAGTATGCATCTAGATGTGCTCGTGGGTTGAAAATATATCCAGAAGAAATGGTACATATAGAAGAAATGTATGCAAAATACAGCGATACGCTCCACTGTAACCACACAGGGACGCAGAATTATAATATAATAGTTAATTATTATAAAAATCAAGATTGGTTAAAAGGATAAAATTATAGGGTCGAGATTAATTGCTCGACCCTATTTTTTTTGCTTATTATAGTCCTCGATATATTGACTCATTACGTAATTAATTAAATTCGTGATCGTTCTTCCTTGCTTTTTAGCTATACACTCAAGTTCAAGGCGTTGCGAAACCGTCATACGTAATGTAAAGTTTGTTGTCTCAGTTGATTTTATTTCCAAATTTATCACTCCCCTCTCATATTATTTTAACCTCTCTCCGTGTCATTTGCAATGCAAAAATAAAAAGAGTGGTTGAAACCACTCATTACTTAAGATTTTTTATAACAGACATAGATGCATTTTGTGTTTCTTGCAACAAATGAGAATATACTGTCATTGTAACGTCAATTTTTGCGTGCCCAACTATTTTCGAAATCATTGTTATTGGAACACCTTGGTCAATAAGCGTACTTACGAACGTGTGCCTCAATGAGTGCGGCCCACACTGTTCTATGTCTGCTTGTTTTAATATACGCTGAAATACCTTATACGCATCAGCAGGGCGAATTATTGTATTATATCTTGAGCGTACAATGTACTGTTCTGGATCATATCCTTTTTCTTTTTTCAAATCGTTAAGAGCCTCTATTGCCATGTCTGATAAAAATACGGTTCTCCCTCTTCCTCCCTTTGTAGTTGATTGATCAATAAGAATTTTGCTTCCATCATTTTTTGTTCGGTCTTTTACATACACTATGGTTCTTGATACATATACTGTTCTTTTTTCAAAGTCAATATATTTCCACTTAAGTGCGAGTCCTTCGCCAAGTCTAAGCCCAGTATACATTAAGAAAACATAAAATGCACCATATTTAAATCTTCTTTCCCCGTTACTATATTTCATATAGCAGGCGTTTACCAACCTAACTCTTTCCTCTTCTGAAAAGAATCTTTGCTCTTTTTCTTCAAATAGTTCTCGTTTTGGCATCACTACATTGTCTATTGGGTTTTTGTTTACTTTTCCTCTGGCTATAGCATAATCAAAAATTTGCCCCAATGTTCCATAAGCTTTGCGAATTGTTGAACGTGAATACCCGTCTGTTTTAAACTTATTTATTATCATGGTTTGAATTAAACTATCGTCTATTTGCTGCAATGCCAAATCCCCTAACTGTTTAATTAAAAATTTTTCTGTTATGTCTGCAAGTCTATCATATGAGGCTGGTTTAATCGATGGCTGTTTAATATTTTTAAGCCATGAACGAGCAAAATCCTTAAATAAAACGTCTTTCTCTCCAACAATACCTGTTGACAATAACGCTTCAAATTCTTGCTTTTTGTTTAAACACTCTTGCTTTGTGCCATAGAAATATTTCCTGCCAAACCCCTTGTATGATACAGATAACTTCCATTTACCATTATCGCGCTGTGTCCAAGATCCTTCTCCGTTCATTCTCTTCTTTGCCACAATAACCACTCCTTTAACAATACAAAATTAATTGTACTACTATTATAATTTATGTTAACTGATGTGGTCAAGTTGTAAATTTCGTACCACATTTATACCACAATTATGATATTAAATATGGTGAAAAAACATCAAAAACAATGAATGTTAGTGAAATGCTTATGATTTATATATTAGTGCTAATCCATTGAAAATACTAGACTTGTTGATTCTATAATGATAATGTCTATTGCACTAATATTTATTCAAATGGATAGACTAAACCTACCTATGTAAGAACTTCAAAGTATTGATTCGACTAGTGTTTGTGTGAATGTGTTTTGTATTTGACCACATCATTTACCACAATTTGATTGTACCACAATTTGCAATGCATAGCAAGGCTTAATAATTATTTTTTATATGCCAATGTCTTTTTCTCGAACCATGCATCAACTTTATCTTCAATAACAAGAAATTTGTTGCCAATTCTCACCGAAGGGAAGTCTTTTCTTTTGACAAGATCATATACAGAATTGATTCCTATTATACCAGAATGTTGTGCGTTTAATTTTTCGTATAATTGTTTAACGGTAATATATTTCATTATATCATCTCCTTGAATATTTTTAAATAAATATGGAAAATATTAAAATAGTTGCATTGTTATATATAAATTTACGGGGCCACTGGTTATTCCAGTAGTCCCGTATTTTTTATTTAATTTGTGCTTCCAAGCTGGCCAGTGCCTCGTTCTGTGTTTCTATTTGCAATTTCGCTATAATTGACTTCTTCGATCTCTGCACGAGGAACCTGAATTAAAATTGCTTGAGCAATAGCTTTGTCATATGGGTAAAGAATTGCGTCTGGATGTTCTGTTATAGGAGATTGTTCTCCAGTGGTTCCAAATTTTGAAATAAATAGTGGAACCGTGTTAGCATTATAAATGCTTACGAACCATTCACCATTAAAACCAGAATCAATTACTCCTGCGTTAACCTTAATATTTTTCGTTCCTGTGCTACCTCGTTCTCTAAAAATAAATGCGTAATTACTTTCAATCGCTGAAGCAATGCCAGTAGGAATTAGTTTACTTTCAAACGGTTGAATTTCAATCCAGTCATTTTCAAAACAAGGCCACAAATCATAACCAGCATCTTCATCTCTCTTGGATGGGATTTTAGCATCAGGTCTTACTCTTGCAAATCTTATATTCATTAGAACCAACCTCCCAGCAGCTTAGATAGCGCAGGGAAATCATCAAAATAACGAGTCTCACCAATCTGAATAGAGCCATAGTCCTTGATATAATTGTCAATAAGAACATTTAGTGCCTTGTACTTCTTATCGATTTCTGCCTTACGAGCAGCCTTTTCGTCCTCAAGCTTCTTCTTTGCAAGTGCCGCTTCCGCCTTTTTGCGGTTGGCAATGCACTGAGCTTCGTGAATATTTCTTTCCTCAATTGTCGCAAAAGTCTTTCCGCAAATGCCGCATGTATATAGCTTGTTATTGACCTTTGTATCTTTCTTCATATTGTTATCCATATTTTATTCCTCCAATAAATTAATTTTGTATTGTATTAACCACAATGGGTAAATCCACAATTTTTGCACAAATCACATCCACCGACATGTTCGAGTACAGAACCACATTCCGGGCATTTGTCATTGGATTCAATTTTTTGAACTTGTGTTGGTTTGCTAATAATTGCATCGACGCTATTTTCTTCTTCGTTATCACCAATATCTTGCTGCATTTCTTTATACATATCAACTAGAGCATTGCCGATAGCCATTGGGCAACATGAACCTGGAGATGTATCATGTCTAGTAGCAGTTCTTGCAGCATAACTTGGACAAGCGCCAGTAGAATCTAGCTGATCTTTAATGGTCATAATATCAACACCAGCTCTGCACAATAGTGAAACTGTTCTACTAAGACCAGTCATAAAGTTGGCGCATCCTCCAGTTGACCCCTTATTGAAATATGCTTCTTGTAGTGAGCCATCATATGGGTCAAAAAATGCAAGAACATGTAAACTACCACACCCCGTAGTAAGCTTGCGCTTTTTACCAACTAGGTCACTAGAACATTCAATGATAGCGCCACGTGGAAGTTCATAAGGCTTAGTTCCGTTTTCGTCTGTGTCACTTTCAGATTTGTCTGTTGTCAGAATGCCAAGGCGTTTACATCCATCTCTAAACATCGTAATGCCCTTACAGCCAGTTGACCACGCAAGTAAATACATATGAGCTACATCTTCTTTTGTAGCAGAATTAGGCATATTTACTGTAGAACTAATTGCAGTATCTACATGATTTTGCATAATTGCCTGTGTTAGCACTCTATTTTGCCAAGGAATATCTGCAGAGCCAACAAAATAGTCTGGAAGGATATCTGTATGATTTGCATCCATATATTCTTTTGCTGCTTTACAGTAAACATCATAATAAGTATCTTCGCCGTCTGTCATACCGACAGTTCTACGTGTATACTTAAGTGCAAATTCAGGTTCACATCCACCAGATTCTCCAAGTAAAGTAGCAAGAGACCCATTCGGAGCAATTGAAATTAAAGAGCAGTTTCTAAGACCGTGTTCTTTTAGACCATCAATTTCATCTGGCGTAAAATGCTGCTTAATAATATCGCTATCAAATACGCACTCCTTATACTTCGGATATGTGCCTAATTCTTTTGCAAGATTATTGCTTGCGAACACTGCTCGTTTGAATAAAAGTGAAAATACATCATCAGTAAATTCAATTGCTTTATTTGAGCCATACTTAAGTCCAAGCTTCATTAGAGCAGTTGCATATCCAAAAATGCCGAGACCAATGTTTCTATAATTATACGACATATCTCTTTGCTGTTGTAACGGGTGCCTATTATAGTTTTCGTCAATTAGCTTATCAAGAGTTCTAATGCCAACATCAATGGCATGAAGGAAGCCTTCTGTATTCAAATGCGCAGTTGGAGTATACGGGTTTACAACAAACTCTGATAGGTTAAGAGATGACAAACAGCATGCCCCATGCTTTGGGAGTGGTTGCTCCTATGTGTTATCGCTATGGCTTTTTATCCATAGCTTCTGGAGATTTCTCTCATACGGATATAATCCGATACGTCTGTCAGTTCAGACCAGTTCAGCATATATTTTCATTTGATACATATAATTAATACTATCAATCTAATATGTATCAATGTCCCGTACTCGTGGATGAATTATTGCTCTCATAACGCTCATCATCTATGCGTTACATTCCCCTGTGATGTAGTAGGAACTCGGTATTGCCATGCCTTCCGGTTTAGGTTTCACCGATTTTACGGGATGTTTTACTTGCGGCAAGCTAACCAACCACAAGGATTGCAGCTTTCAATTTCATACTCATCGTCATACTGCATTAGATTATAATTTCTAAACCTATTAACAAACAAACATGCAGGATCTGCCCAATCATAACAATTATCTACTAGCATGTTAAAAATATTAATTGGTGTTACATCATATTCTACTTCATGACCAGCATAATTACGCTTTTCATGCAGCACGACAACATCTCCTGCATCATAATACTTCTCAACGGCTCTCATAAACTCATCATCGATTTCAAGAGATAGGTTCGCCTTTTCTATCTCTCCGTCCTTTGACTTAATCTTAATGAATGTTTCTGCCTCCTTGTGCCTAGCATCGATAGAAAGCATAAGCGCTCCCTTCCGAGCACCGCCCTGAGAAGTCCCAGCAGTAACTTCATTAAAGATCTTCATAAATGGGACAATTCCATCAGAAAAATATTCCTTCTTGATTGGGGTGCCCTTTGGACGAAGCTTTGTAAGAGAGATGCCCTGTCCGCCTTGAGCCTTAAATGTTACTCCAATGTCTTTTGCGGCATCCATAATATCAGAATAATCGTCCTCAACATAGCCTCTGGAGTAACAATTAAATAGGCTACCAGTACTATCTGTACCACGATTGGCGAGCGTTCTACCACCCATTAAAAATTTCTTTTCAACGATTAGCTTTCTTAGTTCTTGATCCCCGGCGCTTACTCTGTCTAGCCATTCTTCAAAATTTTCATTGTTGTACTGATATTTCTTGTGCCAAATATCAATACCAATTTTATTATCTTTACCAAGCCATTGTTCTACAGTCACAGACATCACTCCTCATTAAATTTCTTATAAAAATCTTCATTATATGCTCGATATCTTTCTTTAATATCGGTCATATCTACATCTGGATGCTTTTCCTTGAACTTCTTCCAAAATCCGCAAGTTTCAAACTCTGGACATCCTGCTCTATATAAGCAATTCGGCATAAGCACATTTGCTAGTTGTGGTTCGTAAGTGTGCAGCTCATATTTCAAATTTTCTGCCGCTTCTCTAGCTTCTTTGGTTGCCATAAAACAAAGTCTTTTACGCATCATGTCAATTAGATTCTGGGCATTTGCATATGCGTCATGATCGACGGGAGAATCTTGTGGTTTCTTTTCGCGAGGAATTTCATTATTATTTCTGTCATCACGCTGTGAACCAATAAACTTTTCATGCTTATGGCGGCTTAGTTCCGTACTTACCCAATAAGGAATATTCTCCCATGTCCAATCAACCTCAAGACATCTAATAGGAGAATGTTCGCTAATTAAAAGTTCTTCCTTAAACTTATCAGTTGGCTCTTTTTCTGTGAATTTCTTATTGACAGTTGTTCTACAATGATTTTTTATTCTTGTCCAAGAATCTGAAATATAATTAATTCTTGTATTCAATCCTTCATCAGCTCCTTATCCTGCTTATAAAATTCTTCCACTGCCTCAACAATTTCATCCCAATTCGTGCAACGTTTAATGCTATAAGCTTCATCGTGCACGTTCATATTCCAAGGTTTTTCTACAAGGACTCTATTACAATGTAAATTATTGATAAGATTATCTGTATGGTCATCTACCATAACGTCCACGTTTAGAATACTCTTGTCACCAATACAGATAATATGGCGTTCATCAATGAACTTGAAATAATGTTTCAGCCACTCAACTTTCCATGGGAAGTTTTCGTAGTGCGTACTGGTTGCAATGTAAACACTAAATCCATCATCTACAAGCTTTTTAACTCCCCACTGAGAATGATACATTGGAGATAGAGAGTCCCATAGTTCACGCTCATGCCACAGCGCCTTAAACTTTTCTGCATCTTCAAATGAGAGGCATTTATAAATATCATATTGAGTAAAAGTTTCCTCTGAAATATCTGTGCCATATCTTTCATTGAACATCTGACAAGTTCTTTCAATAAGGTTGTTCAGGACGCAATCACAATCTAAAGCTACAATATAATTCATAACAATCTCCTTTTAATTTTGTACTGTGCCAATTCGCTCAGTATTAATAATCCATCTAATAATGCTACTAGCTTTTGCACTTTCAATATTGGAAACTGCGTAATCATATTTATTTTTGATTTTCATGTACGCAAACTGTTGGAATTCGTCGGCGGCACGTTTGGCATATGTTTCCATATTGTCTCCACGCTGCATTGCTCTTGCTCTGCGAACTGACTTTGGGACATTGATATAAATACGTACAAATTTATATGGAAGATCCATAGATTGCAGCATATCAGCACCCTTACAGTCAATAATGTATATATCAGTATCCTTTAGTTGTTCTTTTGTCGACCAATAATAAACATCATTGATACATGTCTCTGCAATAATTTGCCCAGATTCCTTGGCATGAACATAATCATCATATGTAGAAAATACATGACTTGTATCAGGTTCGTCTTTGCGTCTTTCACGTGTAGTATGGCTGACTAATTTCTTTAGCCCAGTTTTGCAAAGCCTATCTACTAAAAAATCTTTGCCAGAACCAGATTCCCCAAGAATTAAGAAAATAATTTTTTTATCATCCATTCCATTTCACATCCTTTGCGTACTCTTCTTTTTCAAACAGCACTTCATTAATTGGCTTGGATTTAATTGCGTCCATAGGTAACAATCTCTGTCCAACTGGAATTTCTTCATAAGCCTCTGCCATAATTTCATCAAATTGCTTTTTGTTAAGTGAAATCATATACCCGTCATCAAAGAATGGGCAACAATAACTCATATTCTGGTGATCAAAAAAAGTAAAATTATAATGTCTGCGTCTGATAGTTTTCACAATTTCCTGTTTATGAGCATTTGTAAGACGCTCAGTACCATGACTGCTTAAAATATCAGACCATCCAACAAGCTTAGGCATCTGTTTCCTCCTTATTCTCTTCTGTAAACTTTGGTTCCTCTACAGGGTGATCAATTGCCTTCTGGCAGAAATCACGAACCTTCTTTACAAGTCTCTTCATGTCTGCCATAGTACGCTTGCCGGGTGCATTCATTGCATTATCAATAATACCTGCAATTGTTACCGTCATAGCACGAGCGCCGAGTAGCATGTTTTGTGTACGAATCTTTTCTAGTGTTTCAGAAATCTTGTCCTTTAGTTCATCTGCCACAGCCTCTTCTGGTTCTGCCGTAGGGATTTCCTGCTTCTGTTCTTCAATTTGCGTTACATTCTGTTCGTCCATATTGTTCCTCCTTCATTAATTTTGTACTGTTATTATAGCACGATTATAATATTTGTCAAGAGGTTATTTACATAATTTTCTGCATTTTTTAAAATATCAATAATGACCAAATAATATTCATTAATTATATTTGATGTGCATATTTCATGTCATATTAAATATTATACTGATCAAATAAATCTCTTTGCGGTGCAAACTCGCCATAATATTCTTTTTCTGCTTTGAGTCTGGCAATAATTGCATCATTTAAATTATTAAAAAGTCCTATTAAAATTTCTTTCTTTTTATTATTAAAAATTCGTGCTCTCCATTTTTTATAACGCTTAGACCAATCGACACCAGTTATTCCACTAGTATTATCTGATCGGATAGATTTATTTCTAACATTTTCTTGTTGTGTGCATGGACGCAAGTTACAAGATCTGTTATCTAATTCGTTACGATTAATGTGATCATATTTTTTATAACCTAAATAAATGTGCATCGAAATAAGCTTATTCGTTTTTGGATCTGTGCCAACCAAACAATGCAATCCATGTCTTATACATTCACACCAACAAATATCTTTAATTTCATTATATATATTAATATCAAAATAAAATTCTTTATTTGTATTGCTAGTCCATCCTATTCCAAACTCTTTAGATAAATCATATTTATTATACTTCTTTTTTATTTCACGTAATAAGCATCCACATGATTTTGATTTACCACTTCTTAATTCTGTTCCTGCAATAATTTTTTGTTTATGTTGCTCACAAGAACATTCACATAACCACATAGCTCTTTTATTTCCATTTTTAGTAATGCGATCTTCTGCTCTTTTAATTACCATCCATCTACTGTCTGGAACTCCATGTTCAGACATGATCCAGCCGGTCATATCCGTTTTAACTTTTATCATTCGAATCACCACATATTTTTACAAATTCATTTTCGTTAATAATATTAATATTTAATTCGACAGCTTTTTTATATTTACTACTACTACTACTACTACTTGCCTCATTTGTAATTAAGAAATCTGTAGTCTTTGATACAGAACTAACAGCTTTAGCACCAAGTGATGCGATTTTTTCATTGATGCTATCTCTTGTGAAGTTGCTAAGTTTGCCAGTAACACATATATTCTTTCCAATGAAAGGGTTGTCTACAATGTTTTTTTCTTTCTCAACAATAAAATTCATCTCAATAGGTAATAGCTCTGCCATTGGATCTTTACTCTTCCACCAATCGTGCAATGATTTATTCGTAATCTCTCCGAAATCATCGATCTGACTAAAGTCATAATCGCTGGACAACGCCTGTATAAATTCATAATGATCACCATTAAATTTCTTACTGATAGCCTTTGCCGCAGACAACCCAATATTAGGAATTGATAATGCTGTAATAAAGTTTTCTAGCTTCACGTTCCTTGATTTTTCAATGGATTCCAATAGATTATCAATAGACTTTGCGCCGTATCCATCAAGCCTAATAAGTTCACTCTTGTGGTCGCTTAGATGGTAGATATCTTTGTACTTGTGTATAAAACCATGCGAAATTAACGTCTCTAGGGTTGCGGAGCTAAGTCCTTGTATATCCATTGCTTTTTTAGAAACAAAGTGCTCAAATTTAGCAAGGTTTCTTGCTGGACAATCTGGATTAGTACACATTAGCACCTTACTATTGTCTGTATACTTGACCTCTGTAGGATAGGCACAACATGGGCAGGTAGTAGGAATCTTTAATGTATTGCTACGGGTTAGGTTGTCATCAATTTTTGGAATTACCATATTGCTACGGTACACCGTAATAGTATCTCCAATACCAAGCTCAAGTTGCTCAATAATGGAAAGGTTGTGAAGTGTAGCTCTTGTAGTCAAGGCTCCGTCTAGGTCAACCTCATCGAAAACGGCTACTGGAGCAATAATTCCGGTTCTTGTCGTATTCCACTCAACATCTCTTAGTACCGTTTCATAAGTTTCATCACCGAACTTAAATGCGTAAGCTGCATTACTATGATGTGATGTTACTCCAAGGCTCTCCCCATACTTAATATCACCAAAGCGTCCAACCAAACCATCAATTGGGTATCCAAGCTTCTTAGCCTTATTGACCAAAAATTCCTTCGCATCCCAATCAAAAGAACTAGTCCACGGAACAACAGTAAAACCTAACTCATCAATAAGTACTAGCTTACGCAAGAAGCTATTTTCATTATCAAAGCCCTTGATTACATTCCAAGCCACAAAAGTTAGAGGTCTTTTTGCGCACTCGTTTGGATCAAGCAGTCTGATACTTCCTGAAGCAAAGTTTCTTTGATTTTTATATTCAGTAGAGAATGGCTCAAAGTCTTCATATGTACAAATAATCTCGCCATCAACAATGAGTTCATCCTTATATGGAATCTTCTGTGGAACTGTCTTTACGGTTTTGATGTTGTGAAAAATGTCTTCACCAATTTCTCCGTTGCCACGAGTTTCTGCTGATACTAGCTCACCGTCAATGTATCTTAAGCTGCAAGTTAATCCATCCATCTTTAACATTCCTATGACATCTTTGCTCCCAAAATGCATAATGAACTCATTCCAATCTTTAGTCTTTGCCAAAGACAACATAGGATGATTATGTGTTACTTTCTGTAGTTCTGATTTTACTTCGTATCCAACTTTATGCGTAGGCGAAGTTGCCATAACAAATCCAGTTTCTTGCTCTAAAGAACAAAGCTCTTCTAGGAGTGTATCAAACTCATGATCCTCCATAATTGTATCGCCGGTATTGTAATATGCGTCCGCTGCCTTATTAAGAAATTCTGTTAATTCTCGAACTCTATCAATCTTATTCATTAAATCACTCCGTTAATAATCTGTTAAAACTCTGGCACGAGTCCAGAAACCAATCTTATCGACTTCATTCTCCTGCACATCTGCATATAGCACAGAGAACTTCTTGATTGCAGATTTCTTACTCATTGCCCATACGACTGCAACATCATCAGTAAATTTATGCCCAGCCATCTGATCTGGTCTTGTAAAATAATAAATACCCATTCCTCTCCACCACTTATTTTCTTAACTTACCATTCTGAGTACTTACCTTAATCTTATTAAAATCACTTAGCATTTCCTCAAATGGCTTGTGCGCAATGCTTGTATGATTTGTAATCGTCAAATCGCTTCTCTGTCTTGGGATATAGGTTCTATGCTCTTGTGCGTCACGTAGTTTTACTGACGCACCCTGAATAGATTGAATCTTATTCTTGAATGATTGTCCTTGCTGGCTTTTGAGATAATCATACATATCTTTGAGAAGCTCGTTCTCCTCTTTGGCTTTGCGCCTTTTAATACGTACATCTCTAACTTCTTTATATGCCAAGTATCCTTTATACATATCTTTTGGGGCAGATAACTCAATTTCATGTTCTAGATCCATAAGCTCTTCTTCTGCTTGCTTGATAATCTCAAGGTTTCTTTCGTAATTATTAATAACATCTTGAAAAATAGACACAATGGTTGTTGAGTAATTGTTAATGATATTCATAATTACCTCTCTCCTCGCACACCGCACACAATCCAGTTACGGCAATTTTAAATCTGGCATAAAGCTCCTCAATAGAATCAGCCTTAAGACTTAGATCTAGGCCAGAACAAAACGTGCAATAATTTTGTTCTGTGTTCAGTCCATTTTCCTTCATATATTTAGTGAACGATTCTAGTAAGCTATTATAATATGCGCATTCAGCTTGTGTATCGTCAAACATATATATGGTTTCAACCCCTAAACTATACTGTTTAGTATCTCTATCGTAATAAATATCAATATCATTCATTGTCCACATGTTTGCGTCAGATGAAGACATGTCATCATAAGATTTAATGCCCCAGATAAATTTCAAATTACCACAATTGTATTCATCATCGATATAATCTGGATACTTTTTCTTGTATACTCGAATTAATCTCTTTTGTCGTGCATTCTTATATCTGAATAAAATTTCCCAGCACAATTTCTTAAACATGATTATCCTCCGTTACAATAAAATCATAGACATCTCCCCACGAATAAATCTTCACTGGCTCACCATTTACTTCGACGTCACCAAGCTTAAACCCTCTAAGCCAATCTCTTTCATAGACAAAATATTCAATCCAGTTGTCCTTGTCATTCATTGCTTCTTTAAGAAGATCAAATGTAGTATCAAAAATACCCGTAACATAAAAATTACAGAAGTCTGAATCTAATGCCTTAAACGCTTTATCTACTGCGTCCATTTTTCTATCAAGATCCCGCAGCTTGTTCATAGTATTTACAAATGTTTCCTTACTAATCATCAAATCACTCCTTTTTATTCAGCCAATCACAATATTTTTGACATTCTTCTTTTGAAGTAAATCCAATATATTTTTGATAGCCTAGTTTATTGTGAGTAGTTAAAACATCATCACAAAAGCTATCAAAAATAGCCATAACATTAAATTCAGCATAAGAATAATCGTTCCACTCATTTCCAATAGCTGTGTATGTTCTACTTAAATTATAGTGTCTATGACTACCATTGTTACCATCCTGATAAGTATATCTAAGCAAATCAGCAATTAGTTCAACTGGCTCAAACCAATATTCAGGAATAGTACAGGTACACTTTTTACGTAATGTTGTTCCATCTGGCCAAGTAACAGTCCACTGTCTATTTTCATCGCATAAATCACATTTTGGTTTTTCATGAGCAATACTCTGAGCAACCCAGATATGAGACTTATCTAGAGCATCCTTAAATACATCTTCAACTGCTGTTTTATAAAATTCTCTTTCAACTGCCTTACGAATATCTCTAGATTTATATTCTAATTCGCGCTCCTTTTGATTTAAACTTTGTTCTCTATCCTCAAGTTCTTTATTACGCTTCTCAAGATAATTATTGCGCGTCTTAAGATTTTCAATATCAGTTTTAATAGATGATTTAGCAAAGTCAATGAGTTTTTGCTTAATTGCATCAAACAGATCATCTGCCTCTGAAGGCTCCCAAATTGGTTCTTCAAAATCCCAATAGTCCATGCTTATTACTCCTTTGACGCATTAAGTGCTTTTACTTTGTCGAAATAATCCTTAAAACTAAACCATTTGTCCTTCATAAGATGTCCAATTCTAATAATGTTTCCACCCCATCCTTCAATTTCAACACGCACATATTTACCATTAAGCTCTTCCCATGACTCAACTTCAAGTGCCTTCATAAGCTCAATAATTGCGCCATAACCATCGGAAGAGGAATACCCTCCGGCTTCTGCAAACCAATGGTCGAGACAATAGCCACCAAAAGTACATGCCCACCCTCCTCCTTCGACAAACAGGTTTGCGGTTAGACAGCCATGATCTTCACCAAGTTTAGTGCTAGTAATTTTAGCATTTAGAATTTCAGTTTTGTTCATAATTAAATCAACCTTTCAATATAATTTCTGTCCTGAGTAAAGATAGGAATTTTATTATCGATTACCCACTTACTTCTTTGAGTATAACCACGAATATTTCCCACTTCGTCATACTCAGTAAGACTATCATCGACTTTAATACAACAGCTACCACGCTTTAGAGTCGTTGCATAGTCATTCCAGTTGATACCTTGCTGTGTCATAAGCATATCCTGAATATCGTTGCAAGACTTACCGTGAAGTTCCTTCTGACTAAAGTTGGCTTGACCCACAGACTGGATGGAATTGCGAGTGGCATCTTGCTGTCTCCAGATGAAGTAGTTGCATGCCTCCTCTTTAGGAATTGTAAAAACACGAGAGTCAAACATTGCGCCTTTATTTCTTGCATTAATGAGAATCTTTGTATATTCAGCTAAATCCTTCGTAACCCCACAATCGGTATCAAAATAACTGTCAATATACTTTACAATATTGTCGTTAAATGCTTTATTAAATTTCAATGTTGCCATACTCGCAGATACGCTACACATCTTCTGTAGATTATTTCCAAACCATGCATCTGTTGTCAACTCTGCATAGTCTGTCAGTACAAGAGAAATTTCGTCACTCTGAGTATAACCAAGAACACAACCCTGAATGTTCTCACAGAGATACTTCATAGTCTCTTGCATTGTCTTTACGAAAATATCATCAAACGGCTTCTTCATTCCTCTAGTAAAAGTATGACCGGCCTTCATATCCATTCTAATAATAACTGGTATTCTTCTTGTTAAATAAAATCTATTAACATTTTCATAGTTGTTTTTCATTCTATCACCAAGAGATGTCTTGTCCATATTATCCCTCCATTTTTTTATTCGATTTATATAGCCCGTTTTTGATTAAATAATGTTTCACTGCATTTGGTTCTATACCAAAACTTTTTGCTATTGCATAGTATGTCATCCCAGATAAATACATTTCGCAAAATTCTTTTTCTTTTGATTGGTGGTTCTTAGGCATTTTATTTTTATATTCTGAAATTCTCCACTTGTATAAATAATCGTCAAATGGACATTCTCCAATATAATCTAAAAACTCTTTTTCTTTTCTATGTGGAATGTATATATAATATTGTCGTTGTTGATTTTTGCCGACATCTGCTTTCATTAGAGTTGCTTCAAATTGAGATAATTGTGGCAATAAAATTTCCTCTTGTTCTTCTTTTGAAAAACATTGAGTAGATAATTTTATCCACTCCGATCTATTGCTATGGCATATTCCTCCATCACCTATATACCATATTTTGCACATTAAAGGTGTTAATTTTAAATCTTTCGGTATTATTTTTGTCCCATTTTTATACCATTTATTACGTTCATCTGTAAAAACTTCATTAGTATAAGTTCTCATAACATATCTACCGTATTCTTTATTAGTCCTACTGTCGTAATATGTACATTGTTTTATACCTTCGCTACTCCAATATTTTTTAAATGGATTTGATACATATTCTACATGTTGTTTAGATTTAGATGTGTAGGAAAAATTTGCATTTTTACCATGTTCATGCAGTATTAAACTTCCATCTCCTAATAATGCGCCATATAATATCTGTCTTTGTTCTTCTGTAAACTCAATTTTATCTATTAATTGTTTTGCCATATTCATCACTAAGCATCGTTTTATCCATAATTACTTCTCCTTCTGATTTCTCAAAAAGTTAAACATGTCATCAATATTATCCATAAGAGGATAACGTTCCATAGACAAAGAATCTTTTGCGAACATTCCTTCGACCATATCAATATAGAAAGTATAATCGCCGTCTTCGCCCATAAAGAAACTATTCCATTCTTCCTTGGACATATGTTCTTTAACATGAAGCTGTTCGATTGCTAGATTATCAAAACTCACAACATCAAACCAACTGTGCCCGATAATTTCAGGGAAGAGGTAGCGGTTTAAATCTTCCTGTAATCCAAGTACACTTTCATTGTGACTCTCATAATAACTTTCACCACGTCTTAGATTCTTATATCCAAGAATAAGAATTTTGAGTCCATTTCCAGCAAGAGTATCAAGATCTGGCATAGAAACGATGCCATTAATTACATGAATAACAGCGTTTGGAATCTGCTTAACCATATCAATGAATTCATATGTCGGCTTACGCAGAGAGATTCCAAGTCCATAAATTAGCTTTTTGTCAATCCAGTCTTTAATTGTATCAAAGTATCTTTCAAAATGAATCTGATTCACTGTCATATTGAGAATGATATTCTTATCTTTCATCTTGTACATGAAAGGAACCAAATCTGGATGAGAAAGATCGTTGCCATTGATAGCCAGCTCAGTATATGGATGAAGGGTATCTAGGAATTTAGGTTTTAGAATATCACCATGCTTGCCATTAGGTGTGCAGCCTTCATAGCAGAAGGCACAGCCTCCATCACACTTATCTGTAATTTTAACATCACAGTTTTCTGCAAAAGCAGGAGTCAGATTATCCAAATCATTCTCACGAATCTTAGTTCCATTTTCGTACAAACTTACGATATAATTCCCATTCTGATACTTGCCAATAAGATTCATATTTTCCTCCTTAACCATCATATCCATAAGCGCCGAAAGCTACAATTTTTTCGTTATTTTTAGTAGTATATTCTTTATAGAATTTGTCTAGATAATCATTTCTGTCTAGCCACTCTGGATATGTTACAATTTCATCCATTGACTTATTCTCTTTAATATACCCAATTGTATATTCTTCTTGCTCTTCTTTAGTTAGCTGATTCCAATTCTTCTGATATTTCTGTTTATGAGATTCATAATTATTTTCAGCTTTCTCAAAATCTGCTTTTGTTAATTCTAGTGAAGATACAAACTTTTTATAGTAACTATCAAATAGAAGTTTTCCGTTTTTCCAGTTATCGTATTCTTCTTTTGTACACATTGTTAGTGAATGAGTAGAAGAACTGTTTGTTTCAAATACATTCTTTCTAATCTGTCTCATAATTAATTCCCCTTAAAAAAGTAATCATAATGTTCTGCGTCGTGATTTGGGTTTGGAATGGTTCCATAATTATCATCCCAAATAGTTGCCTCTGCGCAATAGCGCATGCTGTCTTCATCATCAGAATTATCATTCCCGGTGTAAATGCAGCTATCGCCAAAAAGATATCTAATTAGAAGGTCTTCGTTTGAAAGCAGTGCATTAATTAGTTCTGCACATTCACCGGCATGGTCAACGTTTGCCCATCGATAACGAGGAGATGCGAACTCAATATACTCATAATCAGGATTGTACTCAGACTTCTTATATTCAACTGGCGCGAATTCATATTGCACACCATACCTGTCAAGAATTTCTTTAATTTTATTGATTCTTTCCTCATATTGTGCGGGAGTAGAAGAATCAACAATTGCCGTATGCAAATATGATGCGGTATCTCCTACGCAATCTTGTCCCCAACCGTATTCACCAGCCCCGAAATAAACATGCCTACCAGCTACATTTGGAACCTTTTCTTTACTAATTGCAATGCTGTGTGTGCTGGATGAGTTCGATTCAAATACTCCTCTACGAATAGTTCTCATATATTTATCCTCCTTTAATTTTGTATTGTTCTTGTTTCTGCCATTATTATAGCACGAATCTACTATTTGTCAAGTTGACATATTGCACAAAAGGTACGGCGAAAATGCCGTACCAATTGGTTAATGTGCTGCAAGGTCTGCTTCGTGAAACAAACAAATATCATTAAATAAAGTTTCCCCAAGAAGTTTTCTATCCTTCTGCATTGCTTTTTCAGAGTGCTCCCACGCAAGGTACGCTCTCATATGCCACTGAACAAGCTGTGCAACATAAAGATGATTGTCTATATCTCTAAAAAACAAGCTCATGTACGAACCAACATGTTGATGCTCATAAAAGTGACATCCATCAGTTTTCTCACCCTTACCATTAATATATGTAGCACAAAAAGGCTTACCACAATCGTGTATCAATGCCGAAGTTCTAAGTTCCCAGAATGCAACTGGCAATGAATTTAAGTATTCGAATGTTTTGAGACAATGTTTCCCAAGCGTTAAAGAATGATGGCTGTTATGTTGGTTGTAATCCATAACAGACTCAACCCAATCACATACTCCTCCGTAGCTTCCTTCTGCTCCTTCTGAATATACAATCTGAATATCGTCCCAATCTTCATACCAATATGGACTATTCCAGCTCATATACATACGCTTAATCACATGCTCAGGAACCTTACGCTCTCGTTGTGCGTTACGTTCAAGACAGACTTCATAAGGCGTTGCCATGAGGATTGCAATTTTCTCACAAGAAATTTTGTTAAGAGACTTAAGGAACTCCATACGGCGCTTGTATGAAATATTACAAGCATCGTACACCGCATTCTTTTCAGAAACAAGACACTCTCTAATACGCTTATGTAGTTCCTTGAACAGAGTATCATTATCTGTTTGATGATTCACATCTCCGAACATTTCCTCTCGAAGTGAGTCACTAGAGAAAATTTCTGCATCATATTTCTCGGCAAGTTTCTTGGCTTGCCAACTCTTTCCACTTGCGGGGAGCCCACACATGACAAAACACTTAACCATTATTTTCTCCTTCTTCTCTTAAAAATCCACCAATAATCTACCATTGCAAAATCTCTGCCGTAGTAATAAATGAAAATTGAATCTTCATCTTCTGCAATGTAAAGTCTACCATTATAACTTACTCTACATTTCTTTGTGTACTCAAGATGTTTTCTACTAATTTTGTCAACATCTTTCTGAGATGCGCCCCAATTACCCTTAAAATAAGGCTCTACCCAATTGTTAAACTCAATTCTGTGTGACTCATAATCTTTTCTCTGTTGTGTAATTTTATCATACGCTTGCTTAAGTTCTTCCATCGTATGTTCTCCTTCTGAAAAGCGGAAATCTTCTTGTTCTTTTGCTATTTTTTCAGAATTAAGAATTGTATTGAAAAAAGCAGTGCCAGAAACAGGATCTATTCTATGATGAATATAATCGTAATCCATATACATGTTGAATTCTTCATCATCATATTCTGGTTCAGAATCATAGAAATGTTCCGTATGTTCTACAACATAGTAATGATTAAAAAGCTTATCAATAAATCTGTTGCTAGGCTTTAATTTTCGAAACGTAAGCCTATTAGTGCAGCCTCTTTCAAGTTCTTTTTGAATCAAGTCTTGACGAATGTTAATCATTTAATCACCAATCTCTTTCTTAATTGCAATCTTCATCATTGCATATGGTTTCAGTGGTACGCCATAAAAATCCATGAGATACGTGTTCAGTATCTTTTTGCTTGACAATATGATTTGCTATCGCTCTAGGATTTTTACCTTCTTTACACAAAGCTCTACTAGCGGCAGAAATAGATTCATATTCTGCAACAACTTGTAATGTAATTGGGTCTACTGCATATATTTTTTTACTTAATTTTTCTGGCCCAGCCGTTGTATTGATAACGAGACCTTTTGTTTCAAGTTTAGGTCTAATACATGCGTAATCATAATGATATTCTTTACATAAAAGATCTAATCTTTCTCCTTGTTGATAGCGTTCAATAATAATATTAATATTTTCTTCATATGTTTTTATTCCACCTTCTCCACCAACTGTGCAATTATATCCTTCTCTGTAGGCATTAAAATAATCAATCCAATAAATTTCTCGTTCATCTAAAATAGCATTATCACATTCTTCTATTTCTTCAATTGAAAAATTATCTATACCATATTTTGAAAACGCTCGATATAATGGTAAATCTAGCTTCCATTTACTTGGACGGATATGTTCTGACCATCTAGCTTGAATAGTTCTTTCTGTTTTTCCAACATAACATTTGTTATTGATATTATTAGTAATTTTATAAATATAACCCATGTTTTTTGTAAATAATTGAATTTTATTGTATCTTTTACATTATTTATTAGTCCTCCTTATTGTAAACTTACATTGTTTTGTGTCTTATAATCACTAATTTCTCTCTTAATAGCAATTAGCATAATTTCTCGTTGAACATCGTCTAAAAGATTATCAACATTTGAATTAGATTCTTCTATATGCTCTGCGCGGAACTTATCAGCCATTATACATATTCTGTTTAGAGACTCTTTTGCTAAAACTCTTGCTTCTTCAAGAGAAAGATAACCACAAGTCTTAACATTTTTAAGATATTCTGCTTGCTTTGAAATTAAACAGTCTGCATAAGATTCCCCATCAATATATCTTTGTAGATATTCTTCTACCCTAAATAAGTGATGAACTTGCTTCCCGTCAAATCCATATTTATCAATAATTTCAATTTTAGAAGGATATCTATGTTCCATTGCATGATATTTTTCCATAGCAATACCCTTCATTGTCCTTACTGCTGCAACCTCATTATATCTCGCAATAAGTTCGTTATTGTCAACGATTCTATCCCACTGTTTCATATATAGAGGATTAACAATTTTATATTTAGTAAAAAGAATTTCTGTAAAATTCAAATTACATTTTCTGAATGTTGAAAACATGAGTCTGATATCTTTCCAATCGGTATGCTCATCATTGTTTCTAATATGAGTGGTGCTTACAGGTTTGCGATTGAAAATTATATCATCAAGAGTAGGCGTTACAATCAGTTTGGTGTCAACATCTGAACCTTCATAATCAAGACCATAGTTACCACTGCCTTGGTAGAAAAGTCCTACAATTCTATCTTCTGGAAAAGATTCAAGCGCCTCATTATAATGCTCTCTGACGTGATCCATGATCCATTCATTAGAATGATAATTCATGTCGTTATCCTTTCTTAATATCTGTACTCATCTTTGCGCTCTTAAAGAACGAGCCGATTACGCCAAGCGTACCGCAAATTGTTGGTAACATATCCGTAGTGAATCTTGTTGTATTAAACAGATAATTCATTCCGTTAATAACAATGTTGCCAATAAAAAACTTCAAAATATGTCCTGTAACCCATCCACAGAAGTAGCACAGTAAAGGGCAAATAATAAATATAACAATTAAAGCAAGTACAGATGCTAAGCATCCGGCGGTTTCTTTCTTCATAATTTATTCTCCTTTCAATTCATTGATGGCTTTAACCCATTTATTTGCATCCCAAGACTTTGCATAGTCCCAAAAAATCTTAGAATCAAAACAATGGAATAGAAAATCCTTCATATACATTGGGTATTTCATAACTTCACGAGCATAAGCACCACGAGTTTCAAACTCTTTCATGTTAAAAATTTCTTTCAGCCTATCAAGTGCTTTGTATCCAATTTCATACATTGCTTTTTCCACTTTCTTCAACTCGTCAGCATAATCGGATGCATAAGTAAGGAATTCTTCCTGTTCTCCATCAAGCACAATTTGAACAAGGCGTTCTGTATTGACAACGCCATTATTGCGAGCATAATGAGCCATAACGTATTGCGGGCTTTTAATTTTTACTCTGTTAAAGTTATTGTCGCAAACTACATAGCCCTCCTGATTCCATGGAAGTGCATTTGCTGCCTTCTGTACATCTTCAAGAGAATGAAGAGGATAACGCTTGGGCATTTCAAAAGCATAGCTCATATCAGAATCTTCTGGATTCCATTCTCTCCCATCTTCCATATCACGCATACCAAGAAAATATAGCTTAGTTTCTTCATATGGAATTACGACGCGGTTATACGGGGACACAAGTTCAAACATATATGTGCACTTCGGATCTGCTGTTTCTTCCCATGCCCCCCATGACATTGGCATAGCATCTTTTACCAAAGCACCAAAAGTAGGATATTTGACATCATTAAGTTCTGCTTTAAAAGCATCAATCGTACCGTTGGTTGAAATGTGCCAACCGTTATCATACCAAAATTTGATAAGTGATCCGTCAACTTTTTCTTGAACAGAAGCTGTGCTCCAATCAATATTACAAGCATTAGGTTCAGAATAATTAAAAAATTTATCAAACCCTCGGCATACACACTCCCAATTGTATTCTCTAAAAATAATACCCCTCGCTTCACGAACAAGAGGAATTGTAAAGTCAGAAGAAAGCTGATTATACTTGAGCATGATATAATCGCCATCACGAGAAATCTTTAGGTTGTAAGGATCAGTTGTAAGTAGTTCTTCCCAGTTTTCATTGGAGAGAATAAAATCTCTAAGTTCAAGATGATACATTATGAAAAACTCCTCATTGAAAATTCAAATCCATCAGGATCTTTGAAGTAGTCATTTGCAAACCAATTATCAAACTTATAGCTCTGTAGGCTTTCTGGAATATGACTAATTGGGCCATAGTCTGGAAGATTTTTATCATACCAGCGAGAATCTTTGTCTTGTTCAATCTTCTCTGGCTTCTTGGCTCCAAGAACGCCGCCATTAAACTTAATCACTCTATCATCAAAATCGTCCCAATTGTATTCTGTTCCATATTCATCATAGATTTTAAATTCACCAGTATCATATGCAGCTTTATATTCTGCTACAGAGTTAATACCATCTTTATGCCCCTGCCAAGACGGAAGCCAGCCGCAACTAGTCTTGGCTACGTGAATCTCATACCCAAAATATGGCTCATCTGTAAGTTCATAAGAATATGGTGCATACCGCTGAGCCATTTCTTTGTTCTTTGTAATCATATAAAAATTCGTGCTCATAAGTTATTCTCCTTATTAATTCCATGTAGATGTTTTTGCTACCCAATTACAAACTTTACATTCATTGAGTGTATTTGTAAGCTCATTAATAGCTCCATTTATTACAAATCAATATCGTCATCAGCCTCAATCTTTTCTTCCGCTTTCTTCTTACAAGCTGCAATAGCATCTAGAACATCTCTGCGGCCAATGTTTTCTTCACACCATTGCAAATAGTCTGGATGTTCACGATACACATCGATAATTTTCTGTCCCTTGCATTTGCCAAACTGCATTACATATTCTTCTGGATTAATAGTCACAGTTAGTGGTACTTCAATATTTTCAAAATCCATAGTCAAAGACTTACGAGATGCTAAATAATCTGCTAAATGTACCAATTCTTGATGCATATCTTCAGGCTTAGGTAGGCATTCTCCAGTTTTTCTATCAACATTAAATTGCCCCATATGTGATTCGATGCAATGAGCGATTAGTTCAATCTCCTCGTGATTTAGATATTTACCATCATAACTACGAATGGCTGTAGCCATTTGTAGAGGATGATCAAATTTAGTATACTTATTTCTTTCATAATCTAACTGAGAGCCACTCTTACGGCCATCGTGAACCAGTCCCGCCACGCGAAGCAAATCTCTTTCTCTACTAGGAATTATTTTGTTATACTGTTCAAGTTCAAAGAAAAAGTTTAGAAATCTAACTACTGCGATTTGATGACGCATCAGACCAAGTTCACCAAGACAATAAGACGGATGGTACTTTCCAGTACTTGATGCTCCTACATGCCAAATATATTCTGGTAGATTATCAAGCAAGACAATAGCAAATTCTTTAATATCTTCATTCTCAAATGTATTTAGAATTGGTTCTACCAACTTCATTCTTTCTTCTGTCATAATTACGCTTCCTCCTTGCATTCTTCACAAACAGGAAGTACCCATCCAGTCGTATATGACGTCGCTAACTTTCCACACACCGCACAAGTTTTCCGGCTAATAGTGGCGTATTTTTCAAGTATATTTTCAATCTTGTCATATAATTCATTCATATCAGCAACTTCTAGGTCGGAATAATCCTTGTCTTCCCAGCTCCAATACACTCTTAGTTCTCCCCACTTTTCCTTCGCCTGTACAATTTCAAAGTTTTCAGTATAACTACCAATAATATCAAAGAGTTCTTCTTTCAGCTTTGGCACAAAACTCTTAACCCAGCCATCTGGTAGAAAATCTAATGCTTCAACCCTGTCTTCAAACTCACAATAAAGGTCTTCATAATAATCTTTATATTCATTGCTCATCTGTCATTTTCTCCAATCTTTTTAATACTTTTTCTCGTTCTCCAATATATTTATCCTCCAATGCCAAAGGATTTTTGCTGCTTCCAAGTTTTGTAGCAACATTGTCCGCAATTTTATAAATATAATATATGTCGCGCAAAGCTGTTGTTGTAACATAAAATGTTTCGCCTTTTAGAGACTTGATCTCTGTCATAATAATTTCTTTGGACGAAATGCCCTTCATTAATCATCCTCCACAAAATCCACAATTGGCTTTGTTTTATGGCAACAATCACACTCTGCTTCATATGGTGTCATTACAATTTTCTTAATCTCCTTTTTTGAAGGCTTCATAATGCGAATATAACATGCTTTGCATAGATCGGAATATGCTTCTTTCATAATTGTTACTCCTTTTTATATAAATATTCTTTAAAATATTTAATTTCTGCTAATTTTCTTGCTTCTATTGCATCATTTATGTCATAGTAACACCCTAAAGACTTGCGTTTACCATTAATATCAATTCTTGCTTGCCATTTTTTTATTCCTTTAATGTAAATCACTCCAGTATAGCCACTTGTATTGTTTCGCTGAGTGCAACTATTAAGTATATTCTGCTGCTGCGTCACAAATCTTAGATTAGATTTCCTATTATCAATTTTATGCTCTTGTCTTGGAAGGTGCTTGATATGATCTACTATATCTATATCAGAAGCATTCATTACCAATCTATGCAAAGATATTTTATGCTTCTTTGGATTATATGATGTCGTCACTACATATCCGCCCGTATCATAATGCCATGTATAATTCTTAATCTTATCATAATCCTCTTTGTCAAACCAAAATGGCTCATTTTTCAGTGTATATCCTATCCCATAATCTCCGGATAAATCGAATTCATTATATTTTTTATGCGCTTGACCTACGTTTTCTCTAGTGAGGCAACCGCAGCTTAATGTACGACCATTTCTTAAGCTGTCTTGTAACACGATTGTTGGGTTACTTGTGCCACAAGAGCATTTACAAATCCATGCTGGCTTAGATTTTCCATTAGAATATATTTTATCATCGGCTCTTTCTAATACAACCCATCTACTCTTTGGAACACCATGCTCAGACATGACCCAGCCTGTCATATCTTCTTTCACGTTAATCATTGATTATACCACCTCCTCTTCGGCGTATCCATTCTCTGTAGTATAGTGTATCGTTTTTATACCTAAATCTTTTATTAGTTTCATACAACTTTTACAAGGCCGACTCATCGCCAGCCCTCCACGCTTATATTCTCTGTATACATAGAGTTCACAATCTCTCCATCTGATGTCTTTATTCCCAAGCAGTGGAATAAGACAACTAACTTCAGCATGCAGTTTTGCAGGAGTTTCCTCTTCAAATCGCTCTTTGTTCAACTTTTGCTGTAAAGGATGCGTTCGCTGAGAATTGCAAGAGCTAGAAATGATTCTGTGTTTATAAACCAATACCGCTCCTACATTTACTCTTTTAAAGTCCGACATTGTGCTAACGGCTGCAGATGCCCTAAAATAACTTTTATCTTTCTTCGACAACATCCTCTACATCTTCCTCATACAATCGCTTATCCTTACGATCCTTGGCACGGCTATAAGCCTTAGCATTGCGCAGAACCTTAGTCACTGGTCGTGGACATGTCCAAAAATTTCTCTGCTTCTTGGCTTCTTCCTTAATACGATTGTCCTCTGTCATGGTGTCAATCTCCTTTCAATTAATTTTGTATTGTTATTATAGCATGGAATCTTCATTTGTCAAGTACCTTACTGGCGTAATCTGGAAATAATTTTTGGGAGCATTTTATTCACATAGTCAATTTCTTCTTCTGTATTTAGATGAGACATTGAAATTCTAACGCTGCTTAATGCCTGTTCGGTTGTGAGCCCAATAGCTTTGAGCACATGAGAAGGTTCTGCTGTTCCTTCGTTACATGCCGACCCAGAGCTAATCTCAATGCCATATAGATCACACATTGTGACTAGGTCAGAACTTTTCACGTCGTCAATCCTGATGTTTAAAATACTTTCTACACATGGAGTTTTTGAATCAATCGCATTAAGTGTGACTCCTTTTACCGCCAGTAAGTTATCCTTTAATTTCTTTGATAAGTAAGAGACTTTAGCGTTATTTTCATCCATGTGTGTAACTGTATCTTCTAGCGCAGCAGCCATTGCAAGAATACCTAGTACATTTGTTGTCCCGCCTCTGACGTGCTGCTCTTGGGAACCACCATAAATTAATGGATGCATATGAATTCCATTTTTAATATAGAGGAAGCCGCACCCCTTAAGGCTATTAAACTTATGTCCAGAACCTGACATCATATCACAACCAAGTTCTCTAACATTAATTTTCATATGTGGCAATGCTTGAGTTGCATCTATGTGATACAGTAATTTATTTTTATGCGCGATATTGGCAATCTCCGAAACTGGCTGAATAGTGCCAATTTCATTATTGACATAAATACATGTGATGGCAGATACTAGATCCCAATTTGTGAATCTATCGACTTGCTTATTTAAATCGTCGAAATCTACAATGCCATGTTCGTCTACCGTATATAGAAAACGTGGAGCCATTGAATGATGTTCAATTGTTGATCCTAAAATAGTATTATTCTTCCTCACCCATGAATTAGACTCAGAAGATCCACTTGTAAAATAAATCTCGTCAGGTTCTGCCCCAATTAGCTCTGCAATCTTTTCACGTGCTTTTTCTACCTTTACTTTGACATTACGTGCCGATTCATAAGAACTATTAGGATTATAGAATTCATCCAAATTTTCTAGAATGACTTTCTTTGCTGCTTCACAAATAGGTGTTGTAGATGCATTGTCCAAATATGCTTTCATCTTATACCTCCTCACCAGTTGCGCTATCAATAATTTTGTATTCTGTCATCCATTCACAAATATTTGGTACAGTCTTAAGTAACGGCAAATTATCTGCATCAATCCATTTATTTACTCCCTTATGTTTAAAAATTAAAATATACTTATCTGTTTTCATATATACACCATCCTCTATTAATTTGGTATTGTTTACCCTGTATTAGTATATCATGTATTTACAATTTGTCAACCCATTGCATAAAAAAATAGTGGGTTATTGCCCACTATTTTATTTTGAGAAATATACTCCATCTACATATAACATTGGCGTACCAAAACTATGGAATGTATGTATTCTAAAATATACAACGTCTGTAATTCTATGTCCAGATAATACATAATCAACAACTTTATATTGTTCTTCTTGTGGCATAACATATTGATAATATGGAGCAACTGCAAAATGATTTTCAGAATTCAATACCCATAATCCACCGTATTCGTCACAATGATTAAGAATGGCAGACAATGTAATTACTTGGCACTCCCATGATGCGCTTCCGGCTTCACAATACAAGCATTGGGCCAATAGTTGTTTTTCATAATCTGTATATTGTGTATCTGTATCTACAAATTTGATTTCAGACACGTCGCAATATATACTACACTTTGATAAAATATCATCTAATTCTTCTTGCTTTAATTTTTCTTGTTGCTGCTCGAAAATTTCTTCCTGATATAGTACTGCTTGTTCATAAATATTAAGTTTATTGATTGGCAGATTTGTTTCTGATTCATATTCTACGATTAAAGATTCTTTATATAAGCTAACATTTTCTGATGCTACATAATCTTTTTTATTCAATATATTAATAATAATTACAAATAATAAAAGTCCCAAAATTATAGTTACTTGCTTCCACTTACGCATCATATCACTCCTAATAACAAAAAAATAATAACCCATGCTACCCGATCCATTGATAGCACGGGTTATAATTTACTTACATAGTTCTTGCTTAAGATGTTCATTTTCTAATTTTAATTCCTCTAGTTCATTAACCATTTGCACAATCGAATACAAGAATGATATCCCCGTTGGATTACCATTTTCGGCCTGAATTCTTGTGGCGATAATGTCTTTCAACGTTTTAGTATCCATATTTGCCTCCTTGATTAATATCTGGATGATTGTTGAAAAAAATAAAGAAATAAGTTTCGTCTGCTTTATTATCACAAAATAGTTCGAGATAATCACCCTTATCTCCAAGTAGAGCACCCAGCGCAACATATTGAGAGAACTCAGATTTAAGGTTAAATTTATCACCTTCTGGAGAAGTCAAATATACATTTCCAGAACATTGCTTTACAGCATAAAGAAAATCATTGATTTCATTAATGTTTTTAATTCTCATATAATCCTATCCCTTTCTTAATATTTTTAGCCCTACGTCCGCAGAACACGACAGCACTATCGCTAGTTTTTTACAGAGATAACAGTACAGTCATGAGCTAAACCATACAAACGTAAACATAACTAATAGGGCTTACTGGTCAGGATGTGGAGGCTCGAACTCCAGACCCGCGCATTATGGTGATTCTTATTAGACTCGAACTAATATCTCTACCTCCTTAGTGATAGCGAGTTGCCATTCCTCTAAAGAATCAAAGTGCGCTGCTCTACCAACTGAGCTACATCCTGATATTTTTATTCACCAACGAGAATCCACAAAAACTTCTTTCCCCATTTTACTTGAAAGAAATCCAACTCATTAAGTTCTCTCCAAAGGTCAGGTCTATTTCTGCGAACTTCGCTAGTACTTTTCACAATCCCCGCTTCAACTAAAATCCGAGGAAGAAATCTTTCTTCTGTCAAAAGAGTAACTTCAGATTCGTTCAGAGCCCAATCTTCCAGACTGGAACCGAAAAGTTCTGTGGGAGTTCCAACCAAAGGAACGCCAACAATTACGTTTTGATACATAAGCCTACTCCTTTCTAATAAGAATTACCTTTATTCAGTCAACCTGTAGCAGCAGGTAGTAATTGTGAGACTTATACCATTTTTCTCCTTCGCATACTTGTTGGAAGTATCGCCGAGAATCCGCGAGAGCGGTGGAGCGAGTGAGGGCAATCGAAGCCCCATCTTCTGCTTGGAAGGCAGACATAATAACCATTATACTACACCCGCATATTTTGGCCGTTACCGAATGGCTTCATGTGGTCAGCAATCAGCCACTCAGCAACTACATTACAACCAAAAGTTAGAACGGACTCAATATGACCAACTTATTCAGTCCGCCCTTATGAAAAAATAGGATTTTATTTTTCTCCAAAAGGCTTATCTGGGGCACTTGCAATGCTAAACAGAGGTGCGATAAGACAATTATGTGTTGATGTTTTTGTGAAAGATCTAAGTTAGGACGTAGGAACCATCTCTTTACAAGATAACATCAAACCTACGGGTAGAGCCTCCACAAACACCACCTAACAAAGCCTTTGTTTCATCGGCTGGCAGCGGATGTTGGTAACGATCCAACCTTTCTCGGGTCAAAGCCGAGTGTCCTTCCAATGAACGAATCCGCCATATATGCGGTTTAGGATAACCGCAAATAGTACCGCTGACGTGTTCGACCACGCAATCTCTTTCGAGCCTTGGTTTTTGAGACCAAGATGTATACATTCCATCACAGCGGCATATTGAATGGGGTATTATAAACGACCGCCCCATCATCGGCCTCAGCATAACAACCACTAGGGATGTATGTAGTGAGAAGTTCAAGGGGATGACTTCTCTCGCATTTTTACCATCCGAAGACAAATGCTTTGCATACGCTAATCCGTATGCCAGAGATAACACTCCGGCTGTGTCAAGCCGTCCTCTGCACGGAATCGAACCGTTCCTGCTCCTTGACTGGAGGTGTGCAACCTTTACACCAAAAGAGGATATGATGCCGTCAAAGTGTCTGACGGCTGACACCCAATTTGATATGTTGATATCATTATATCTAAGTCATTATTTGGAATGACAAATATATCTTACTATTAGCATTACCCACTACTCACCACGTGGAGGTTGTAAGATTTGAGTAGTTACCCCCACTTGGACTCGAACCAAGAACGTGCTCTAATCTGGAGCCTTAATGCCGGGTATAGGCCGGGTGTTTTACCATTAAACTATGAGGGCATATATTTTGTTGTCTCTCCAACCGTCACCGTTTCTGCCATTTTATAGGGTTTGTTAGAACGGTTTAAGCAACTAGTCCCTTGGTAATGATAGCAAGCGGAGCCGTGCATGACTCCAATAGATTCAATAAGTGAGTAATAGGTTTATTAACCATACAAGGTACTATTTCGTTCTTATCTTTTCTATTTGCACTACTTACTACCATTTGGCATGGAGGATTGGGATTCGAACCCATGACGCGTAGCTACAACTAGTTTTGGAGACTAGCCCATTCGACCACTCTGGCACCTCCATATATTGAATGCAAGCGATAGGATTCGAACCTATAACGGACTTATTTATGTATTATTTAGCCTCCGACTAGTCTTTCATAGCCGTGTTTACCATTTCCACCACGCTTGCGTAAAACCAGCTCAGCTTTACCTCGCCCTTAACGACTGCTGGTGCGCCGGATACCATACTCGTATCTTTACTGCTTCTAAAACAACTTACTAATCACGAGCAGCGATGATTAGTAATAAAAAATGTTTAGGCAAGTTCGCTACGCTTACCCCGTGGAATATCCACGCACGATTTTCCCGGACACAGATTGCCCTATCATATTAGCACCCCGATAGGTTCTCTCACTATATATCGTGTTCTTTCCCTTTCATTTTCTGCTTCGAAAGCCAATCGCTTGCTCTCTACTCCAAGACTTTGGACGGGAGATGGGGTGGTAGTTTAATGACTTGCCAAGGTCGATGGTGCGGGTAGCGAGACTTGAACTCGCACGGATATTTCACCGAGGGATTTTTGGTGAGTATTGTAGGTGCTGCCCCTACCAAAGCACTGGCTATCCCCAAGTCCCTTGTGTCTGCCATTCCACCATACCCGCATATCTTAGGGCAGCTTTAAGGTGATGCCCAGCACCATACTTAACTCCTTAAGAGTTCTTCAATACGGCTTCAACCGCATCATATCTATCACTCATAAGCGTCTCAACGAGGCACTCATAAGGATCGGTCTTGCCACTCATGACCATCTTGCAAACATTAGTGGAGAATCCACTAACAAGAGCAACACCAAGGTCATTCTCCTTTACAGGAATAGTTCCAGTGCGAGAATTTACATTCCAGAAGACCAGTCTAGGCATCTGATACCCAGCATCCTCGAAACGCTTCTTGATTACATCAAAAAGTCTTGCATTAGGTCTATTAAGACTCCATCCATTGCCGCCGCCACCACAAGTTGCACAAGAGTCAAACTCCATGTCTGAAATAATCAGTACGTTCTTAGGCATATCCTCTTGCTTCATATGACCATTCACCGCAGTAGTAAGAATCAAATCAAACACCTTTTCAATGTTCGTATTTGAACACTCACTATGGCTATATGCAACACGAAGCTTATCTCTTAGAGAATCACACTGACTAAAATCAACCAACTGAGGTCTGCTAGAGAAAGTAATGTATTTATCCTTAAAGTCACCGGAAGAATGTTCTGCAAAGTAAATTGCAAGTGCATTTGCAACTTCAAGTGCCGCAATATGAGTATTCCCACCAATATTGCAACACATAGAGCCAGAACCGTCTGCGACTACAATGGTGTTTCCACACTCATTTACTGTGTCAGGCAAAGCCTTCCAAAGAGATTCAAGAGTTGCATCGTACTCATTGGCACGACAGCCCCATCCAGTTATAACAGAGTACTTATGTACAATGTCATGAGGAAACAAAGTTCCTGCATTAATCTTAGTTTCGCCATTTTCAAGATTACTCAGATACTCTCTGCGACGCTCCTCATCATTACGAAGGAAAGCTCCATTATAAATGAGGTTTGCACGAGAAGGAACTGTTTCATATTTAATGTCTTTCCACTTCTTTGCAGACATCTTGCTCTCTACAATATCAATATAAGAACGAAGAGAAGAAAGTGTCTTACGATACTCACGCTCAGTCATACCAAGATTCTTGCAAATATATCTTGCGTCCATCTTAGTTCTTGTAGAAGAAGTATTCACAGAAGGAAGCCACTTAGCAAGAAGAGATATAGGCTTATTATCAGCCATATTTGCAATGTCATCAGTGAGCTGCTTTTTGATAATATCAAAAATAACACTGTCTACGTCTGTGCCAAATAGGCACCACAGATCATCATAACGACCGTACTCGCTTACTAGAGGAGCGAGATGCTTAACAATATCAGCGTCATCCTTTGCCATATTCTTAAGAATCGCTCTGAATAAACGTCTCTCACCGAGACCACCACGGACATCTCTGGCGAAGAATAGCCAACGCAGAGCCATCATCTTATCCTCAAAATAAGCCTTAGTAAACTTATTATAGATGTTCTCCTCACTCATACCACGCATAGAAGAAACTGCGAAGTTTAGGTCAACCAGTTCCTTGCCAGAAGTACGATACCCAAGAGCACCATTCTCAGTCACCGAATAGTTGAAATCCTCGTTCAGAGTATTCTTTACTGCATTCATAAAAGACATTTTTCTTTCCTCCATTTTTGATTTATTTCTAAATCCCAAGACACATTCTTATGTATTCTCCACATTGAAAATTTGCTGTTAGTGTCTTTGGTGTTTATTCAACGAGACGCCAAAATAAAATCATTAGTAAAAATATCATTTTCATCTTTTTTAAATTGCTGTAAGCGTCTCTATGTAAGGCAAGGCACCATCAATATAATATCTAGCATATTGTTTAAAGTTGCTGCTAGTGCCTTTTTAAAGTCTCCTGACAGGGCTCGAACCTGTGACCTCTGGTTTAACAGACCAATTAGAAACTTGCTGTTTAAGGCTTTTACAAGTCTCGTTATTAAGCGCTCTATCCGACTGAGCTACAGGAGACATATGATTGCGATGAGTAGGAATCGAACCCACAATTGCAGCTTGGCGCATTAATTTTGTAAACTTGCTGTTCATGTCTAGCTAGACACTTCAAAATAATCGCTGCCGTCTTAACCATTTGACTATCACCGCATATAGTTGAGCCTTTTCAGTTCGTGCTCAGGAACTTTAATTTTGTATTGTCTTGAACTGTCTATATTATATCACAAATTTTTTATTTGTCAAGAGGTTTTTAAGAATTTTTTGTAAGCCGCCAAGATGCTTCGAACATCGCCTTATTGAGATCCTCTACGAACGCAGAAGACAGTCTATCAAGCTGCTTATAATACTTCTGCATGACCTTGCGCTTTACTTCCTGTTCGCCATATTCCTTGTCGTACTCGTCGCCGCCATAGGGCTTAGACGCAGCCTTGAAGACATCATTCATAAGATACTTACTAGGATCGAAGCACAGGCTCTTTGTCATACCCATTGCCTTTGCAATCCGGTTAATACAGTCATACTTTGTACCCCGCAGCTCTCCAATCGTCGTGCCATCGCTCAGGTGATAATACTTAATCATTTTTCTTGCTCCTTTTCAATTAATTTTGTTTTGTTTCTTTCAACTGTTCATATTATATCATATATTTTTTATTTGTCAAGTACTTTCAAAAATTTTTTCCGCCAATTCTCTAGTCTCTTTATAAGACAAATACTTAACATTTAGTTCCTTTAGTGCCAATAACTCTTTGTTTTCAAACTCGTTCAAATGTGTCACCGCCAAAGATACATTATAAGAATGCTCACCAATATCCTTTTTGATTCTGCTTACAAGTTCATTAACATCCAGCTTACCATATCGAATACTGCCCTGATACGGATTTGGCACATTAGTTTTATCTTCCATAAAACCATTGATTTCAGATTTATCACATTCACTATCAAAATCCCCAGCACCATGTCTTGTTATGTATGTTCTTGTAACATAACACACTTCAACGTTAGCACCAAATAAATACTTTTCAATAATCACATGCGGGTTCTGAATTCCAGTATTGCTAGGAGTTGTATTGTCTCCGTATCTTGTCTGGTTCTGATCTAGTAGCAGACCTTGCCCATTTTCAAATATAACATTGTCATATCGTCTCAATATACGTCCATAATCAAAAACAATATGTGAACACATGAACTGAATATCATCAATAAAATTATAAATTAGATTATCAGAATATAGAATTTCTTCCCACTGTTTTACTACATCTGGATTCGCAGACGCTAATCTCTGCGGCATATATTTATCTCTAATATTTTTTAGAAATTGAACTTTATATTCTTCACTCATCATATTAAAGTGCCGCAATGATGGTGCTCCAGTACTTGTATATCTGCAGATAGTTTCCCAGATTCCCATGCCGCAAGATCCATGTCGATTTTCTCCACGACTATCTTCAAGAATTTGATTTACGATCACGTCATACGGCGTTGACCATCTGCAATTCCAATGCGCACAAACGAGTGGCTTAAAGCCTAAAGAATCCAATTCTTCATACTCTTTTCTGAAAGTCATAGGATTCAAAATATATTGCTCGCTAAAATATGTAGGGGCTTCTGCAAAAGTGCCAGAACCAAAATGATGAAACACATGTCTAATGCCATCTGGCGTCACCACAGTGTGCCCTCTCTGTGCTCCGCCATTAGATAAAACAACAATACAGGATTCATTCCGCTTTTTTGCTTCTGCGCAGAAATAATCAGTCATCAATCCTTTTCCTTCGTCCCCAAAATTGCTACCGATTACTACTTTAACATTAGGCATGTGTTTATCTCCTCTTACCAAGAAATTCCTTCGCTAGTATTGACAAATGTACTTGTATCGCTTCCAGTAAATGCATTTGTTACAATCTCAATAATGTCATCTGCAATCTTATTTACAGATGTAGTCTTGAGATGATTCGTATCAAGAAACTGACCAAAAGTCTTATTAACGTCGTCTTCATAGCGACCGTATCCATGCTTTACATACAGATGATAAATATCAAACTTCTCAGAAGCATCCTTGTAAAGCTGTGCCGTCTCAACATTATCCTGTAGATTATCACCAGTCGCAACAGATAGAGTATTCTTAGGCAGATACGGATTCAAAGGTTCATCACCCATTGTAATAATAACACCCTTCTGCCCACGATTCCAACAATCTAGCTTGGTATGATTAAGCCCAAAATACCATGCGGCAGTATAGGACTCATAAGAATTGCCGCCGCCACCGCCCTCAAAATAAATTTTATCAAGCTGTTCTGCGATTCTGATATCTGATTCAAACTGAGATGCCTGAATTGGAGCGTTATCATAAGCAAGATCTCCAATGCCCATAATCATAAATTCAACATCTGTCATCTTCTCATATAGGCTTGTCATAACAACATTGATCTGCTTTGCAACTTCCATGGCTGCACTGCCCATACTACCAGTTACATCGAGTGCTAGAATAACAGGCTTTGTATTGGGATGCTCTGCGGAATCTACACACTCGCGAACAACATTTTTAGGATTAAGCTCCGCCACTAGGCATCTCGATTTAAAATTATCCTGAACACTATTTAGTCCTCTGACAACACCAAAATCGTCTACCATTGCACACTTTGCAGTAGTTACATAGCTAGTAAAGTTATCTCTCGTCCAAGAACCGCCACCCATAATTACTCAGCCCCACTTTCATCGTCGATTGCATCAATATCAAAATCAAACATTCCGCTAAACATATCCGACATATTACCGCCATTCATAAGCATCATCATAGGAAGCATAGAATTCATTCCGTTGCTTGAACCATTACCACCCTTCATCATCTCGGACATGACCATATAAGACATCATCTTGTCCATACCCTTCTTGCCCTTCATAAAATTGTTACCGAACATAGATACGATCTTACCATAGAAATAAGTACTTCCCATAAATACATGACGCTCAGGGAGGACGGTTTCTACAGTAGAATCCTCATAATTAATAACCGTAATGGTCTCCTTCTCAGCCTTAATAACACACTTTGGCTTGCCAGACACTAGAATAATGTCTCCAACTTCAACCTTGTTGGTTGGCATAACGAAGAAGAACTCTTCGCCAATGTCAAAAACAAAGCTGTCACAATTTGTAAGACGCCCATTCTTCACATTATAGCTCTTATAGCCATTGGAAGTCTTAACAGCGATTCCTCCGCTCATAGAAAGTCGGCACATACCGGGAGCAATCTTTCCGAACATACCATTGAACACATTTGTCATAACTCAATTCTCCTTTTTGATTTTACTTTAATTTTGTTTTGTGTTTCTTACTGTCTAGATTATAACACGTTTTTCTTATTTGTCAAGAGGTATTTTAATTATTTTTAGCTCTAAAACAATGAAAATCTTCACAAAAACCATTATCAAATGCTATATCTTGGTGCGCTTCATCATTATATTTCGCGCATCCTTTTGGCTCTTGGTTATTTTCCCATCCATTTTCATCAACCCAAATATCACGAATTGAGTAAATACAGGAGTCACAGCAGGGAATACAACCTTCTCCGCACAGTATCATCTATACCATGGCCCTCCATCGTTATAAAATAGATCATGTATTAGACGCACAAGCTCTGCCGGATCTTCTCTCGTATCACCAATATCCTCAACAACTTCAGCAATTTTCACTTCGGGTTTTTCCTTAGTCTTTACTTCTTCTACATCCATTGACGAATCTCCTTTGGATTTTCATCTACTTCATACCAATAATCAACATTGTAAGTTGTATCAGTATACTGATTTCCATACACATCAAGTTTACATCCACAACCGAGTTCTGTGCAAATCCAACCAGTCGTTACGCTTCTCATCGGTGCACCACACTTCGGGCAATACATCCAAATCATTTCAGTTACCCCGCGTTATAACTTGCGCACAGAACTGTTCCTTCGGGAAAAATTTCTGTTGTTCCAACCAGTCTAACACTTATTCTTTCTGGCATTGCCCAAGTGTCAAGAGACTCACCACTCTCATACCACAATTTATCATAACGATTAGTCTCCTTATTCCATCCACGCGCCTCTCCTTGCGGGTGGATATGTCGCGCAGTCGCTTCATCCTTAGCCACAACAATGGCGCTATCATAGGTATCATAGCCGAGCCAGTCATCAGCCCAAATCTTATAGATATTCATCTTCAAATTTTCCTCACCACACAAATTCAGGATGTTCCGTCATAAAAGGCTTTATGATTTCATCGATCGCTCTTTCTGCTGCTCTTATTGAAGAAAAGAAAACCACTCCTTGATGGTGCCACTGTGAAGTCCACTCTACTCCTAGCTTCTTTTCACCAACCCCCTCCTGAAACGTAATATACCAATGACATTCAATTCCATCCCACTCGCTATCTCCACCATTCTCAAGGGAAAATCTCCAAAGAAGTCTATTCAAAGTTTCATGAAGATTGCGCTGGCGCAGAAGCCCTATATCAGAGCAATAGTTACCAATTTTATGATGCATGTCGTCAGTATAATCATTTTCTTCTTCTTCAACTTCAATACATCCATCGTCTGTAATAAAATAATACTCTGTGCCATCAACTCTCTTAAAAGGAGAATCCTTTTCTTTTTCTTTAACGACCCCGCGCAGAAGATCAGAAAGAGAATTGTTTACTTCAAACTTTCTGCCATCAAGCATAATGTAATTTTCCATTTCAATTCTCCTTTCTTCTGGGTTCCCATTTGGGTCTGACCATTCAACACTATTTGAGGGAATTTTACAACGAATTACAGACATTTCCAAATCTCCTTTCAAACCAAATCATCTATACAGAAAGTGTCATAAGCTCCAAGTAAAGCTTCCTTCATCAAACGCCGAAAGTCCTTAGACTTCCCATTTTCAAGCCAGCACTCCTTCATCTTATGCCAATTTTCTCCATTCTCAAAGAAAGAAGAAAGAACAGAAGTAAGTTTGTCCAAAGAAATACCTTCTTTGACACAAAAGTGAAGATTTTCTCCTTGCACATAAATATCAAAGCGAATATTACTCATCTACTTTATCCTCCAAAATCCACAAGTCTCCGCGCCGACCAACAACATCATAATTTTCAGCCACTTCTGCAAAAGGCACTGTATCATCAATCAAATACTCATAACGATTTCGTCCGCTCTCTACTTTAGCAGAAAGACCGTAACATAAAATCCCGCCCAAGACTAGAGCTAAAGCTACAAGAGAAAACCCTAGAACCCAAACTCTTTCTTGAAAAGCCAAAATTGCTATAAAAAGGGAAATGGCAGCGAAACAACTTAGCACAAGAAAAACCCATGGAGATATAATTGCTTCCATAACCGGAGACTGATTTACAATTATCATTCGCTCTTTTCCTCCACAATCAGAATATCTCCACGCTGGCCAATAATCTCATAATTCTCAATCAGTTCGCTCACTGTGTAATCACCGTCAAAACAAACTTCGTATCGAGTATGCAGAGGCGCGTTGAACTTAACAATAGTGCAAACCATAAGAATTATACTCAATACCGCTGTAACAGAACCTAAAATCACGCTGCCGTTATTAAAAAAAGCAAAAGTATAACAGATTGCGGCGATTGTAAAAATTAGAAAAACAAAAGCCGCGCCTTTTCCTGAAACCTGGACTGTGTTCAAAATTTCCATTATGTTGCCATCCACTCCTTCTCTAAGCACTTTTTACAACAATAAACTGAACCGCCGAGAAACTTTGCTTCACTCTCTGGAATAGTTGTCTCATCTATGTCCAGTTCAAAAGCCACAGGATTTTCTTTGGTGTGAAAACCACCGCAGAAGTAACACTTCCGAAAATCTCTGTCTTTTTCAGGGATCATCTTCATTTTAAATTCTCCTTCATTAATTTTGTATTGTGATTATAACACAAAATTTTAATTTGTCAAGAGGACGATTCGCAGTATTTTTTTTGAATCGCCCCTTGACTGTGTCTGTATTATAGCATAGATTTTGAATTTGTCAAGAGGTTAATTGCACATTTACCAAATAATTTGTTAACCAAGGTTCTTGTTCTGGGAGTTTAATCCATTGTCCGTTCTCATCTTTGCGGCTCTTATTACGCATTTCTGAATTAAATTGTAATAAGCACCCTTTATCAAATGGATTTTTCTCATACGCTCTCTTTTGTACTTTATATGCAACAGTTTTCCCATTCCATAGTTGATACACTATAACACGAGGACTCCACTTAGTGTTAAGATCTACAACATACCCAATATTTTTTTTATTTGGCATTATAGTTGAGATATAGCCAAGATACTCTTTAGACCATTCGATTTTGCTCTGAATTGGCACATCAGCATCTGGGATCATAGAACACAGCTCTTTAATAAGTCCGTCTTGATCTTGTACCCGCCACTGCTTCTCAGTCTCTGTACAATACTTTGATAGTAGTTCGGACGGTAGCTTACATTTATCCTTCTTAAGAAGCTTTTTACCGCCATAAGCGTTATAAAGATCTACTGTGCGTAAAAGTGTACCAATCTTCCCAAATTCAGAGAAAAAATCAAGCTTAATTAAAATATCGAGCATTCTACTATTTCCGGGAAATGCCTTAACAACATCAATGAAAGAATCAAAATGCTCGTCCTTCATTGCGTAAAGCCTATCTGACGTTTCTGCATTGATAAATTTTACAGATGACATTCCTTTGTAGATTGTATTTTCTTCTTTATCGCAGTTATAATCCGCCTTAGAATGTCTAAACCTAATATCTTTTAAAGAAATTCCAAAGTATGGTAATTCATCAATAAGTTTTGCAGTTCTATCCATATCGCCACTATACATTGTAAGAACTACCGTAAAGTATTCAAGAGGGTAATGTGACTTCAAATAGGCTCCATACATTGAATCGATTGCTACACTTAGGCTGTGAGATGCATTAAATGAATAATGCGCCGCATCTGTAACAACTTGCCAAGTATCTGCAAATCCATCTTCTGTTCCTACATTTTTAACCCAGCCATTTAATAGTTCGTGTTTAAGTGCATTTAATTCCTCTTCTTTAAATTTTTTCTTTGCTATCTTTTTAATAACATCATAGGTGCCTTTTTCTTCCATTCCTAACCAGACAAGATATTTCATAATACTTTCTTGGTACATAAGATAATGAAAAGAGTCATCTAGTATATCATCAAGTTCTTTAACCCCTGTTGTATATGGTTTTCTCTCAACAAAATTATTAAGCAGAGATGCAAATCCCGGACGTATAGCAGCGACATATGCTGAAAGTTCCGCAAGATTAGTAGGTTTATACTTTTTTAATATCTGCTTATCATAATCTGAATCTGCTTGGTTTATTGTTGTTGTTAATCCTTTTGCGTAGACATCCCAAACTTTCTGATCGCAATTTTTAATTAATGTATTAATATCATCAATAGGTCTTCCAATTAGCTCATAAACATCATGAATGATTTGATAGACAGAAACGGTAAGATAATCATTTTTTAGAAATTTATAAACATCACAGTTATAACCATCAAGGCAACAGCAAATCTCATCTCCAACCTTAATAAGTCCGACCATTTCAGAAATTTTATCATTAGACAATAAGAAACTACAAGGGCTAGGGGCAACACTTTCTACAACGCCTCTAAAGATTTTACTTCCATCAATTAAATCCTTCCACTTAGGATCATTCAAATAGCTATCTAGGTTTTTTGCAATGTCATCATATTCAGAAATATGCATATCATGCGCTTTACACCAAAGTCTAAATGCAGAAGATTCTTGTAGCGGCTTATACGCAATCATATAATAAATGCCATCTTGTCCCAAGATATCCTTACTAGCCTGTACAACAGGGGATGTATCCGCAAAATTAAGATCAATATCTGGTAACGATCTGCTGTTTAAAATACGTTCAGCGGACATAAATCTTGTCGGATAAAGTTTAATAGGCGCTGCAATTCTATCAACTTCTGTTAACCCTAATAATTTATTGATATAGAAAGAAACTGCACTTCCTCTTCCGCTGCGAGTTAAGATAGCGTTATATTCTTTTACTGCTTTTTTAACTACATAATGGTCAAGAATAAAATAATCTGCCATCCCACAGTCTTCAATAATCTTATATTCGTATCTTATTTGTTGAATATATTCTTTGTGACGTTCTTTTGGAACGTTATGTTTTTCTTTATTCCATCCCTCATTAATTAGTTTTTTTAATATGGCATTACTATCTCCTTCTACTACTTTAGGGATTTTAAACTCTTTATCAATAAAAATGCCCTCAGCATTATCAAAAATAAGAGTATTTCGCAACGCTTCTTCTACCTCTTTTTTTGTTAAGACGCCCTGCTTTTCATATCTTTGAAAAATAGTATCAGAATCAGGATAGTCAAGGCAAAATCCACTTTCTTCTTCATAAACAATTCCTTTGGCCTTTAAAAACAAGTCTCTATACTTAGCATCTTCTGGTAAAATATAATGTGAGTCATTAGCATGAATAATAGGAACGCCCGTCGCTCGATGCAATGCAATAATTTTTTTATTATATTCAATTTGGTCTTGGTCATTATGATCTTGAACTTCAAGATAAAAATTATCACCAAAATGATTTCTCAAAGGTTCAAAAAAATTACTTCTCCAATAATCTTCGTCTATTGAAATTGTTTCATAGATTGGAATTTTTTCAATATGTCCAACTTCATCAATATATCCAGGGCCACTATCATATACGGTTGTTGCTTTATAGCCAATAATATTCTTTGTTTTTTCAGTTCTCCTCGGCTTAAACATGCGCCCAGCTATACATGCAGTAGTTATAATTGTTTCTGACGGGGTAAGACTTAATAATAGCTTTAAATCTATACGAGGACGATAGTAATATCCCTCTGTATTTGCAATAGACATTATTTTATTGATCTCACGCCTTGCGTTTTCAGTCATTGCAATAAGCATTATATGATACATTTCACGACTTGTTTTATCTTTTATATCATCAACATAATACGCCTCTACTGCATAAATGCACTTTAAATCATTTTGCTGACAAAGAGTGAATGCCTCATAGATATTGCCCTGAAATCCATGCTCAGTTGTAAAATATGTGGTATGACCAAGCTCCTTAGCACGATTAATGTAATCAATTGGTTTTACAACACAATCTAAAGTGCGTAAATTACTATACATTGTATGTTTATGATAATTATTATATCTCATATGGCCACCTCATAATCACTTTGTCTCGTGCCATTATATAAATCTTCTTTTGCACGGTTATATTCTTTATGTAATCTTTTTTCCGCATCTTCTCTAGCGCAAATTGCTTCGTCTTTTGTATTAAATGTGCCAAGATGATAAACCACATTGTCGCTTTTAATAGCAGCCTTCCATTTTTTCTCTCTTTTTGAAAAATATACGCCTTTATGCCCACTCGTATTATTATTGTATAATTTTTCATTTTTCATATTATTTTTATGGCTTACTATACGAAGATTTTCAATTCGATTATCATTTGGCTTCCCATTAATATGATCCACTTCTTCGTCTTTTGCACAAGTATAGCCTTCTGCCTCCATAATCATCACATGCATAAGTTTATAAATATTCCCACCATTTTCTTTATACCCAATACATGTTCTAAGGTATCCATCTTTATGCCTATGCCAACAATACTGCCAAATCAAGTCATAATATTTTTTGCCAATATAAAATTCATAATTATCATTACGTGTGTATCCGATATAAAAATCTCCGCAATCTTCAAATTTATTTTTTTTACAAAATGCAGTTGATTTATCATAAACTTCCCATCGTTTTAAATTTCTAACAATTGTAACAGGAGTAGTATTATATTTATCTGCCAATTGATATGTAGACATTATTTTATTTTTATATAAATAAACAATATCTTCCTTAAACTGTTCCCAATATCCTTTTGGATAATTTGTTCCAGTCTTTCCTTTCATCTCTCACACTTCCTCCATTAATTTTGTACTCTCACAGCGCCTTATCTTCAATTTGCTTTAAAATACTCTCGGCTTCTTGCTTACAAGCTAACAGGGCATCATTCTTATCTTTCTCCGCTTGTTCCATTATATAATTTACAATTTCATCTTTATAATAATTAAGTGCTCTTAAAAGATACTTCTGCATCTCTGGGCAGCAAGCATTATAACCACCGGAATCCCCATAATACCCATATGACGCATGAAAATATACAGTGATATCATCACCCCAAATACTATGGTCGTAAAAATTAAATCCATATTTATCATTGCGAGGGTCTTTCTCTCCAATAGCAGTAAGACCCTTAGCCTTATTAAGATTGCTAATAATCTTGGTTGTTATATTTTTTTGTTCGTTATACTTTTCAATACAGGTCATAGTGCTCCTCCTACTTTCACATTACTTTTCTTTCAACTGTTACAATTGTGTCATTATGCCAACCGCCATGCGGAACAAGCAAAATCTCTTCAATTTCAAATCCATATTTCTTACCAATGCCGCCGCTATTCCAGCAGCAAGTAATTACAACACCATCTTTCTTAACGATTCTGCCAATTTGCTCCTTTTGTTTGCTCCAGTAAGATGCTTGTGTTGTTTGCATATTTACTGTTTTGCCAAGTGATGTATAACATTCTGACACTTGACGTGGAGAGTATGGCGGATCATACAGAACAGTATCAATAGAATTATCTCCAAGCATCTTCAAAAAATCCAAAGCATCCATGTGGTAATCAGTATCATATTGTTCGTCCAAATCATTGGTAATGATTCCAATTTTACTATCATTAGCGAATGGATCTACAATAACCCCATATGCATATTTGTTGATTAATTCTCTAATTGGTTTAATCTGAAACGTTTTGCTATTCGGCATAGCCCACACACGATTAATCTGCATTGTTGTCCTCCATTAATTTTGTATTGTATTTATATCACGATTTTTCTGATTTGTCAAGCTTAACATAGTCATTCATTGTAAGCTGGAAAAATTTATTACGATCATAGTATGGAGCTGCCAAAGTTCCAACTCCAATAAATTCACCGTCATTATTCATCGTCTTCCACGACATATCATTCCACTTGACCAGAATAACTCCACTATCATCAATAACCTTTAAATGCTTCTTAGTAGAGAACGTACTTACTTCATAATTATCAGTTCTGATAAGTACAGTAACTGCTGGGCTATCTTTTCCACTGATACGGTTAAAAGCATTAAGTTGTTTAATGAGTTGTTCATTTACCTGTTCTGCTGTAATTTCAATATCAGCCTCAACATCGACGCTAAATTCAATATCTGCTAGTTCATCTTCTATGACATTTTTAAATTGTTCAAATTTATCTTTATCACAAGTAAACCCAGCCGCTGACTCATGCCCATCGCAACGAGCTAGACCGGTATCATTTACCATAGCCATGAAGTCTGGAATTCCGATAGAGCGCATACTACCAGATATTGTGTCCCCATAATCTCTAACTACTATAAGGGGGCGCTGGAATTCTGATAGTAAACGGTTCCCGACCAAGCCCGTTATATCCGCATCTGTTTCGTCAATGAAAAACACCATAAACTTTTTATCCAATTGCTCTTCACCTTGCTTCATAAGGTCTGGTAACATTCCATTGACAATTTCATTCTGTTCTTCACGACACGCTTTAAGTTTTGGATAAATTTCAGCAATTTCATCCTCATCTTCTGCCAAAAACATTTGTGCAGACAAATCATTATGTCTGGTTCTAATTGCAGCATTAACTAGTGGGGCAATACTAAATTGAATAGCCTCTGTATTAAATTGATAAGTACCAATCATTTTCTTGACAATTGGGTTTTGATATTGGCTCAATCCCTTACTGACAATATAACGATTTTCTGGTTCTGCAAGTGAACAGACATCTGCAACTATCCCAACTGCTCCATACCACCATAAATCATCTGCATAATCAGTAAGATTCATTTCATCACAATATAAGCAGCACTTAAGAACAACACCGGCTCCTGACAGTTGACTATTCGGGTAATCTACTGCGCTACTTACAAGAACAAATGGAACGTTACTATTTAATAATTCTTGGCTCGGAATATGATGATCCATCACAATCAAAGAATGTCCAGAGTCAGTAATTTTTTTATATATATTAGGATCATTGTTAAGGCTATCTACTACAATAATAATATCTATCCCATCAAATACTTCCAAATCTATATTCTGTACACCATGTTCTTTCTTGTCGTGTACAAAATATGAAACATCTGCACAAGCTCTTTGTAGATATTTTGTCATAATTGCTCCGGCAGCATGGCCATCTTGATCTTCGTCCCAAATTACGCAAAATTTATATCCCATTGCTATTCCATCATCAATAATTTCATACGCCTTATCTATGTTTTTTAGCTTTTCAAATGGGATTAAGGAGTCCTCACTTGGATGCAAGAACTCCTGAATGTCATCAATTTTTCTATCATTAAGTATGGTTTCTATAATTTCACCATTATCCATATCACGACAATCATATTTAGCCTTTAATACTTTCTTCATTCACAATACCATCCATTATTTTTGTATTATACACTCATGTGGACTAATATAAAACATTCCGCTTCTGTAATCTGCATAAGCCACTTTTTTCTTCTGTTTATATATTTTAATATTGCTTCCATCGGCAATAGTCATCCAAATGTATTTTACATTCTTTGAATACTTTGGATCATTGACCCTATATTCCTGTCCTGGAGCAATAATATATTTATCAAAGTTTGCTTGTTCTTTATCAAATTCTATAAACGCCCCATAGTCACCAACGACAATACGAGTATAGCCATTACATACTACTGTGCTATTCTTAGTACATAATGTATCATCTGAACCACCTATGATAAATCTTTCAGGAAGATTATCAATATAAAATTGCCTATATTTCTCTGATAACTCTTTGGGCAATGGCTTATATCCATACTTTCGTGCTAGTTTTGCTTCAATCTTTAGGGTATTCATTTATAAACCCTTCAGGAAAAATATCTGTATCTATATTAATACGTGGGACGCGACCATCGTCTGCTGGATAGCAATGAATTGATATGTCACGCCAATACGTATAACTTGCAATAGTCTCTGCATTATCAATTAGTGATTGTCCACAATATTTAATATTTTTAATTAGATCTGCTTTCGTCATATCTTCATTAAGCTCCTAAATAAATATAATATTCTAAGTCATAATTCTGATTAAATTCAACCTCATCTATATCACACATATCTCTATCTAAATTAAATGTGCGAACAGGAATATCGTCTCCATATTTATTGGCATACGATTCTAATTTTTCAATTAGCTCTCTAACTTTCACGTCTGCACCCCTCATTCCATTCATCCCACCATCTATAAAATTCTGCCAGCTCTTCCTCTGTGGGCTGAGTGTCTTCTAATCCATAAATACAACCAGAATCTAAGCAACATCCATCAAGGTCTTCTCTTGTTTCAACCCAATCTGGATACGACATCCAGCCATATTTGCAGCTCTGACAATGTCGCACTATAGGGTCAATGCAGCGCGTAGGCTTATCATCCATAATAATCCTCCTTAATAACTATCGTAAAAATAAGCAGTTACATCTTTATGCTCTTCCATATATGTCTTTAACCATATCAAATTAATAATACTTCTCTGAATATTACCATAAGCTTCTTCGTATTCCCATATAGAATCAGCGTTATCATCATAGTATGCTTTATCAAGATATTGCATTAAAATCTTAACAATTGGTAGAATATCTTCTGATTCTACTGGTGTTCTGCTATCATTATCTTTTATACAATGTATCTTCGCTAGAATTTCTCCTCTGATGCCCCAACACTTTCTAAAATACAGCAAGTCAACATCCTCGTCTCTCCAGTCAAACGGTAAATTTACCCAATACGGAATGTCGTTTCTCTTAATATTTCTGCATACAAGTCCATTGTCTAATCCCATTACATATCATTCCTTTCTATTTAACTTATCATATTCCTTACAAAACTCGTCATAAATGGGACACCATTTACTAGGATCTGTATGACCAGTGATAGCTAGAACAAAACACATACTACGCATACGCCGATATTCAGCTTCATTGTATAATTCCAATACGCGGTGGCCTAAGCTGTCAACAACCTTGTCTTGGCACTCATCTGCAGTTTGTATTGTTTCCATAATCTTAGTGCTCATATCATACAAGACTTCAAATAAATCTCCCCATGTTACCGGCTTGTCTTTAAGGTCTCCTAGCTCAGCAATCTTTGCAATAATTTCTTCGTTTGTCACACTGACCGCCCCTTCCAATAATTTTCCATATCAATGCCATGAAATACTTTTTGCCCTCTATAAATTTCACTTTTGTGAGGAGGAGATTTCCAGTTACGTCCCTCTGAACATTTTACAATATAATGATCATTTTCACCCTTACTGTAAAGTTTCTTTGCTTGTTTGTCAGTCATATAGTATACAAGTGAACCAGTTTCATTAGTAAAAAATCTATAACCGTTAAGATACATTTTACACCACTTGAACCGGATTGCTCTGTAAATCCAGTTAACAAATCCTACAGGAAATGCAACTAACCCAAGTGTCAACATCTCTAGCACATCTTCATTCTCTTTGCTGATTTCATAAGCAATAAAAGAAATAATTTGCCATGCCACAATACCAATAGCTGCTCCAACAATATAATTCATCTGCTACCACCTCTTCGTTCAAAGTCAATCAACGCAGTAATGTCCGAAATACTTATCCCATAATCCTCCGATACCTGCTTGATTTTATCAATACTAATCTCAAAATCATCTTTGCATGACCATGCTGTACAGCCATCGAAAGAATCGTAGCATTTACAGCAGTAACACTTTAAGTTTTTAATATCACTCATTGTTTTCTCCTTTTGCAAATGGATCATATTCCGATTCATCCACTTTATTTGCCCACTCAACCCATCTTTCAACCTTTTCTCTTAGCTCATCATCGAGTAAAAATGGCTCTTGCACAAGAATTAAATTTGGATTCTTCTTCATGATATCAGCGTTATCTACGATTTCCTCATAATCAATTGGGAATTGTAACATTTTCGAGTAAATTCGGTCGCCGCGTGAACTAATTCTACGAGTAAATGTCGCTTCTCTGAACTTAAACTTCTCTGTTAAATGCGGATTAAGTGTTAAATCATATTTTACGATATAGCCAATCTTCATTAAATTTTCCTCCCTAGGCAATCAACTTCAACAATATCATTGTCAAGTACATCTGTTTCGTAAAGCATCTTTTCCAATGCATGAAGTTCATTAAAATAATATTCAAGCTCTTTCTTGAGGTTTCCTATTGCTTCTTCTTTTGTTTCACCATGCCCATAAATGTTTGTTATATCAAATTCATGATAACCATCAACATCATTAAACAAATAACAGGTATGTGATTGCCATTTTTCTTTACCATCATTGTGGTGTGCAATTTTCATCAACATAATTCATTCTCCTTGGTGATATTATCCATAATAACCTCCATCTGGCACATCTCTCTTATAGTCCTTGCAACCTACTGGATTTCCATGACAACCAACTTCATAGGCACATTTACGGCAATCTCTTGTGAATGGAACTTTGTCTCCAAGTGCAACGTCTTTAATGTCAACAAACTGCTCTGCATACTTACGCGCAGCCTCTTCTATAACTTCTGGATGTTCTCGGATATATTTGTCAAACTTATCAACAGCATCTACGTATGCTTGGTATAGTTCTGGTGTCAGCATAATTAGCCACCTCTATATTCATATTCTTGAACCATATCATTTTTAATATTTTCTTTATCACTATCTCCATAACTGATTTGCCAATATTTTTGCAGTTCAATCAGATGCTTAATTTGCTTTTTGCTAAATAGATACAGATGATCAAAAACTACATCAATACGTTTCGATCTATCTGGATGGGCACTGCCGCCATATAGACACTGACAGCTAGAAATTTTATAATTGCAAATTGGGCACTTTTCTTGTTTAAATAATTTCATAATTAATTCTCCTTTAATTTTATGAATACCAAATACTAGACATACTCCACAAAATATCACATCCATCTTTATAACCTAAGCTTTCAAGGCATTCAGTCATAAGACCATCTATATCAATATGACCATCTTCTCCTGCGTAACCTTTATGCTTGTCATAAATTTCCTGCGCCTTTTTAGCGAATTCTTCAGGTGTCATAATTATTTCTCCTTTAATTTTGTATTGTTATTATAACATAAAATACTAATCTGTCAAGTATATTCTACAAGCTGTTCCTGCATTATTTCATTAAATTTTTCTGCTCCCATATCCGTAGGAGATGCTTTAGATGGAATGTCTAAATCTAATGTGCTATCCCAATAGTAAAGCTCTACTTGTCTCATTGTAGCAAGTGATTTTAATAAATCCAAATTCTTTTTTATCTGCTCAAATTCAAGACCCTCATCAAGTGCCATAATAATTCTTTTTGGTTGTAATTGCAATATGAGCTTCGATTGCGCTTCGCTAAGATTATTTGAGCCAATTGCAACAATATTTCTATATCCAAATGTACATCCTTGTAGGCAACTTTTTTCTGCTTCTACAATAACAACATCATTTCCATATAAATATTGATAATTGTGACTATATCCATATAGGCTGCTTGATATATTGCCGCCTACAGGATAAAAATATTTGCTCATACCTTCTGGTGGCGTACCATTATATCTTGATTTAATTGCGATAATATCGTCTTTTGCATCTCTCCATGGAAAAATTATTGCATTATCTTCTGGAGAAAAACACACATCAAATTCTCTCTGCACTTCAAGACTTATTCCGTCTTTAAGCCAAAGTTCATTTCCAATTTGAACATACTGCTTCAAGATTTCTTCTTGGTATGTTTTTGGTTCAGGCTGAGTTTTGTTAATAATACAGTCGTAAACTCCTCCAAAAAGTTTAGGTGTATTTCTTCGTGGTCTCCAATCATCAGACAAATTAAGAATACGTTTAACTGTCAGTAAAACTGATTTGAAGTCAGCATTCTTTTCTTTACATAACCATGAAATAATATTATTTACTTCACTACGTGCAAAGTCTTTCACAAGACACGCATCATTATTTTCAAGCCTAATTGATATATTAAGACCACTCTCTGGTCTATTATCTCTAGCGAATCTTACCTCGCGTGTATTTACTTTTATTTTGCCGCACTCATAATAGTCAAGGAGCTCGACAATTGCATCTGAATTTTCATTTAGTTTTTGCAAGATTTCATTAAGCACTCATTGTCAAGCTCCTTTCTGTATTATTTACTTTATATTAAAATTCAATTGCGGTCTTCTTTCCGTCTTTAGTTTCAGTATAATAATGCCCGATGTTTTCGATGCCTCCATGCGCAAGAACCCATCTTGCTGCATCTGCTGGAGTTTCAAACTGGTCTTCGCAACCATAATAGATATCATATGCGGTTGGCGAATCCTTATATCTAAACGCATTAACAAATACATCTTCCTCATTTGTTAGAGCGTCAGATAGGTATTCTAGTGCTTTGTTGTACATATTGTCCAAAACTGCAAAGCACCAATCTTCTGGAGTGTTGCCAGAATCAGCAACATATGTAAGCACAAGTTGGTTGCCGTTGCATTCACATAGTGCATCGAAGCTAGTCAGGTTTCTGTTTTTATCTACTGTGAGTTCTGAGTTGATAATGTTAATGTCAGCGTTGTAAGCGGTATAGTTAGACATTGAATTACCTTCTTTCAATTAATTTTGTACTATGATTATATCATAGATTTTCAGTTTGTCAAGAGGCATAAGTATATTCCAGCCACACTTTTTATCCATTATTTACAGTCTTATGCGTAGGACGGCATTTTGCCGTCTCAAAAAACGAAGCATAATCTCCATCATAACGAACTAAATAAGCAACACCAGAGTCTCCCGAATCAATACCGCGTCTTGATTTTTCCACAAACAAACAACGATATACATTCTTTGGGTCTGGCAAATACGGCTCTTCAAACCACTTGCCATCGGCTCCTTTTTTACTTCTGAATGGTTTTAAATCGATTTGAGAACCAGACACTAATTCATCTGGATAAATCTTTCTAAATAGAATTAAATTAGACAAAACCTCTTTAATTGCACGACTATTACTAAGGCATGATGCGTCCATCCACAATCTTCCCAAAGAGTTAATTGCCAACTGGATAGTCATTAACCCAATAACATCATATCTTTTTGAAATAGCATCCAAATCTTTACTATCCACAACCAATTGTAGCCAAAAATTATCATTAGTTCCATTTGAGGTAGTGATCTTAAATGTGTCTACTAGAAACGTTGTAATGCCATCACGTTGAATATGTTTTTTAATAATACGGCAAGTCAACTTTGAATCTGCGTCTGATAATGCAACCATTTTAATTTGTCTCGCGTAATTTTTTCGCCAATATTCTCTTGCACTTTTAATCATTTCCTTATCTTCATCATTAAGATTACCGCTTGCCAATTTCTTTTTCGGAAGCTTTTGATAGTTGAAATAACGTGACAAAATCCAAATCAAAAATCCTTGTTTAAAGTCAGACAAACCCATTTCGTTACTCACGATTAATATCTTTTCTCCCTTTTCAACAAGAGCCATAAGAATTCCTATCATAAAGGTTGTCTTACCGACACCACTATGCGCACCAAATGCACTTAAAGTGCCACTTTTAAGTCCTAGGATATTATTTGATAAGAATGGGAATATTGAAATTTTATTTCCGTTTGCATCAAGCCCAGCGTCCCCAAAGCTTACACCAACTTCTTCACCAGACTCAAGACCATCAATAAAAGCTTCGTCAAAATCAATGTAGCCCTCATCAATAATTTTATTAGAAGATACTGTTCCAAGTGTACTTAGCTGGCTTTCATAAAAATCTAGAACTTCTTGTGATGTGAATTTTTCAAACAGTTTATATGGAACAACACTTTTTCCATTCTCCAAAGTAATAGGCCCTAAAAGATTAAATCCCTTTTCTGAAAGCCTGAGGCAAATATTACTTTTATTTAAATCATCTAAAAAAACATCAAAATTTTTCTTATTACAAATATCAATTAATGATTGAACTTGCCTCCATCCGCCAAACTCTTCTAGGCGCTCTTTAACTTCTTCATTTGTATTTGTTAATACAGTGACTTCATCAGCTACAGTACAGCCTCTGTCTCTTAAGCTTTTTAGCATTGAAAATAGGAATCTTCCGTCTCTCGTCACATAATCACTAGGCTTCAGCATAGAATCATCAATCAGCAGAAGATCTCCTGCAATACATCCGATTGTATTTCCCTCAATTTCTCTGCGTTTTTCTAGCAGCTTATTATCATATTTGTCGCATACGCCGACAATGAAATCTCTTTTATCAATTTCCATTAACTCACCTCGTCTTCAAGTTCACTTAAACCTCTGCGCTTTTTCTTGCAAGAGACAGTTGGCTCATATACTTCGCAATCTACCCTGATTTTTTCTGGTTCTGCTTGCTTTGTTACCTCATAATCATGTAAACTATTCTTCAGCACTGCGGACAGATACCTAATCTTTGCATACTCAGAGCCGCTTAATCGTCCAATTGCCCCGGCAATATAATCATGATTCTCTTTTAAATATGCCAGAATCTTTCTGTTATCAGCAACTTGATTCCAGATTGCCCATTCACGCCATAAGGCAGTATTGACGATTTTGTAGTTGAATATGTCACAAATTTCATTGTAAACAGCATCTTTTTCTGCTTGCTCTTTTTGGGCAACAACCTTCTTCTCTTCTGCTTGTTGACGGCAATTTTCATTGCAATAGAATAGTTTTGCCTTTCCATTTTGGACGCTAATGGCAGAGTCTCTCTTAATAAATGTGCCGCAGTTTCTGCATTTAACTTGCCTCATTCCCATTCTCCTTTCACTCATATTTCTAAACATTGGAGGAGGCAGAACCTCCACCTCCTCCGTAAATTGTTTATTCAAATACTGCCAACATCTTCTCAATGGTTGCCTGATCGTTGATCTGAGCTAGAGTCTTGTCCCCGCGAATTTCCTTTACTGCCTTCTTCTGCTCTGCTGTGCCAGTTTTAAAAAGGCTGCGTAAATTTGCCTTGGCGGATTCTACATCAAATGTCTCTTCATCATCATCTACATCAAAAGGCGGAGAGTCTAGATCCTCATCTTCATCGTCTAGAAGAACTGCTCCCATATCGTGAAGCTCCTCTGCTTCTTCCTTCGTAACAGTTACGTGATCTTCAAGAGATTCATTGTTTGCGTTTAGCTTCTTGATTTTTGAAACATCGGTTTCGCAATTTGGATGCTTACTCTGTTCTTCAAGCGCATCTCTAACTGCCTTAATAAAATTGGCGGCTCCAAAATCGGCTTTTGCTACAATGTACGGGAAATGGCTCTTACAATCAACGGCGTTTTCCGTATCTGCAAAGACCATCACCCTCTTACGATCAGTAAGCTGACCAATCTTCTCCATCTTCTTAGTAAAAGCATTCTTCTTCTCCTCAATGTTATCAACAACGTTTTCGTTATAACACATTACGACCAAATTCACTTTGTCCTTTAATGCGTTATAATATTTGTTATCAAGATTACATGTAAGTTGCTCAAATTGAACCTTCGTAATAACGTCTTCCTTGAGTTTTGTCTTTGTGTGGCCTACGAGTAGTAGCGAATGACCCGCATTTTGTAGCTTCATGATCTGGTTTAGCATCAAATCGCAAGCTCTGTTCTCACCCTTTTGGAATCCCTTGTAAGCCTGAGAAATTGACTTCGCTCTATCATTGATGTCACAAGTCTTATTCCACTCTGCCACAACATAATTCTCCGTAATTCTTGCATATTCGTCCATGGAATCAATAGCTACGAACTTGGTCGCTGGATAATCTGCTTTGTTTTCACAAAGCTCCTTTACAATGTCAGTAAAAGTCTTAAAATCAGGTGCAACATCACCGAATGCATCATCAATATGCTTTGGCTTATTTTCTACGCCACAAGTGATAATAAATGTGCCTTCATTGCTGCCAGTGATTAGCTTACCGATTTCATAAACCATTGTAGTCTTACCAATACCACCAATTCCGTTAATGATATACGAATAATCTTCAAAATTCTTACTTAGTTTATATGTGCGTCCATACTTTCTTGCCATATTCTTATCTCCTTTTATCAATTAATTTTGTGTTGTAGGGAGAATTAATCTCCCTTATAGATCGTCGTCATCGTCACTAAAAAGATCAACTGATTCATCATCTTCTTCTGTTTCTTTAACCTTCACAACAGCAGGGTACATATCATCGGTCGTATATGCAGTTTCCTGCGCTCCCTTAGTACTACCAAGACCTGCAAATCTTAGTTCACTCACTCTAGGCCCAGCAATACCGCCACCCATTTCTCTTTTGACGGTTTCAAAATCTAAAATTCCCATTTCGATATCTTCTTGGACTTCTGGGTCAAGATCTTCAAGGCGAATTTCCTTTCTTTCTGCGCCGTCCACTACATCTAGATCAAGATTAATGCACTTAATCGCACCGTCATCACACGCAAACTTCTTCTTGAGTGCATCTACCTTCTTCTCAGTACCAGTTACAACAATTGTCATAGGTTTGAATCCAAAGTCCTTTACGCTACTGTTGTAATACTTAACAAACCCATTTACAAACACCTTTTCATTCTCTGCATAGTTGCTATCATCCCATGCATCCGCACTAAAATAGAATTCAGTCTTAAGAAGCAACTTCTGTTCTACATCCCCGCCCATCAGTTCGATTCTGCGTACATGATAATTAGTATAAAACTTCTGCTTGTCTGCACTATACTGGACTTCGTAATCACCAGTAACCCTAAACACTTTCCCAGAAATCTTATCAGACTGTACAAGCTTTGCACAGTATTCTGCAAAATCGGACTCTGCGATAAATACTTTTCGCTTATTGTTACTCTTCTCAAATGCTTCCTTGGCAGCCTCTACTGTATCACAACCAGTTTCCATTTGCTGCTCATCAGTAATAGCCCCACTCTCTACAATATGCTGTAGCGCATAGCGTATCTTCTTATTGCCAAGATCTACGACAAACTTCTTAAATCCAGCGACCTTCTCGATTTCCTCTTGAGAATTTCTCTTATCCCACTCAATAGTAATTTGCTTGCCCTTAGTTACCTTGCCATTTGCATCAGTAGTACTTTTACTAAACGTCTTCACAGAATTCTTCTTTGGATCAGTCCACATACCGCCCTTTGCCTGTACCATTACTCTGTTAAATCCACTTACTACATTAAAATTAGTAGTTACGTTACACCACCCAGATTTATACTCGGTCTTCGTAATTGGATCAAATTTTTCTGTTTTCTTAATTGGCTTAATTTCTCCATAAAATTCAAACGTATCTAACATAATTATATCTCCTTTTAAATTAATTTTGTATTGTGTTAATCATAAATAAAATCGCTCATCAAAATTTGGGTTCATATACAAATATTTTTCTAACAAATCCGTTCCGACATACAATTGCGGAGTTTCCGTTTCACATTGCCCACAATATAAATCTACAAACATATTTTCTGTTTTATATTCAAAACGTGTCTCATGTATATCCCCGCATCGTTGACACTGCCAATAATATTTCTCACTCATACTTACGCTCATGTCCAAACCGACATCCAGCTTCCCCCTCTCTGCAAATATGTTAGTTACAAGGGCACCAGACCCCTATCTTGTGCCCTTATTATACCACATATTTCCAATTTGTCAAGACCTTAAAATGATTTTTATACTCATCATTTTCCCATTAATTTCCACCTTTCCGTTGTTAATATCATATGAAACAACATCATCTTTATCAATATAGATTGCCTGTCCACGTACACGGAACCCCCATCCCGCTTCTGTTTCTGGTATAAACTTCATTTGAATATGTTGCTTACCGAAGAGCTTATGCTCTGTATAGATATCTACATTTTTATCTTTTGTTTCTCTTAATGCCTCAAGTATTTGTCCCATGATTTACTCCCCTTTTTTGCTACTAAAATTATACAAATATTCTAACATATTTACCCACAATATGCAAGAACTAATGTTCCCCTGCTATATATTACTAATTAATTTTGTATTGTAAGTACTTGAATAATGAGCAACATAATTAAATATATTGCTCGTATTTCTGTGCTATCGTATCAACATAATAGTCTTCGGCAAATCCATATTGAATTGCTAATTCTTTTCCTTTTGAAGTTTTTAAAAACTCTCTAAGCGCTAAACCTGTTTCCTTTATACCAAGTTGAATATAATAAAACATTCCAGATGCGCTAAGATTCTTCATGGTTAGTCCTGGTATATCTAAATACTCTCTGAATATTTGAATACGACGATAGAAATAACGGAATTTTTGATCGTCAGAATCGACGCCTCTAGTATTTGCTCTTTCCTTGTAAAGTCTTCCTTTGCCTTCTACTTCAACTATTCGCATTGTATTGCCATAGCTCATGATCTCTGTTTCAGCAAAAGCCTTTGGTAACAATTCTTTTAATCTGTTGGTCATATAAAATTCTTTTCCATTAACGCACAGCATATCACCTTGTATACATTCTTCTGAAATCGAATATATATCAATCATATTTTTGCCAGATATACCCTCCCAAAGTAGTTCAACTATGGCTTTATCTGACCAGTTTAAAAGTTGCGCTTCAATATCATCAAGTTCTTCTCTACTTAATAATATATTTCCGCTTTTATCAATGAGATCCACAACATCTGCCTTTGTAATTGATTCATATTCATTTTCTCCACGCATTAAACGTGAATAATGCTTCAATATGATGGCGTAATTTAATAATGAATTTACAGATTTCGCTCTGAATTGCGCAAACATATCCAATATTTCTTCTCTTGTAAATTGTGATACATCTTTATTTAATTTCTCTTCAAATGGTTCCGTCTTTCTGAAAACCGCATAAAGGCTAGTCTTTGCAACTACCTTACTTTTTAAGTATTCCTTTATAAATGCCTCTTTTTGTTCTTTGTCAAACATCTCCTTTTCAACTCCTTATGGTTTACATTATACAATACAATATTAATTTAGTCAAGATTATTTGAAAATATCGCCCAAAAGCTCGGTTGCCTTTTCTTGCTTTTTATCCGAAATCGTCGCATATCTTGCAGTCGTTTCAATTTTGCTATGGTGTAGTTGTGCCGCAGTCAAGTAAATATCCCCAGTTTTTTCATAAAGAATTGTTGCGCACGTATGTCTCATAACATGTGGAGTTACATGCTTATTAGTAATTCCCTTTGAATACTTAAGCAGTAACTTTCTTACCATATCGTAGCTGATGCGCTCTCCTTTTTGAGATACAAATAATGCATTGCTCTGTACATTTTTAAAATATTTCCTTCTATCTGCAATCCAATCAATTAAAATCTTTTTGACAGGAGCACTAAATTTTGCATCGAATGTCTTGTTTCTCTTTTCGATAACCCTAATAGTGTTATTGTTCAAATCAATATCTTCCATATTGATCTGAGTAATTGCAGCAATACGTAATCCAGTAGATACTCCAAGCATAAAAATACATAGATCTCGATTTGCCATTGAATCCCTTGCATTCGCCTTGATATTCAATACAATTTGATTAACTTCTTCTTCTGTTAAATATGTTGTGGCTGGCGCATCGGTAATCTTTGGTCTACTCTTTCTTGGAACTGGATTGGACTCAATATTGCCGTTGTCTTCCAAAAAACCAAAAAAAGAATTCAACGCATACCAGCTTGCAGCGCGGAAATTGCTTGAAGTAGGAACCTCTACTCCATTCTTGGTCTTTGTTTCGAGTGTAATCATATATTTATTAATGGTAATTGGTCTTACATTCTTATAAAAAGTACCGTTTCTCTTGCCTTTTGTTGCAAAGTCCATAAACGCCCTAATTGTTTTTAAATATTCTTGAATTGTTCTATAGGACTTCTTTTCTGCTCTAAGCGCATAATAATATTCCGAAAAAATATCTGGCAAATTTTCAAGCTGCTCTTCAATCTTTTTAAATTCTTTGTTTTCATTTTCAAGTCTTCCGCTTGGCATAAAAATCACTCCTTCGTATAATATGTGGCTTCTTCTTTAACTTTTTTGCGCCAGCTAAAGAAAAAGAACGAAATAAATGCCCATCCAATAAAGTTGCCTTTGAAAATACTTATGATAATCATAAGAAAAATGTACCAAATCCAACCAAGAAATAGTTTATTGATCTCGGTGTCTTTCGGCACATGCTTTACCACCCCATTATATACTCTTTTGTCATTTACAACAACATCCTTTAATTCGTCTTCTGAATAAGTGCAAACATTTAATTTTCCATTTTGAGAATATCTCAAGACATGCTTTCCGTCATTCGTGACACCAGTATACAAAGCGTCAACAATTTGTCCATTTACTTTAATCGAATACCATTTTCCTACATTCACTCGATCTCCTCCAAATACTGAATTGCCTCCTCCAACGAATCAATTGCACTGTCTAAACTGTCCTGCGCAGCTTCTGAATTATATCCGTTTTGAGATTCTTTAATTCCATCCGGCATATTATCATAGCTTTCCATTTCATCTGATAGAATATCGGATATTGTTTTTTCAATTTCCTTAATTACATTCGCAATTTTTTTTCTTCTTGCATTGTTCATAATAAACCTCCATTACAGTCCATATGCTTTGCACATATTAGCAATTTCTTCTTTTCTATTCTTTCTCTTTTGCTTTGTGCGCTCTCTTTGCGCCCACCACTCATGCTCTTCATTCTTTACCAAATACCAACACTGCTTGCCAAGGCAATTTCTGCCCTTAATCTGCTTGACTGTCATATGACAATTATGCCTTCTGCAAAATCCTGCACAATTTTCAGAACAACCGCCATACAATGTTTCCATATTTCTCTTCCTTTCTATGATAATCTTACCACATTAATTTTGTTTTGTCAAGAATTTTGAGAATATTTTGTCAACTCGCCATCCTCTTTTCCATTGCCTTACGATAAGGTTCAAATGCTTCTGCTTCGTTATAATTCATATCATTAAGAATTTTAACTCTCTCACTTTCCGTAAGAATTCTTGTAACTCTAATTCTGTCTGCAATTACCCAAAGCCTATTTCCAGATTCTCTAAAATTATAGAATCCTCCATCTGGTAGTCTATCTGTAAAACACTTTTTAGGAAGTTTTCCTACGACAGAAGTATAATCAATATCTGCCACATATTCTACTTCGCACCAAACTCTCTTGAAGCGTTTTCCTCTTTGGCTTTTATAAGTTCCATTTGCAGACATAAGCCATGGAGCAGAGGGGATTACCGCACCCAAATGCCACCCCGGACGATGTGCAAACTGAGGGTGATATTCAACTATTTCCGCCATAACCCATTCATGCATTGGTGTTTCTGTAGTCTTAGAAATAAAAAGAGGGAATAACTTATTATCATCCCTCATTTCAAATAACTTATATCCTTTTTTGATAATATGTTGCATAATTAATCTCCTTTCAATTAAAAAGAGACTCGTTATTCACGAGTCTCAATTTCTACCAATTTTAAGCCCAAGTTTATAATACTCAAGATTTCTCTTAACAGAATGTTTTCTATTTAGCAAAGAAAACGCCAGCTTATGAGCTTTAATTTCCTTTTTAATTTTATTCTTGATTCCCCAAACCTTATTCTCAAATCTGCACTTCCAACAATCAGTATAATCAAACGAATCCCAACCGTCATACGTGTAAAAGTAATGGTTAGAATAAAAATTCAACCTATGATATTTCCCGCAAGCATCACACTTTCTGTAATACCATTCCCAATTGGCTTCGTCATGTGGAAGCTCTTCAATAAGATAATCATACTGACCATAATCATTGTCTTCTCCCTGTAGTACAGGATTCTTCCACCAGTTTTTCATAATTAATTTCCTTTCAAATTAAATTATCTTCAATCACAAGTATATTTACTTTGTGCGTGTAAGCTGTACAAGCATCAATCATAATTAGTTCATCCTTGTAATAATACGGTTCAAAACATGAACCATATCCAAACTCAGGGATACCAGCTTCCATTGCCCAGCCAGTCGAACAGTGCCAGTGGCCCGCTATGATTGTTTTCCCTGTTTTGTTTAGCCCTTTCATTGCAAGATCAAGCGGGTTTCCCCATCTTGCAGTTTCCCAAGCAGAAGCATGAGCAGTTCTCCAATCTGGATTATACTCAAACTTTCTATTTCTTGTATAATATACGGGATAATTATCATTGCACTTTAGGGCAAGGAAGCTATGCACGAATATATAGTTTTCTGTTTCATAGTAATCAACCATTTGATCTAGCAACGGCTTCATCTTTTCAGTTGCAACCATGCAAGCGGCATCCCAGTTTTTTGCTTCTGGAGCCAAATCCATAATAGTTTTTGCCGTACCATTTGACCAGTCATGAGACATAGGATAGCGGCGCTGACAAAACTCTTCGAAAAGGCTCTCGTGATTGCCTTTGACAAGTACCTTATTTGGTACATTCATTAAATAGTCTAAGACCTGTTGACTTTCATCACCCCTATCAAAGCAATCTCCACAAATCACTAGCAACTGTTGCTCATTCCCAGACTCAAATCCAGCTTTATCAAGCGCTTCTTTCATAGGCGTATAAAACGAATGAATGTCTGATACTGCAAATATTTTCATTTCCGTTCCTCCTTAATTTTGTGTTGTTCCTTTAATACAATCCCATGCATTGGATAGCGCGGAATCCTCATCTAAATACTTATTCACATACCTTCGATACTCATATGCCATTTTATCAGCTAACTGCACAATGTCATCATAACTCTTTTCGCCATACCATTCATCGTCGCTAAAATGTTCATCAATGTAACACAAACAAGTATCTCTGTCAAATTCATGCTCTTGTTCTAGATATGCCGTATAAAGTTCGTCTTTTGTAAGTTCAAATTCGTTTCCATTTCTAACAATTTTCATTCATCTTCCTCCTTAATTAAACCATTTAATAGTCGGACTTCCACTAAACCCCTTTTGCCAGACATACCAACAATACGCTACAGCCGAATCCGCTTTTAGATTTCCATTCTTATCCTTTTTAAACTCTCCATTCTTGGCGCACCCAATACGAGAAATAGAAACGTAAACAATCTTCGGTGGATATTTCTTAAACAATTCTTTTCTGCCTTGCCCCTCAAGGAACGTTAGCTTAAGGAACATAGCGACTTTATGTCCGTCTGTCACAATATCCATTGCGTGTTCGACAAATTCTTTTGCAAGACTATAAGGTGGGTTTGTGATTATGTCCATATTTCTCGGATCATTAATACTAAAAAAATCTACATTTCCAATACCATATCCTCTGTCAATAAGGTCTGTTGCACATACTGTATGCCCATGACTTTTAAGAACTTCCGCAATATGGCCTTGTCCGCAAGCGGGCTCCATAATCACCTTACTAAACTCCTCAAGTTCAAGTAGCATTTCTACTGCACTTGGAGGGGTGGCATAATAATCATTTACTTCTCGTTCAGTTTCACTATGGTTGCTCGCACCATGGCAAGAATAAATTGCCTTGCTATTTCCTGTCCAATCCTTAGCTGCCATAAATTATGTCATTTCCTTTCTGTTATTCGTCAACTAAAATTACTGTTTCTCCGTCTTCAAACTCTTTTCCACATATATCACAACAGTGTCCATGTGGGTCATAAAAATCTTCTGTTGAATCAAACCATTGCCAGTAATCAAATTCTGCCTCCTTGCGCGGTTCATCTCCTTTAAAACATTGTTTACAAATAATCATAAATATCACATCCTTATATTAATTTTGTATTGTTAATGTTGGTCAAACTTAACAGATTGAATTTTCTTATTGAAACACTTTCTACAGATACTACAAGTGATTGTTTTATCCTTTTGATTAGGACAACCAGTTGTCCCATTTGGAAACTCAGGATTCAAAGTTTTGTCCTTGAAATCCACATAAGCAACCGGTAAATTATGAGGATTTTCTACCTTCCAACCAATATGCCATGCAGAAAATCTGATTGTAAGGTTATCTGGCAAGTCTCCGTTCTTATCAATCCATTCATTTACAATCCAATATTTCTTTGTATATGCAAGGAACTTAATATCGGTAAACGTCTTTGCCAAGTCAACCATCCCAACAAAGAAGTCCGCATCAGGAATATCACCGCAATCTGTCCACCTAAACAACGGATACGGACGGTGCTTGATCTTAAATTTTACTTGCTCCCAAAAGTCTACCGGATCTGTATTGTATAGTCTCAAGTTTCTTGTATATGCGGCCTGTACAACTGCTATTTGCTGTCTGCCTTTCATACAATAGCAGCCGCCGTTTCTACATGGGGCATCTTCGCGACAAGTACAAACGGGAAATGCTAAGTCATTGCACAAAGAGCCTGTCTTACTGTTGTGGTCGCTTATATGTACCTCGTTTGTCTTTACTGAAAGATAATTAATATAGTCTTCTCTGTCCATCCATACTTTATTTTCGTTTGTCTTTTTCATAATTGTACCTCCATTATACATTAATTTTGTATTATGTCAAGAGAAAAGGTGCAGATTTCTCTACACCTTAATACTGGTCATAAACATTTGCAACATGAAATTCAGTTACATCATTTTCAATTTTAGCAAGCTCTTTATCCATTTCTTGATTCCACAGTCTATCCTTAATTCTCTGCCAATTCCAATGAATTCTACAAAGCCTGTCCCAAGACATTCTGTCGCTGCAATAAAACACGTCCCATTTAAGTTGTTCACACAACTCCGCAATTGTCATTTTCTTTTCTTCATCCGTTTCCCAAAGATGTTTCCAATTCCCTTGTGCGAGTTCATAGAACAAATCTTTACGAATTCTCTTAGGTAGTTTAAAGCAGTAAATACAAATTGCTTCAAACATTTTCGGATACTTGTCCAAAACCTTTTGCTGGTCTTTCAGCCGCATAAATTCATTCACGAGATTGTAATACTTTTTACGAGTCATTTAATTTTCCTCCTTTAAATTAAGGGAACTTTATGCAAGTCCCCTTTTAATTTTGTATTGTTTACCAACTACTACAATATGCCAACATCTGTGTTTTAAAATCCGTTGTCGCAAGAACCTTTTCAAGAATCTCAATGGTGTTTGTAATATCATCCACATACCACTGGTCGTAATTCGTTCCTCCAAAGAAGAATCCATCACAAGATGGCAGCAATTCTTCCGCCACACTAGAGTCAATTACAGTCATGCCATTTTCATAAATGGGTTCCCATTTCCCATTAACAAGACGCTCACCGTTTTTGACTTTACCATAAGTCATTACACAAGACTCAAGTACCTTGCGGCAAGTTTCAAGCAGTTCCTCAAGAATTTCCTTTGTGCATTCATTATGGTATCGACAATCATCTTCGCCGTCTTGAACATGGTCAATCATCCACGAATGAATTGCATTTGCCTTACGCCAATAACCGACCTGCTCCATGATTCTGTTATACCCATACTTGTGTTCGGTATCCCAAGTGGAATAACGCTTGATATAGAATGGTTTATAAAACTCAATTGCATCATTGTCTGGAAGTTCGCTTTCGTCAACTCCACACCATTCTTCCATTGTACAATTTGCATTTTTATCGTTGTTTGCCTTCGCTTCCAGCCAATCAAGATAATCCTCAATTGCGCTTACCTCACTTGCAGTAGTGTTCTTGTAACGAGGCATTCTGTTCAAGTACATATCAAGTCCTATGATAACGCACATCCTTTCAATTATTAATTTTAATTTTATCTCGCACGACTGACTGTAACTTTATTTCCTGTTCTCAAATCTTTCACAAACACAAAGCATCCTCCACTAAGCCCATAACAATAATAGAAATTTGCGATTTCTTTCTTGATGATAAAGCCATCATCATCGTGTGATTCAAGATAGATTGTATAATCATTGTTGTTCCCGATTCCATTTGCATGATAGCATTTTGAAAACTTCAATCCATGCTTTTCAACATCTTTTTTGAAGTTGACAATTAAATCACACGCCCTATGGTCATTATACTTATAACTCCTAAAAATATTTTCATTTTCCTTGATGTGTTTAATAAACAGTCTATTGATAATAGACATACACTCGCTTTGTTTCATTTTCAAATCCTCCTTTAATTTTGTATCGTCTTAAATACATCCACCACAACATCCCCACGGGACATTGGCATTGAACACTTCATCAATTTCTGCTGCATATTTGCGGAACTCTTCAGGAATCTTGTTTGCGTCGATTCTCCATTCTCCTTTCCGCGTTCCTTCATAGTTCGGATTGATACCACCACCACTGCTCCAAAACGGATAATACTTTGGTTTGTCTTCAGAGTGGAATCCATAGCCAAATGTAATTTTCTCTCCATCAATCTCAAGTGTTAGCTCCCCACTGCACAGGTTGGGAAATTTCCCAGTGTAAGAAACGAACCTCACATGAGTAATTTCATTGTTGTCACGATTAATCAGCATTTTATTCTCCTTTCATCATCTGCTCAATCAGTTCTATTGTCTGATCGTCTCCCAGATAGAAGCCATCGCTTTCAATCCGTGCCTGAAGATTACACACTAACTGCATAGCCCTCCGGTCGTCACCCGTATACAAGTATGCCTTGAGCATATTACAAAACTTGTCAATTCTCTTTGGATCTCTCATTGTTATCTCCTTTTAATTCTCTATTATCTCGGATAAGCCTATTGCACTTTGCCTTCAGCCTTTTGACTTCGGACTCAAGATACTTAATCTGATCCTCATAATCAAGTTCCATATCCAGCATGTTGTATGACATTTATTCTTTCTCCTTTCAAATCACACAATTTGCATGGCTAATTGCTCCATTATCTGCACTAAATTCCCTTCCGCAATAAGGGCAGATACCAGCATGACCAATCGCAATTACGTTGTCTTGTGCAAAACTTCTTTCTCTTGGATAAGACACATTACAATCGCTAAAGTTGGTATAATCTCTATAATGCAGCCCTCTCGAAGAAGTATTATTTCCCACAGCTCCACTTGTCTTTTTCATCCATACCGTATCCGTAATCCCAATCAGCGAAGTAAGTTCATTCTGAACATAATTACGGAATACTTTGTACAAATCTGTATTGCCATCATTTCCCTGTGGGTATACTCTCCCTTGCACAAGAATATCCTTTCCGTAATGGAACATGCATCGATAAATTTTCCCATCTTCCCAGTCAGTGGGGACGTGGTCATGGACAAACGTGATGATTGACGTTGCATCCAACATATAACTCACAGTTCCTACACAGTACATACCATGATAGCTACTTTCCATATGTCTACGATTCTCTTTATCAATCGTATGACAACTCGCCCAGTTTACGCCAAAACTCATAGTTAAGTAGTCAATAGGATTCACACTGATGAAGAACTTTAGCTTTCGCTTAAGACCGCTAACCATGTCTGCATACCGAGCAAAGAGTTTGTTATATTCAGGTAATTTATCTACTCCATAAAAGCCACACACGCGGTTAAAGGCTCGGCTGGTTTTCATACCTTCTCTTACTTTATATTTCTCGTCCATGCTATCAGAAAATTCTTTGCTAATAGTAGAAAGACTTATCCCTCTAAATTTACGTACCACATTGTAGCATTCATCTTCATTTGCATGAGATGCAATCGTTGCCCCATCATCTGCGAACTTACTTTGTACATCCGTTATTTTCTTCAACTTGGAAACTACTTCGCGCTTCATCAAATCTTTTGCCGTAATGTACTTTACTCCAGTTCTAAGATAATCCTCAAGTTTCTTTCCGTTCTCATCTTCGTACTTTAGTAACAGTTTACTTGCACCTACATTGACATAGAAATTATCACAGAAATTACAAATGTCCCTTGCACTATTTTCTCTTGCAAGTTCAATGTCAATCATCATGCGCATATCTCCCATGTAATGCTCAGATTTCTGTAACAGCTCAATCAAGTCTTTCTTGTTGGTGAAGTATTCATTAAGCATAATGCAAACGCCGTGCTCACTATTTCTGTGATTATACTTTGTGAGCAAAGACATTACATCATCAACGAGCTTGTCGGTGTCGCAATACTGGCCCCATGCTTCTTTCAGGTTTGCCTTTGTAAAAGTGGTGTGCTGAGTTACTGGAACACTAGAGCCATCTGCTAAACCAACAAAATCAGAATCACCCCAAAAATACCGACAGCTATCTTCTTCAATACGGTATTGATTTCCACTGGAACTTGCAATCGTAACAGTCCGCCCATTATATTGCTCCATCCCGTCGCCATATCCATATGCATAATTACTGGAACGAGTCCCCAGGCCTTCTCTTACAACTACACGATCACCAACATTATATCTTGCCATAATTTATGTCCTCCTTTAAGCATACAGCTTTGCAATTCTGTCTTTGATTCTTTGCAAGGTTCCGTGCGGTATATCCTCGTCATCTGGATTCCATTTAATATATAAACCGTTCCAAATTTTATAAAATTCATTATACTTTTTTGAATATACAACATCCCAGCAGTGCGAATAACGAATGATATTAAAATGGTCAACAATACCAATCTTGTTTACAACCGCCACAATGTTGTCTCTTCCCTTGAGCTTATATGTCGTGCCGTTTCTATGTGAAGTTCTGTCTTCGAAATTTGTATCTAGAATACAGTCAATGGTAATAATATCATCAAAAATACCGGGGCACTCTGTGAAAATATCCTGAATGCTTTTCATCGTTGCATCAATACATCCTCTATATTTACAACCAGTTCTTGCATCTTCGGAATTGATGTCGTACAAGCTGCCCCAACCTTGACGGCACTTGAGTTGCGTTTCACTTTTGACCGTTGCAATATACTTACCGTCATCTTGTAACACATATTTAATCGACTTTGTAATTTCTTCACATTTTCTTAAGTTTGGGCATCTAAAACATGTTGTAGAAGTTGTGCTCATGAGCCTATGCTCTTTTATCTCTGCGTCCGTGTTCTTGAGAATAGTGCCACAATGCGAACATTTGACGAATTTATTTCTATTGTCTCTATAAATAGATACGACGTTTCCCTGATTTACAGTTCTCCCATCTACAATAAATGTTTTTTCATCATTCATTTCTGCATTTTTCCATACGTAGCATTCGTCTCCAAACTGTCTAAGTAAAAGTTTCATAAGATGCCTCCGTTAATTTTGTATTGCGTAAGACAAGGGGCAAATGCCCCTCGCTTACTTTGACTTTTCTTCAAACTTGTCGAACCACTTGTCTATTTCATCGAACTTCTTATTTAATCTTTCTTCCATTTCAAGTAGCGCCTGAAGTATTACATCAACCACTTCTTGTAACTCTTTGTTTTCCATTCGCATCAGCCCCTTTTGCCTTTATTATATCACCTCTTTCTCAAAATTCAATATGTCATATTCAACAAATTTTCTTAGCCGATTCGCACCAAACCACCGAAGCGCCCCTTGACTGCAATGCTGCCGAACTCGCTGAAGTAGTCAATGGTTTTGTTCCACACATATGCAAGCACATATCCCTCCTTAATGTCGGCATTGTCCATTTCGTATTCCTCTTGATAATCCGATACATACAAGAAATTGTACATATCCATTGCTTCGCCATCAATCATTGCAGGAGTATGAATTACATGATACACAAGTGCATTATTTTCCTTTTCAAATTCCTGCACCTTTGCGGTAAGTTCCTTGTCACTGCTGAACTCGTACAAACCTCCAGTCGGTTCAGAAAGCTGCACCTCGCCTCTCTTGAACGCCTTGATACATGGCGCAAACAGCCCAAGCTCTTTCATGCGGTTAATTGCCTCTGCCTTTTTGATTTCTTTTGATACGTTCATATTTATTCCTCCTTAATTATTATTCGGTTCAATCATAATGTCGAAGTGTTCAAATTCTCCTTCTTCATCAATGCGGTCAATTTCCTCACTGAGATACTGGAGAAATTCCTCTTTGCTTTCACAGATGATGCCAGAAGCATTTGCCTGACCAATGTAGAATGACTTGATGTTTTTCATTTTAGTTTACCTCCCTCAATGTAATATACTGTGCGTCAAGCTCTCCATACGAGTATTCTTGATGAAAATTAACAATTTCATAATCAAGATAATCATCAAGTTTGTTAATATTTTCAAACGAATTGAATAATATTTTTGTATCTGTTCCCCAATACTCGTGTTCATATTCAAGATACACAATACAAAGCCATGGCTCAACAACATCTGGCGCAATCTCAAGGAACTTTCGCAGAGTTACCATTTACTTCATCTCCCCATTAAGATAACTCTTTAGTAGATCTATAACTTCACCGGAATGCTTTACAAGTTGTTCATTAGTCTTTCCCATTTTGTCTGCAAGGTCGAGTGTTGCCTTCCATTCTTTCATTACGTCTTCATACTCAACCAGATCATAGCCCGTGAGTAACTTGAAGAACCATTTGCGAATTTTTTTCATTTTACTTTACCTCCTCATTCAACAATCATTTTCAGCTTATCAACCTTTGCCTTTGCAACTGTCTTTTTGCGCTCAATCTCTGCCAACTGGAGCACCGCCGCATCATACTCCATCTTTACCTTTGCATAGATTCTGGACTGAATAGCGTTTGCATAGTAGCTCATGTCTTCGACATAGCAATACAGTTTGCCATCCACGGCAATCTTGCCATCGCGCAGTTTATATGCAAAATTATCATACGGCATATGCTTTTTATCGGCACATTCCTTTGCACTAGTGAATACCTCACCAGTGTCAAGACACATGACTGCCTTTCCTTTACGACGATCGCTCTCCACAATATACTTAGCCTTGATGATGGTGATGTTTTTCATAATGTCAATTCCCTTTCTGCCAGTTGGCAATAATTTTGTTTTTGTGATTAGATGTAGTTATATACGTTACTGTCAACCATGACGTCAATTACATTTTCGAAAGGAATGTCGGAGCATTCCATAACGAATTTGCCGACTGCCTCTGCCTTGGAATGTGCAATCGTATCATACCAGCACATAATATTATTTTTATCTACATATTCGACAACATAATACTTGCTGCCATAATAGTCATCATACATATCATCAATCCAATCTGCTGCGGCACTGCAATAGCTTTCCACATAATTGAATTTGTCGTTTTCCGTTGTCCTTTCAAGAATCTTGCATGCTTCCTGAATACTCCTTTCCATTTCAGAAATCACAACATATTCGCTTGTGGTATGTGCTCTGTAATATCCACAGCTGAGATTCACTGCCGCACACCCAATGAATGGCGCAACCTCGCAAATATCAGAGAACGAACCGAATGCTGTCTTATAGAATTCCTTTGTGATGAATTTTTCAAACTCATCATTTGCGCACTGATAAAATACCGCGTCGTTTGCGTTGGCACGGTCGAACTCAATGATGTAATTAAAATCGAGTTCCTTTGCAAGTTCTGTTTTAATGAATTTCCCTGCGCCAACACATCCAATCTCCTCATCCTCGCAGAAAAGGACTGAGCAGTTATATTTTTTGAGAATCTTAAAAATCATGTATACACCACATCGATCATCTCCTCCAATTCCATTAGGAGAAGAAATAATGTTCTGTTCTGTATCATATTCAACCATGGTCGGCAAGCTTTTGTGCACTGTGTCAAGATGTGCCATCAAGAGCACGGGGAATTTGCCTTGTGCAAACACAAAACCATCCCCGCTGACAATTTCGCCGTGTGTTTTTACCAGTTTCTGTTTCACATGATTCTTTAGTGATTTCTGAGACATGCGGCAGATTTTTTCAAACTCTTTATTCATATTCATTTACCTCCCTTAAATAGCCTGTTCTTCGGCGTTTGCCTCGGAGTTTTCTTCTTCATCGTCTTCTTCCTGTGCTTCCGCTCCTTCAAGACAACTATCACATAGCCAACGTCCGTTATGCTCTGTCAAGTCTCCGCTTCTGAAGTATTCTCCACAGTCATCGCAGAAACAATAATTCTCTTCAAGACAATCGCGGCAAACGTAATCTTCAATGGAATCTACATATGTCATGCGGCTTTCCCTATGGTACTCTCCACAATCGTGACACTGTCTGTAGTAATTTTCCAAACAATCGTCACACACAAAATTGCCACCATCTGCTTCTGTTACACCGCTAACAACGTAGCTCTCACAGCAGTCGCACCAGCTTACACAATCGCTGCAATACGGTTCTCCGTTAATCCAAACGACTTCTTCGCTATCACTTTCAATGAGACAACCGCAATTTGCGCAAATTACTCTACTAGCGCAGCAAGAAATATTTCCCTGTTTGTTATGTTCATAGCCGCACTTGATACAAATCGGTGCATGGCCAACTGTGAAGTATTCTTCATTCTCACTTCCCTTCGGACGAGAAAGTGTGCAATTACTGTAGCTCTCATAGTCTCTATAGTGAGTGCCTTCGGATACCACATATTTGCTTGCCGCATCAGTTCCCTTTGAGACAGTCCATAGATTCGGAAATTCAAAGATTTCGGCCATAATCTTTTGGACAATTTCTCTGTAAGGAGTATATGCACCACCGTTTCCGTCATTGTCTTGCGGGTACAGTCTGCCCTGTACGAGTTTGTCTTCTGCCCAATGGAACATCTGACGGTTAATCTTAGGCTCATGCCAGAAATCTTTCCCTCCGTAAGCTGCGTCCACAGTATAGAATACCATGGAAGGCTTATCCAACATGTAGCTTACAGTGCCAGAGGAATACATTCCCTCATAACTGTTAGGCATACCACGCTTGTTTTCCTTGTCGATAGTGTGGCAACTTGCCCACGAATTACCAAACGACATGGTGAGATAATCAAGTGGGTTCACAGAAAGAACGGTATGCCTTACAATCTGAAGCGGATTGATTGCATCAGCATACTTTGCAAATTCCCTATTGTAGTCGGGCAGCTTATTGTAGCCAATGTATGTGAGCAGCTTGTTCATAACGCGGCTCATCTTCTGTCCGTTGTGAGCGTGAATGTCAGGCGACATTTTATTAAATTGACCTGCGGTCGCCTCGTCAATGTACTGGTTAGAGAATTGGTACAGATTGATAACGAAACCGAAGATAGCTCCAGGAAGTTTTTTACCATAAGACGTGCAATAGTCTTTCATGTCATCAGGCATGAATTCCCTTACTGCAAGTGCATTGTCCAAATCCAGAAGCCATTTGGCAAAGTCTCTAAGCGCATTGGTGCTTGTCTCGCGTGCAAAATTGTGGCTGAATACAATCATGAATTTGCCTTTGAGATAGTTCGGATGCTTCTTGAAAGCGGTGATAAGGTCTGCCTTGTTTTCTGCCCATGTGTCAATGATCCTGTCGAGCGCTTCCTCGGTGTAGTTGTAGTCATACTCATCAAGCAGATGCTTCATGTCCTCAAGAAGCATTTCCTTTTCTTCCTCAGTGATAATTTCTTTTACATCCATTTTATTTTCCTCCTTTTCTTCTGCCTTGAACAGTTTGAAATATTTTTTCGCAACAATAAATTCGCCGGATGTTTCATCGAACACCTTCATGGTGTGTTCGCCTATGATTTGAGTTACAACGCCAATCCATCCACATCCTGTGATGCTATATGGAGAAGCAGGAACACCAACTACCTTGTCACCAACATTGAACATGATTTAATCCTCCTCAATTTCTCTTTCTGCCTCGCTGTATGTATCAGCGCTGCAATAGAATTCTCCATCCACATATACAACGTAATGCCCATGTTCACATTTGATTTTAGTCTGCATTGAGCACCTCCTCCGTTACATCAGTCCCGTTTGAACTCTGCATCAATTTCGCTTACGAATGCATCTTCAATGATATCGCTTTCCTTTTCGGTAGGCTCAGTTGCCTTCATGGTAGAGTTGGCGCAAGCAGTCATGGACAGGATAACGAGCAGGGCAAGAACGATAGCAAGAATCTTTTTCATGATTTTATTTCCTTTCAGCAATAATTTTGTATTGTTTAATTTTCGGGGTTTTCTTTGAGGGCGGCAAGTTCAGCAACTGCCTCATCTCGCTCTTTGATAAGAGCTTTAACTTCGTTTATCAGGTCAATGACAAAGGTTCTTTTTTCGCCACGACATGTTTTCACTGCGGCACAATTATCGCATGGCCTATTCGAACAATCACAAATAGCATAAAGAATGCCGAGTTTATCTTGAATGGTCATTTTGATTCCTCCTCTGGATAAAGTTCTTCATCGAGCAGAATGTAACCCAATGCCTGAAGAACAACAGGTGCTTCATCTGGTTCAATTCCGTTGTCAATCAGACACTGTTCTGCTTTGGGACGGTTGTTATGAGGCATAACAACCTTTGCTAAGGCTTCATCATACGACAAGCCACACGCTGGACAACGTTTGCTGCAACTTATGTATGGTTCATGGGTACATTTTTCACACCATCTACTCATTTACCTTACCTCCTTATGCATTGATTTTACGAAGTCATTTAGGATTTCTGCCAGTTCCTTTATTTCGTTAGGAGTGCAGATAAAGTCAACGGCATAATAATCTCTCCCGTTTTCAGTGCAGCCACCAAGACATGGCTGATAAATCGCCTTGCCAATTTGTTGCATACAAGCAGCAATTGTTTTCCATTCTTCGGCAGGGAGACAATTCCCTTTGTGCCAATGAAATTCCATTTGCTTTACACCTCCTCAAATTCCTCACAATCAGTAACTTCAATAGGAGTTACATCTTGCATATAATAATCAGAATCGCCACAGTTGCAATAATAATGCTTTATCACCTTCGTGTCCTTATTCTTGTTTGCCTCGTAAAAGGCATCTCCAAAACTTTTGCAGTCACCAAGATAACCACAATCTGCACATTTTAAGCTCATTTGCCTTACTCCTCCAATTCTTCTATGATGTTGAGTTGATTAAAGATACACTCTAAATCTGCCTTTGGATATGTGTCTTTATACCAATATACAGCACCTCGCTGCAAGTAATAAGTCAAGGCACAGTAGATTAGCTGTGCCTCGTCTTTGTTAATGTTGAGTTCCATTTGCCTTACCTCACTCTTACACAAAGTTCGTTGTCATAGAAGCC